TATCGGTGTTACCAATCTTATTCTTTATAGTTGTTAATGTAGAAATTAACTCAGGCGATTCTGTGAAATTATATTGTGAAGAACTCAAAGCTGTAATAATATTAGAAATACGGGTTTCAATACTATTTAACTTATCTTCGGTTATTTCTTCGCCAGCAACCCATGTCTTTAATTCAGGGTTTAATATTTTTTCTTCCGCCATAACCTTTACCTCCTTCGCGCTTTCGCGCATATTTTACTCCAATAAGAATGAAGAAGATTTCATTCTATCTAATTAACTGTATTCCATCTACTATAAATATCCTGTTTTTTCTCCGTCCGCTTAAAAAAGTTATGATTGGGGTGAGTACCATTACACTCTAGTAGCAACATATGCGAGGTGATTTCAGTGAAAATCAAAGTTAAAATTACTCGTCAAGAGAACGCGACCTTCTTTAATTGCGCAATTGATGACATCGTAGAGGTTGAATTTGAGGAATATGTCGCGGCTGTAGTCGCCTCAGAATTCGCTTCGGGCGGCTCCTAGGGATGCCGCGCATAGGCAGTAGCCAGCCGTACTTTCGCAGTCGCGCGTGGAGTATTACATGGAAAAGTAATTTCTGACTCTTCTTCCACAGCGCAAGCTTATCGCGCGAATAGGTACAATAGCAAGTATCAAACTTGTATTGATGCCACTATGGCTACTGCGGGTCAGATTCTTACCTATGGTGGAAAGCCAATAATTGCCGTCTTCTCTGCGAGCAATGGAGGATATACTGTTTCCTCCAAAGAACGCTGGGGCGGTGCGCGCGCATACCTGATCGCGCAATACGATATTTGGGACGCATCAGCTGGGACTGGACGCACTGGCCACGGAGTAGGTATGAGTTAGCGTGGCGCAAGATATGCGGGTCAGCATGGACAAAATTATTTACAAATCTTAAAATTCTATTACCCTGGCACTAAACTTGTGCGCGATTATGGTAATGGGGAAGAAGTAATTTCTTTAAATGAAAAAGTAGATAAAGTTATTGAAACTGCGAAAGCCTGTATGGGCTTCCCCTATGTCTATGGCGCATGGGGCGAAGAATGTACTCCTTCTAATAGGCGTCGCCGCATTCGCGCAGAACATCCAACTATTGTTACTGGATGCCAAGTACTTAATCCTAAAAGCAAAGCCACAAGCTGCGAAGGATGTAAGCATCAAGGGCAACTTATTTTTGATTGCCGCGGCTTTACTTATTATTGTTTAAAGCAAGCCGGCATTGAAATTAGTGGCGGCGGCGCAACTACATAGTATAATACAACACGTAACTGGATGAAGCAAGGAAAAATTAAAGACATGCCAAATGTTGTATGCTGTGTATTCCAAAAAAATAGCCTCGGCCGTATGGCGCATACAGGATTACATATTGGTGATGGAAATATTATTCACTGCCAAGTCGGTGTATAGACGGGGCGCACGAGCGATAAGGCATGGACGCATTTTGCTATTCCAAAAGGACTATATAATGAAATTGAAATTAAAGAAAGTGGAGAGGTGATTAGCATGGCAACCCTAAAGAAAGGCTCTTCTGGCGAAGAGGTTATGCAATTACAACAGATTTTGAACGGTTTAGGCTATGACTGCGGCGTTGCCGACGGTAAGTTTGGTTCTAAGACTCAAACCGCCGTGCAAGCCTTCCAGAAAGATCGCGGACTAACTGTAGATGGTCTTGTTGGTCCCGCGACTTGGGAGATTCTACTTAAGACTCAAGAGAAGGGAGAAGAGAAACCACAAGATCCAGAAGACGAAACCGTAGACGAGACACCTGAAGATGACGTTATTCAAATGTTGTTTGATCAGGTGAAAGAATTGCGCGAAGAAGTTAAGGAATTGCGCGAAAAGATTGAAAATAAAGGTTTCTTATCCAAGATTTTTAGATAAAAAAAAGAGGGGCATGAGCCCCTCTTATTTTTTTTACTCAATTTTAAGTGCCTTCTCACGCCGCTCGAAGTTGCGGCTAAGCTTATGGCCAAATAGAGCAAGTGTATCTGCAAGTTCGTCAGACTTCTTATCAATATAATTCATAAGCTTATTACAACGATTAAATAGACTCTTATCGTGCGCGTTCTTTGCGCGATGATAGGCAAGCCGCTTACCGTACTCCTCGTCCCAAGTATCTTCCTCTGAGCACTGTGCGCGACCGCGGAATGTTCGTGGCATGCGATATGAAAAGCGAGGGGGAGCATACGTTAGCGGATTATCCAGGCGGTTCACAAAGTCAACAAAGTCATACTCGCACTGTTCTAGCACGCAGACTACTGTCCGCTCTTCCTTATTGATAAAATACTTAATAATCATACTTCTTCTCCTTTATCTTCAATCCATGGAAAATCTGATTCAATAGGCATCTTCCAAATACGCCATGATTTATTATACTCTTTTTCAAAATAAAAGTTCATAGCACCATTGACTAATTGTACTCCATAAATTCCAGGCATACTCATTCCGACAATACAAGCTTCTGGTTTCTTACCTTTTCTCTCAAGAAATCCAACCATATTTCTATTATTATCAGTATAATGAGGATCCCGTAATTGTGCTAATGTTAGTGGTAGTTGCGCACGAGCAACATCGAGTTGATACTCGTACTCAATATAATCTTGTTTGTTCATTAAATCTCTCCATTTTTAATTCCATTACAAACAAATTCATAGTCAGGAGTTTGAGGCGCTCGAAAATAATAATCTTTATAGTCTGGATTCTCTTGGTCCTGTACAGCATTTAGGAAAAATGCGCAATAATTTGAACACCATTCGTCAACTTTATTGTCCGCGCCATCATCATAGATATGGAAGTAAATAACATCTTGACCACAATACTGCGCAAACATGGCAGATTGTGCGCCCCGATTCTTACATACTTGCGGGGTTTCAAACTTCATAAACCGTACTCCACGATAGTGCGGAACTACGCCAAAATTTTCGCGCACATACTTACTTACCATTTTATTCTCGCCAAACATAAATGCCCCAAGATCCATATCTATTATTCCTCCATCTCATAGGTATCATAGAATACATCTTCTCGGCAAGGATAGTATTCACCTTTAACACCACGAATAATCCAACTTCTAGGGTTCGCGCGCATTACGCCCTCAAGAGTGCTAATACATAGGAAACCCTCATCCATAAAACAGACAGGACAAAAATCATGAACTTGGCTAAAATTATTTCCAAGCCATTGAATCGCTTCAACAATAACAGGTTTCTTTTTAAATCTCATTTAATCACCTCATGTGCCACGCCCATATCGGTAGTATAATGGACGTGCTTTACACCGAGTTCGCGCAAATACGCCATACAAGCGGGGCATGGCCGTGCGGGAGCAGGAGTCCCATCACGAAGCTCTCGGTAGATATAAACATGGACGCGCGAAAAGTCGATGTCGAGATAGCGTATCTTCCGTAGAGCCGCCACTTCACTGTGGATCTTAGACGGAAGATAACGATTGCCTACATCCTTATATCTATAAATATTGTACTTTTCCTGCGTAGGATGCGTTCTATCGCTATTACATCCCTTCGCAAGGATAGTACCCTTGTAGGCAACGACGCATCCAATTTTTACAGCATTATACCCAGTGTAATCGGCCGCACGGCTGGCTTCTCGTGCGGCCTTAAACAGGTGAGAGTCATTCATACGCTACTACCTCCGCATTTGGCCACTCTTTCCTTAGTTCTCCCACAGTCATTTCCATCTTCCTGCCACAATTAGGACAAAATGAATACATTGTGGCTGATACACCAGCAAACCATTCACAGTTGGAACACTTAAAATGGTGCGGTCTATCCCAAAGCCATTTGGCAGGCTGAGGTTCTTGCTCCCTTAGTAGAACAAGGGCATTATGAATTGTCTCTGCCGCTTCATAATGAAAAGGTGCGTAATGATGAGTATGCCATGCTCCCAAGTTTTCTAAGTCACGAATTACGTTTTCTCTATCAATCGTCATAGTTTCCAATCACCCACATCCATAAGCCAAGTACCACAATCATAAATAGTCCCAGCGCGAGTGCGGCATAAAATGCGTCATCCATTTTTACTATACTCCCTCAATAAAGTAAGCGCGTCCTTCACCATTTCCAGGCTACATTGGGCCGCAGCACCGAAGTAAGGACAATCAGGACAGTTAGGACGCGACTCGGTACACATTTCCAAAGCTTTCATAACCTCTTCATAGTTAGGCATATCAATTTGCTCCTTTCTCACTTTCCATATCTATTATATCAAAATTTTTGAGAAAAGTCAATTTTTTCTGCCAACAATTTCATCCATAAGTACAGTTGCTTCGTGAATATACCTCTCATTAATGTCAATCATACGCTCCTGCGCGCGAATGAGCTTGAGCGCATCATCAAAAAGCTGTGTCCAACAGTTAGGTTCGACATGATGATAAGGACATCCATTACAACTTACCATGTCAGGATATTTCATCCGAGTGCTACAATGAGTGAGGGCATCGGTTACATCAGCTTCCATATACTTTACTCCAATCTATTTTATGGCCACAAACTGGGCAGTAATTATATCGTCTGATAACTGTGACACCACAACGATTGCAGGTATAAGCTATACCACTAGGTGCCAGTACGTCGTGAACTGGAGTTGGATACACGGGGTCTAGAGAAACAACATCACATATATCTATCGTCGGTCGCGCATCAATCCATTCTTTAATAAGTTCTGCTCTCTTAATCTCTTCAGGCGCGGCCCAAGGACTTACTTTAATATCCGTTTTCATTGTATCAGCATCAATTGGTCTCATTATTCTACCTCCCATTCACAATCAGTTGGGCCTGCTTCGCCATCTGCACAAAACCAATCCGGGGGTGGTAGCCAAGAATACCAATAATCATCACATTGACAAGGGCAGACATAATCTGGAAATACAATTTCTTTTCCATCCATATGGCCATAATGAATACAATCCTTACACTGAACCGCCACGGTTGGTGCGTCTTCAATTAAGCAAATAGGATCGGATGGGCGTCCGACATAATCGCGCCGGTGTTCCATCTTTTCTAAAAGTTTATCTGCATCAATCAATCTCATTCATCCATCACCACTTCATATCCCATTAGGAAATCTTTACAATCACCACAAACTAAACCGACATACATATGCTCTTTATTCTTATCAAACCAAGTATGAGCATACAAATCAAGAGTAATTTTGCCACAAGTCGCACAAGTGTGATGCTTATAAAGTGCGTTTATGTCATCAACAATTTTATTTAATTCTTCACTAAAATTAGTCATATTCTCATCTGGCATCACCAAAGTAGAACGAGGGGGAACGGGAAGCTCATCTATCTTCATAATCCCACTCCTCTTCTTCATCAGTATCGGCCGCGCGCGAAACATGAGTCAATAAACACTGAGGGCATTTATAGTAAAAAGACTGACCCACACGCACCCATTCAAACTGACAATTGTGTATTTTACAAACTTTAATCGACATTCCAATTCTCGTCCCAATGATCCTCAAGATAAAGTAGAACTGCGTTTAGCTCGTCAATATTAACCTCAACGTACTGGTTGCCGCAATCCTGCGCCCATAGAAAAGCCTCGTTAAAATGATCATAAATATCCTTAATACTCATTCTTATTCACCTCTACAGAATCAATTCGGATAGTCAGTTCTCCAATCTTACACTCTTCCCAGTACTTCTGTGTTAGCGCATCAATAAATACGCTCAGGTAAGCGCCGGGAACTTCCTTCGCAACACAAACAACATCGTCTAGATAAATATTAAACTTTAGTTCTTCCATAATTCTCACTTCCAACGTACTTTCTTTCGTTCTTCATTGGTTGGTTTATTATTCCAACAACGCCAATACTTTTCATAAGTATCACAAGAGAAGGCATAGTTGCCCGGGAAGTAAATAATAGGATTCTCCTTCTCATCCATATCCCAAGCAATTTCTTTCTGTCCATTTTGTACCTGCTCAAGCGGGAAAACAAAGTCCCCCATTTTGCGCAGTTCTAGCCACATAGGTTCCGCGCGCGTAGTATCTTCTAGAGGTAGAACCTTATTCATCCTTATTAACCTCCATACCAAACACGTGCTTTCTGCCGCTGATTCCACTCATAAAGTTCATCATTAGGAATATCGTCCACTCCATCAAAATAGCTCTCAATGCGCGGCTTATTGGAGAAGCTGGCCGCGTCAAGTTCCACAACTGACCCATCCTTTAGATACACGCGAAGAAACTCATCTCCGGTGAGAATAATACAAGTGATGTGGTCAATATCTTCTAGGTCGTATTTGGTTTCGTAGTCGATACCTTCGTAGTCAAAAATCTTTAGCTTCACGCGCGAACCCTCCCTTTAGCCCAAGCGGCGATGTCAGTAGGACCGACGGAGTAGCAGCGCGTAAGGGGCTTCGCGCGCGAACCCTCGGTAGAAAACGTATATACATCGAACTCTTTTAGGATAACTTCAAACTCCTCTGAGCCATCGTGGTCGTAGATATTAATGCCCCATACAGTATTTAGGTCAATAGGGATCTCATAGGCAATTTCATTATCAAAAATAATCATTTTACTCCTCCAGTTGGTGGTTGTGGCTTGGGCATCCAATGGGTGACATCGCGCAAACATTCGTGTTCATTTTCGGCCTCGTAACCTGTATCACTCAGCCTTGACTTGTAGATATAACCGATTATCATCTCAAACCACTTCGCGCTACAGGCAATACATTCGCCAGTCGGCAACCTGTCTTGAACGCTAATCCAGTCGCCAACAGTTGGAGCATTGCGAATGTCTTCGATGATCTGCTCTTTCATCTGAGTTTTACCTCTCGACCAGTCAGCAGTTGGGCAACATGATACAGTAGTTACATGATCCTCTACCTTTTCAAGCAATACGTCTGCGTCAATCGTCCGCATTTTCACTTACCTCTTCCGCGTCTTTAGCGAATACTACATTTTCTTTCATCTAATTCTCCCATATTGACTGCGCCGCTTTCATACCATCTCGTAGACCGTCCTGATAACTTTTATGCGACTCATCTTTAACAAGCTATGCCGCCGCGTAAGCCGCGCAAAGAAAGCCTACGATTAGTCCTAAGATCAGCATCATCACGTTACCCATTCCTGCTTGCCTCCTCCGGTTTCCACTCCCCATTCAACATTGAACGGCATACACGATGAAACTCTGCGAGCCCGAGGTGCTTAATTGTTATGAGAAGGTAGACAAGTAGGTTTTCCGTATCCTGATGGAAATGCCGTCCGTTCCTGACTTTGTTGTAATAGTTCAGCGGTTCATCTTCAGTCCACTTTTCACCGCTATACACCATTCCGGCGCCAATCCAATCACACACCATTTCAATCACATATCGCAACGGGATCTTATATGGGACTACTTCTCCAGTCTCTTTATTATAATCACACCAGTATTCCCAATGGTGTTTGTTGTGCCCTTTGTGATGGAGCCAAGCGTTTGAATATCCAGTTACTTCTTTCTCTGCTTCAATGGGACTCTTATTCCCTTGGAAATACCGCGCGGATGGAACAAACTCTTGTACGCTGAACTTGGACAGATCATGTACAACGCCTTGCCACCAGATACCGCAGGCTTTACATTCCCGATATACAACTGCCTTGTGCCTACAAACGGTTTTGAAATGCCTCCACATCTTACTCATCATTGTCTACCTCCTCTGGTGGCTCAGGGAAAGGTCTCCAATGAGTGACACGATCAGGTACCCATATAATGCCAATCTTATCAATCCACCTGTTATACCACCGATTATACGTTCCAGTCGTTACATGTTTTGTCCCGTCATACGCGAGAATACATATAATGTAATCCTGCTCATCCTCTGGCAGCCTGTCTTCAACACTAATCCAATCATCAATGATAGGGGTAGAATCTATGTCATCCATAATACGATGCCATGTATTAAACGCTACAATTTCTTCGGGTGAATCTGTCCAGTTTTCTGGGCATTCACCAATGGTTTCTTTAAGCGCATCCGCATCAATTAAGCGCATTTTTGTTTACCTCCCGGGGTGGTTTTGGTAGCGGCATCCAACATATACCAACAACATTATCGAATCCATCAGCATGCCAATACCCGCATACGAGATAGCCTATCGCAATCTCGCGTTTTCGCTGTACCGAGTTTGTGCCGCATGTCCATGAATCATGTTCAATGTACACTAGTACATCCTCTCCATCTTCTGGTACCCGTTCCTTGACACTAATCCAATGCTGAGCTTCTAGCCCAATAGTTGCCCACTCAATGATAGACTTGCCTTCTATAACGGGCTCGTTCAGCGCGTTTTTAACACACTCTTTGATTACGTCCATATTAAACTCAGCCATTCTGCTTACCTCTCCTCGTTTGCTTCTTCCTCAGTGAAGTATTTGTGCGCACTATTCCTCGAGTGGCATTCAGGACAGTTTGCCAAGCAGAATGCGTCTTTACTACCCTTCGGTCCGCCGCGACGATCGAGAATATCCACACAGATGGATGTTGTCTCGTACACACATCCACATTCACACTTGAACTGGGGCGGACTATTGAAAAATATACCGTGCTTGATGATTGTAGTATCATTGTCCATTCCAATCTACTCTCATTCCGCAGCGAGGGCAATATTTATAGCCGTCGCTTAAAAGCGGGAAGCCGCACGCCCCGCAATTCCATCCTATAAAATTGGCGAGAAGACTTTGATTTTTGGTAGGTTTTATACGTTCCTGCTCTCGGAGAAGGGCTGATCTTCCATCGGAGAATCCTTTTTGATATCCTCTTTCAAATATCTTATTGTTCTCCCAAAGTATGTCCTCAAGCTGGCTCTCAGTCAGCTCGGGTTCTTCATCCTCAAACCAATGTTTTTCTGTTAGTCCCATCCCACTTTACCTCTTCAATGCGGAAACTGTTGAAACATAATGATAAGCGCAGCGAGTATCATTCCAAACGTCATACCAGCGATGAAGAACTCTCCTCTAAAATCCATTCCATTTCACCTTCCCCTCTCGTCAATACATATTGCGATCAAAGACAATGTGACCAATGCTATGAAAGCGCCACACAGAAATCCAACCCAGAAGTCAGGCATCCCAATTTACCTCTCTTCCACAATATGGGCAAAAACGATAATGGAATCGCCATGTGTCCTCGTTTAAAAACAACATCCCAACTTCTGTTGTACAATTCCTACAGAAATAGTCGATACGATTGCCATGATGAAACTCGCTTGGCTTCGATCTTTCCCGTTCTGCTAGCAGATCCTCGATTTCAATTGCCACCGTTACAGGTAGTTTCACCAATTCACAATTCGCGCCAAATGCTGTGTCAATTGCGCTATTCAGCAGGCGCAAAGCTCTTTCTTGATCAGCCATTAACTTCGCCTCCAAAAAGTATCGCCATAATAAGCGTCCCGAACACACATGCCCCGAGTCCCGCCAAGAATCCTATGAGGAATGATGGTTCATAGACAATAATCATCCCACACATCTTCTCCTATGTTTTAGGTTTATAAAGCGCGCTGCTCTAACGCTCTTTATTTCCATTTGCTGCTCTCTCAGCAATTCCAGAGCATCCTTACTAAGATATGCTGTACACTCCATTGAGTCTGGCGTGTATAGGATATATGGACAAGCATCGCACTTCTTCTCATAGGGGTGTTCACAACATTCCAGTCCCCGGATAACTTTCTCTCTATCAATCATTCCACTTAATCCTCCGTCCACAGTACGGGCAGAATATGAAATATCTGTTTGTAATAAGTGTACGCAACTTCTCTCCATTAATACAAATATGAAACGGTTCAACAGGCTCCTGCTTAACAGGCTCTTGCTCTTTTAACATGGCGAATGTGTCGTATATCAAAGTCGTTGTAATGGGACGGCGCAAGTTCCCTTGCTCGATCTGGTCTATAATTCCTTCCCATTGCCGGATTACCTTCTCTCGGTTTATCACCATTTTACTCTCCTTCCACAGTTTGGACAGTAGTTCCACTGGCCATACAGTAGTTCTGCGCAATTACCGCAACCACCCCAGCACCGAAACCATCCGTTTTGTACATTCACTTCTTCAATCGGTTCAACAGGTTCCTGCTTTTCCAGTAATGCTAGAGCACTTCGGGCAATCTTCTGTACCTCACTGTCCGAGTTGTACTGTCGCCAATCATCCTGCGTTAGTCCTTCTAGCCAACTCATCACACTAACCCGGTCAGGCATCTTATCCCACTCCTTCAATTCCACTCATCACATGTCTGGTCATCATCTTTATTTCTTCCGTCAAGGATACAAACAATGCGATCATTGTCATCGACAAAAGCGTTCGCGCAGGTGAAGCACGCGCGCTCGGCTTCATCGTGGTCAGCCATTTTCATCCTGATCGCTCCTTTCACTCTTCTATATTTATTATATCAAAAATTTTAGAAAAAGTCAAGTAAAAGAAAAATCTTGCCGAAGCAAGATTAATTTTCAATATCATATATCACAACACGCCATTCGGTACAATAGAAATGAGTGCCATCAATAGTAACGTCTACCATTCCCGATGACCATCGCTGCCAAGAATCACATACACCTTCGATGATGCTACCATCGGGCATATACAGGACGGCCCACTGCGTTATCTCGGGGGTAGAGGTCTGCTCGCACGACGTAAGTATGATGGCACTTAGCGCGCAAAGTAGTAAAACGCAAATTACTTTCTTCCAATTCATCACACATCACCCATCCAATTGCGCATAGCCTTCGCGCGCGTCTCTGCTTCTTCCGTACTGTAACCGCAAGCGCAACACTCCACAAAGTACGGCTTATTCGTCATCGGCGTAATCTGCTTCATCATCATAATCTCGTGATTCGCACAATTCGGGCAATACTTCTTTCGGTTCCACACGAGGTGCGTTCTGCCCTGATACTCGTAAATACTCTTCACTGTTCTCAATCTCCTCAATTTTAAATTGTTCAAAGTTACTAAAGATGGCGCCGCAAAACCAGCAACTCCCCTAGATGGGGGGCTTCTGCGCCATAAAGCAGTTCGCGCACGTCCACCTCATATTCACCCATTTTAAATATGAAATCAAATCAAATCACCTACCTTAGTCCCATAGTTGATCAATATTTTCACTTAGTTCATTAAACGCCTGCTTCAACATATCTTGACGCTCGACAAAAAGTCTTTCATTTTCTTTATAGTAAAGTTCGCGCACTTCCTGTGAAGGAAACACCTTATGATATTCCTTATCATACTTATTGCGCGCGAATACCTTATCCTCCTGACAGTATTCAAAACGCCGGGCCAGATCAGTAAGCCAATCGCGCCACTTTTCGTCTGTATTAAACGGAGGTGATCCCGGATAGCCAACTGATCTATCGGCAAGCGCGCGCAGCATATCAGGCAAAATCTCAAGTAGCCAATCATTCATATTCCATAGATCTTGCCAGCACCAACCTCGTTTAATACGCATCCTCATATTCTTAAGGTTGCGCCAAATATCCTTAAAGAATAAGTGGGGGTAGGTCCAATAATAACCGGGGCGGTAACTTAAATCAAAAAGTTTAATTCGCGCGTAAATTGAAATCCCCTCCTTACATAATGAAATAGTCGAGGTAATCGGGTTCAAGGCCAAGCTCGCAGGCAATAAGGTCTTCCAGTTCCTGAAGAGAAGCGCCATACTCGATCTCCTCGTAAAGCATTTCCCTAAAGTTATCCAAGTACTGAGTAGCGTCTTCCCGACTCATATTGTCCCGCCGCATAAGAATCTTCACGATCTCTTCCATTTTACTTCTCCTCCACAATATGTTCCGAAATTACTACAATGTTGCCGCAGTTGTGACAGACGCACTGCTTGATACGATAGAGGGGGTAGGGGTTAGGTACCCAGCCATTGCCATCCTTATAGGGAATGGCGGCCTGCGCCAAGTTAAAATTGCTCCAGACATTATTCGTATGGCAGTAGTTACAAATTACGCTCTCCATTTATAATCGCCTCCCCAACTAATATGATAGCCATTGTCGTCGTTCCCAATCACCGTGAAGCCTTTCGCGCGCAGCCACTTAATGGTATCGGGGTATAGCTCCTCAATGAACGTATACCATTGGCCATCCTCTGCTGCGGCGGTACATACTTTTTCAATGTATGCGCGTTCCATACCTAGGGGGTTGGTAGAGCTCCATTTTGAAATACCTGCTCTGGTAAGGCGGGCTAGGTCTTGTACTTTCAAATTACATCTTCCTCCCTTTCTTTTCTAAAAAAATTATAACTGAAATTGTGAAAAAAGTCAAATAGTTGGGTTATGGGTGGTACATCGGGAATACTAAAAGAAGGAAAGAAAAAAGTTAAAAATGGTGGCAGGGTCAATTTTTGACTATATGGGTAAGGAGGGGAGGGTAGTAAAATGTCCGTGGGATAAGGAGAAGTGGATAATATGTGGGTTTGCGACCACAAATTTCAACTTCTGTCAAGTTTTTTCCTGGAGGAAATTGTAGCAGATTCATTTTTTGAATACATTTTTTTTTGTTTAAAATAACTGGCCTGCATAATTTTCACTACCTGTCAAGTATTTGACTTTTGAGTTTTTGATAAGTTACTTATTTAAGTTTAATAATTGGTTACTGGACTTGGTACTGGCGGACGCTGCGCGTCCGCTAATTAATAATTTAATTAAATAGCTCGCTTCGCTCGCTATTTAATTAAATTATTAATTATATATATAAATTATATATATAATAAAAAGTGTATATTTTTTTGGCTACCTTATATGGGGGGGGGGAGGTAGCCAAAAAAATATACAGATTTTTTTCTAAAAAATATTTTTATTTTAATAATAAAATATAGAATATAATGTTATACTTTTTTACAATTTAAATGAGAAAAAAAGTTATATGCTTGACTTTCTTCAAAAAATCGGCTATAATTAAAAAAACAGGAGGATTATTATTATGGCAACTACTGTTACTGATTTACAAATAACAAATCAATTAACTTTTCGCCGCGGCACCTATAATATTATTGACTGCGGCGTTCGTACAGGCAAAACTTATTGGGCAGTAAATAATCTATAGCAATTCACGCGCGATGGTAAGCTGAACCGCATACTGTTCCTAACTGATACCACAGCTCTTAAGGAGCAGATTATCACGGAGTATGACAACTGTGTGGATGCGGATATGATGTGGGAGAATCCCAGCTCCTGGGGCGAGCACCCCGAGAAGATAGGGGTTATGTGCTATTAGGCATTAGGTGCTCGGGCCACGCGGCAAGAGCTTGATTTCCTAGATTACATTGACGTGATCTGCTGGGACGAGTGCGATAGTATTTTTAACTTTGCGACCCAAGCCTTTGCGAAAGCGAGGAAGACAGACTTTGCGCGAAAAACCTTAACCAATGGGGAAGTGCTAGCTGTGATCCAGCGTTATTCTACAAAGAAGGAATATATGCCGCTGATCCTTTTGGGCGCGTGGGAGGCTCTGATCCTAGAGGGGCGTATTATGTGTATTGGCCTGTCTGCTACACCTGAACGTTCGCGCGCGTTCTACCATTCTCTTGTTACAGCTAGCAATGAAGGTAAACTGGAGATGGCGTATAGGATCGCGGAGGATATTTACTTCTACAATCTGGCTGATCACGTGAAGCACCTTGAGCCGCGCGAAGGCCACGGCTATTGGTGCTACTCGCCTTACATCGGGCCTAATCAGGGTATTGTTGAGCTGGCGAAGTAGAATGGTTTTAATGCGATCGAGTTACACTCTCCAAACAACACTGATAAGCCAATGACAGAAGAGCAGATGAACGTTTATAACACGATCGTTACAACTGGTATGGTTCCGCTTGGGTACGACTTTGTTGTAGTAAACAAGGCGCTCGAGCGTGGGATCACGATCCGTGATCGTAGATTCGATAACGTGATCATTGACTCGTATGACGAGACGGAGCGCACGCAAGCAGCTCGTTAGACATTCACCTACCAGCGGCATCTCAAGGCTTTTGCGCCCGAAGTACCACAGGAATATCTGCGCACGTGGCTCACGATGGACAAGTGTCGGGAACTTGCGGAATATATGTAGGTGCCCGAACTGGACAAGGAAAACAAACACAGCACGCGCGTAATGACGTGGAACAGCTTGAAGGAGTGCCTGCCTACAATTGGTTACACTGTGGAGGAGAAGAAAAAGAGGATTGACGGAAAGCTGAAACAGTGTTATTACATTGACGGCGAGTGGCACGATGTTGTGCTTGCGGATAATAATTTCCTCAAGTTAGTTGAGGCAAAGATGACGGAGCCAGAGGAAGTAGCGGAGCAGTAATGCTTCGCTCTTTTTTTGATCCAGCAGTTCCCTGCGCGATTGCCAAAATTTTCCAGCTGGCCCGCACGCAGCTCCTGGCCCAGCTCCTGCGGAGTCGCAGCTTATTTGGCGGGCCCGTTTTTTAAATATATATTTTTTTAATATATATACTTCCCCATTATATTATATCCGAGATTTTTCCAGCTGTCAAATACTTGACTCGCCCAGCTCCCAGCTGGCCCGACCCAGCTTGCCCAGCTCCGCCCAGCTCCCAGCTTCTTCCAGCTCCCTGGTAATTTTTTCCAGCTTGCGGGCCGGCCTGATCCAGCTCCTGTTCCAGCTCCCAGCTCCCGACGCAGCTTATTGGCGCCCCGCGGTATATAAGGGGCGCGCGGCTGGTAAAATCTGACAGAGCGGGCCTGGTAAAAATTGGCAAATAAAAAAAAGCCCCTTGACAAGGGGCGGGATCTGTGGTATAATGGGGGAGGGAGGTTGTATGGGCGGGCCGGCCCGACTGTCGACACATTTTTTAAAATACCTCTTGACAAAACTGTTATAGTATGGTATAATAAGGCTGTTGAAAGACAAAGGAGGACACCACAATGGAGACCAGTTACATCTACTTCGGAACTTTCTACGATGGACACACTTGGAAGAATTTCACCCAGATGAAGAAGCGGGTTGTGCGCTATGGTCGTGAAAGGAATGCCACCATTAAAATTGGTGAGACTTCCAACATCAAGCATCGCAAGAATACGGTAGATACGCCCATCACTCTGTATGTTGAGTTCGTGGGTACGAAGGCAGACAGGCTCTTCATTGAAGCCTATGTGCGTTCTCTGTACGAGGCCAACTGCAATATGTCTCACTGTGGTAATGACCACTTCCGTTGTATGAATGTCAATACTTTGAAGGGTGCGCGCAACAAGTTCTTTACCTATGTTGCTATTGCCTTTGAAGCCCTCCAATCCATCAATGGTCGTCAGTATGAATGGGCTTGCAAGTCTATGGGCTAAGACTGGCCGGCCCGAAACGGGAACATTAGTTCCCGTGGGCGCGACTGACAGAAACGTCTATGAGTTTGTAAATGCGCTCCATATCAAACTCACAGCCACATTTATTACAATGGCAACGCCATTGCTGCCAGGCTTCTTCGCCGTTGAAGTCCTCTTCATAGTCTACGCAGTCGTAGTCCTCGGAGCCGCACACGGGGCAAGCCTCTTTGTCGAAGTTCTTACTCATTTTCCTGACCCTCCTTCTCGCGCCGCGCCTTGTCGCGGGCGACCTTCTCGGCCTTTGCGCGTGCCTTTTCCTCACGCGCCGCGACCTTCTCCTGATGCTCCGCAATCTCCTGCGCCATCAGTTCCCGCGCGGTCAAGTCCTCGCGCTCCTCCGCAACAATGACGCCCACGCGGCAATAGCGCTCCACGCCATTCTTATCGACAAGAATACAGCCATACTGGCGGTCATTGATTTTGACAAGGAAATCGCTGTCAAAGTCGTCAAACAGGGCAGTAAACACACGGTCACGCAGATCCTGATCAACGGTCGCACGATTGAACTTCTCCATCTTGAATCCTTCCTTTCTGTCCTCTCTGGGAACGATGTTATTATAGCATATGGTGGGCAATTTGTCAATGGGTATTTTTCCAGATAGCCCACGCCTTTGCGTAGTAGAAAGGCTTTTCGTGATATTTGTCATACTTACCACTAAAAGTCTCGCACACCTGATAGAAGGTGTCCTGATACATAACGTGGCAATGCCGACACAGGAAACGGATGAGAGCATTGATGAGAGTAGTCATATTTTTCCCTCCTTTGCGAGACTATTATAGCATATAATATTGAGTTAGTCAAGCCTAACTTTTGCGGGCCGGCCAGAGTGCGGCTTACCGCCGCACAATGCCGAGATCCTCATAGACCGCCCGCACGAACTCCGCGACCTCTTCGCTCGTCCAGTCCATACGGTAAATCCAGCGGGGGACTTCCTTCTCAATTTCTTCCCTGCCGAAGTAGGTCAGCATATTGATATGGATGGTGACCTTCTCCTGCTCCACGCGGGTGAAGGGGAGCTTGTTGAAGAAAGCACTGTCGTCATTATCACGCGCCATAATGGAGATGCTCTGGCCATTAAGGCCACAGCTTTCGGCCGTGAACGTGTCGCCCTTGTCAAGCATCATACCGATATGGGACAGGAGCTCCAGCCGATAGCGAAGCTGATTCAGGGGCTTGTCAGAGGTGAAGTAGTAGATGTAGGTAGTGAAGTACTTGGAGTTGCGGTCGTGGAGCATAGCGGGGGTAATCTTCATAGCGGTTGCCTTTCTGGTTTGGGAGGTTGCCTTCCTCTTCTTGACACGCTTATTATAGCGCATTGTGGGTTGCTTGTCAAGGGGTTTTTGAAAGTTTTTTGCGGGGCCGGCGCGAAGGGTAGTTTCCTACCCTTAATAGATGCGCGTCAGCGTGATAGTTTCGCCTACCTCAGTGAGATAGAAGCCAATCTCGGACTTATCACACTTGAACACCTGCGCGATGTCCCCAAAGTCGTGGTTCTCACGGCACGAATTGAACAGCGCCTTATAGTCCATATCATCTTCATAGCGGTCGTCATTAGTCCACGCGAAACACAGCTTCAGCAGTTCACGGTCCAGTTCGCGTTCATCTTCAATGAAATGGGAGTTTCCTTCGGTGTCGAACAGAATGTACATATTAGCATCCTCTCTGGTTTTTAGGACTGTCCTTGTCCTCTTTTCGACCTTATTATAGCATATGGATTAGGGTTAGTCAAGACTAATTTGCTGGCCGGCCCGAAGAGGCTTACACCTCTTCGTCAAGCATACGCCCCAGAATCTCGATGGCCTCCTGAACCTGTTTGTAGTAGGAGTCGCTCCGCGCTTCTTTCACGCCGAACTCGCTCTCCATATCGTACAGTGTATCACTCATTATGTTACAAGCGACAATAAGCGCGGTTTTTTTAGTCATTATCATCATACCTCTCATCATCCAGTTCGTGAGCAAGCTGAGTAAGCTGTTTAGTCAATTCCTCAATACACAAGCGGGCGAACTTTTTTGCGGTGACGCCCCAGTCTTGGCATTGATAGGCATCAAGGAAAGTTTCGTTGAAGTTTTCAGCCATAGCTTCAACTTGTTGTCGCAATGCGGTTTTCTTACTCATCGCTGTTATCCTCCATCGTATCTTCATAGCCATACACATCGCCCGCCCAACGGATTTCATCTTCCGCGAAATCCGTAGGCGCATCGGGGTCAACGGTGTCGGCGTTCTGCCAGTCAAACCAACTATCCCAGAACGCGCGCCAGTCCTCGCAATCCTCCATCGGGTCATCAATGTGGCATACGCCGCACTGGTCGCAATAGGGGCAATCGCCGTAGGCGTTCACGGGGCAGAAGGTGGTGTCGCCATTGTAGGTACCGCGCTCCGCATCTCTCATCTTATTACTTCCTTTCTTCCCTCATCGGGCAAGCCCATTATAGCATACCTATGTGGGGTTGTCAAGTACTTTTTGAAAATCTTTTTCGGGCCGGCCGTCAGTCGCGCCAGTAGTCCAGAATGGTTTTGCCTGTCTGGTTGTCCCAAATCTTTACACCGATCACATCGCGATCAGCGAGGTAGATACCCGCGGCGGACAGAGCTGCGCGGAAATCATCAGTACGTTCAGTCTTTGTGGTAATGTTATCGTAGATAGTCAACAGCGTGTACTTCATTATTATTCCTCCTCGTTCCAGTTCGCGATCACCCAACCGCCGATCAGCCCGACAAAAGTCAGGATGACAAGGGGGTGCCAGAAGATTCCCCAAACCATACCCGCGAACGTGGCGACAGTGCTCAAACCAATACCCATCTTCTTCATTAGGTATCCCACCTTTCGAGACTATTGTATCATACTTGTGATGTTTTGTCAAGAGGTAATTTGCGGCCGGCCCGTTAGCTGTGCCTAACCCGCTTGGAAAAGAAAAGCCGCATTAAGCGGCGTTGGTACCCCACACGGGACTCGAACCCGCAACCCACTGATTAAGAGTCAGTTGCGCTACCATTGCGCCAATGGGGCAAAGTGGTGGGCGGGGGTGGATTTGAACCACCGAAGCTATCGCGACAGATTTACAGTCTGTTCCCTTTGACCACTCGGGAACCCGCCCACGGAGGGGGAAGGGCTTGCGCCCTATCCCTTACAGGGTGTAGGTGCGAACCTTGCCATCACCCTTGTCAACCGCCCACAGATGGGACAGACCGTAGACAAGCTGACCGAAGGTGAAGCCATCGGGCACCTTGTCCTGAACGTCCTCCCAAATCTCGGAAGCGGTCAGCGGCACGCCCGCGGTGGCGAGGGTATCCTTCACCACGTTGAAGGCAGTCTCGTAGACAGCGTTCCGCTCAGTCGCCTTCTGGGCGTTCTTCTCGGCGGCCTTCTGCGCCTTCGCCAGCTCGGCCTTCAGCTCCTCCACGATCTCAGGGGCGTTCACGGTGTTGATGAGGGTCTGGAGAGTAGTGATAGTCATAGGGCAATCCTTCCTTTCTGGTTTTTGTAGGGTGTCCTTCCCTTTGGTACGTCTTGAGTATACCACAGTTTGTTGGGTTTGTCAAGACTTTTTTGAAACTTTTTTGTCGGGGATGGAGGGAGTCGGTACCCTACTCTCTCCCCCTGACACCTACTATTATACCGAATTTTCGACAAAAGTCAAGTAGTTTAGAAAAATTTTTTTTAGTTATGTAGTCATAACTAACTTGCGGGCCGGCCCGTTAATCGGCCCAGTAGTAGTCGACGGTCGTGCCAGTGATGGCGTTGATGATGTAGACATCCGCGTGCTTGGTGTTGCGGATGTGCTGAGCCATACGCGCCGCCAGATACAGAGTGAGGAAGAGGTGGTTGTAGGTGAAGGTGTAGAGGTGGCCGCCGATGAACACGTCATACTCGATCTTGAACATTTTCATTCCTCCTTCATTTGACATCTTGATTATAGCATACCTTTTTAGGTTTGTCAAGAGTTTTTTTGCCGGCCGAAAAATGGGCATCAAAGTGCCCATCTCTCTTCGATGTCATCGGGGTCAAGTTCCGCGGCGCGCTCCATACGCTTGTGGCGGCGCACACACTCCGCGAAAATCTGTGCTTCGATGGAAACATCTTCCAAACCCGTGTGGCTCTCGATGAAGTCGTTGTTATGGGTAAGAAAGCGCCAAATAATCTCGGCGGTCTTGCGAACCTGGGGGGTGGGGTGCTTGGTCATGTAGCCATTTTCTACGCAAAACTGCCGATAGGAGGACAATTTACAAATGGTATCATTTGCCATCTTCATAGTATCCCACACTTCCATACCATAGGGCAGAAAATAACGCTTTTTGCTTTTGGTCTGATAGCGCATAGTCGTATTAAGCACGCGCACATCAAACCGCGCATTGTGGGCAATCACCGCCCGAACGTCCCAACGGGCGCAAGCGTCACGGAACCGCCGCCACATTTCCCACGTGTTGACAAGTTCCCGCTTGCCCTCCCAAATATCCTGCCAGTACTGGGGAATTTTCTCCGCAAAGTACGCCTGCGCCATAATCTCGGGCATATCCACGAACACATCGCGATTCACGAGAGAGGTAGATTCGTACACATTACCGTCACAGTCCACAATCTGCCAACCGAGGTCATAGACCTGCGCGGAATGGGTAGAAAGCTGACCGTTTTCCTTGGGGGTGTTGGCGGTTTCGCTATCAAAGACGAGGAAGAAATCACGCATTTTTCGGGATGTCCTTTCTGGTTTGTGGTGTTGTCCTTCACCTTTCATAACTGATTATATCACGGGGGAGGGGGCTTGTCAAGGGTTTTTTGAAAGTTTTTTAAGGGGCAATAAAGGGCACATTTCGCGGCCGGCCCGCGTTAGTTATAACTAACACAAGGGCAAAAGAAAAGGGCGCCGAAGCGCCCTTTACCGCAGAGAGTAGGTGCTACCCTCCTTGACGATGACATCGCCCCACAGGCGGGTCATACCATACACCATCTTGCCCTTGGTGAAACCATCGGGCAGAGCGTCAGCGACCTCCTCGTAGAGTTCAGCCGCGGACACGGGAGCACCGATATCCCGCAGAGCGTCCACAACCACGCCCTTGGCCTCCGCGTAAGCCACGGCCTTGGCCTCGGCGTGCTCGGCCTTCACAGCCTGCGCCTTCTCAACGCGGGCAATCTCGGCATCCAGTTCCGCAATCATAGCGGGGTCGGTCGTCAGGGTACGGAGAGCGGTCAGAGTCGTCAGAGTCATCATGGGTCATCCTTCCTTTCTTTTCGTCCGTTCCTCTTGGAACATCTTCATTGTACCACACTTTGTGGGGTTTGTCAAGAGGGAAATTGAGGAACTTTTCTGTCGCGCATACCTAAGCGACTCTTGCGTGTGCTTATACCAAGCGCTTGGATACCCGTGGTAGGGAATCTCAAGGTGTACCAGTCGAGTGGCATTTCCTCGCTTCCCCTCTTGACACTATGGATTATACCATAGTTTGTGGGGTTTGTCAAGAGGTTTCCCAAACTTTTTTTATTTGTTATTTTGGGCTTGCGCGTCCGCAAGTGGGACAGGGGCGGGTACCTCGCGCCCGTTCGCTTTCCCTCTCGACACTATCTATTATACTCAAATTTCGACGAAAGTCAATACCTTGACAGCAAGTTATTTTTTTAACAATGTTAGTGGGGACTAACTCGCGGGCCGGGCCCGAAGCTGATGGGCAATTAAATGCCCATCAGCACGGGGACGATTTCGGCGGGAGTGTGCGCACCCTTGCCCCACGCGGCGCGGTTGTCCTCTTCGTCATCGAACAGAATACCGCCGCCCGTGGCGTTGCGCTTGTTCGTGCCGTAGGCCACGATCTTGATCTCGTCCCATTCCACGGAGGGGAGATGCTTATGAAGCCATAACATCTTGGCAAGGGCAACCTCGCCGTTGTAGAGGTCAGAGCCACCCTTGGAAGTCCACGAGATGATGCCAATCTTGTGGCCGTTGCGCTGTGCCTTGTGGAGGAGCCGCGCAAGGCGGGAGAAGTTCATCATCGGCCGCGCCACGTCATAGGGGCGGGTGCTACCGTTGACCAAATCGGTAAGCCAACCATCCACGCTGTAGAGGTCAGCAATCGTACCATCCATATCGAACCAAATCGTCATATCCTGTCTTTCCTTTCTTCCCCTCTTGGGGTACCTTTATTATAGCAGATACCCCCGTTTTTGTCAAGGGGTTTTAGACAAGAAATCTAACAATCGGTCGCTTGTCTTTCGGGTACCTATGCCAAAGAATGATCCGCATATAGATTGCGTCCCACCAGCGCAAGTCCCGCACAGTCTGTTGCCCCGCCTGATTCTTGATGTATACCATCATTCCAATCACCTTACCTTTCACCGCTATTATAGCACACAAGAGGTGGTTAGTCAAGCCTAACTTTTCGCCCGGCCCGCCAGGGTGGGGAGATTACTCCCCATCCTTGGCCTTGCGCTTGGCTTCGCGTGCGGCGGCATCCCGCGCAATCTTGTCCGCCTTAGCCTTGGCCTTATCGGCCTTTTCCTGCGCCTTGGCTTCCTTCTCGGCCTTCCATTCCTCGGCCACCTCGAAGGGGTCGAAAGCGGGGCTGACCTTGGTGGGCGTGAACGCCTTCGCCTTGATGGTGATTTCAGTCCACACCTCCTGACCCTCGATTTCCTGAAGGACAGCGAAGGACGCATCGCCAAACTGAACAGCGGCGAGTTCCTCGAGAGTCTTGGCGAGAGCGTTGGTCGTGAGAGTACGAGCGGCAAGCTTCTTTTCCATCTGGTTCATTTTTCATACCCCTTTCTTCTTGGTACACCTACATTATACTCAAATTTTGATTTTTGTCAAGAGTTTTTTTCATAGAAATTTTTTCCAGTTAGCGGCAACTAACTGCGGGCCGGCCCGAAAATAAAAAAAGGCGCCCTTCGGCGCGTGGTGCGGCTATCGGGAGTCGAACCCGAACCCTATTGCTAGGACAGGAACCTGAATCCTGCGTGTATTCCAATTTCACCATAGCCGCATGGTGTGGCTATCGGGAGTCGAACCCGAATCCCTTGCGGGACACGCCCCTCAAGCGTGCGTGTATTCCAATTCCACCACAGCCACATAGGGGGTGGGGAGGGCTTGCGCCCTCCCCGTGAGAGGGGGATTACGCCTTGAGGGTGTAGGAGTTGACCTTGCCCTCGTGCTTCTCTACCATATCCTCCCACAGGCGGGTCACGGCGTACTGAAGCTTGCCCTTGGTGAAGCCCTCGGGAACGCTCTCGGAGATAGCGTCCCACAGCTCCGCGATGGTCACGGGAGTCTCGGTGGACAGATTCTCCATCACGATGGCCTTCACGGCATCGTAGCCCTTGAGGTTGGCGTTCCGCTGGGCAACCTTGCGGGCGTCAGCCTGCTCGGCGCGCTCCAGCTCCTTGACCAGCTCGCCCATCACCTCGGCGTTGTCGAAGGAGATGGAGTTCAGGGTGGAGATGACGGTGTTCAGGGTAGAAATCTTCATGGGGTACTTCCTTTCTGGTTTTTTGCTGTTTTCCTTCAGCTGATGTCTTATTATAGCACGGATTTTGGTTGCTGTCAAGTACTTGACAGGATTTTTTTCGTAGACTGGGGAGAGCCGCCGTGGCCTTTGGCAGATTTTGGGGGATGAGTCCCTCTCCCTGTCCCTTTCGGGAGGTCATCCTGTCCTCCCGACACTTGATATTATACTCAAAACCCGATAGAAGTCAAGTAGTTTTTTCAAAAAAAAGATTGACAAGTTTTTGTCAATCTCGCGGGCCGGCCCGTCAGTCCTCGAACTGCCGCGCCTTGTGCTTCGGTGCCTTGCGCCGCTTGTCGGGAATGACACGAGTCACGGGAGAGATGGCACCCCAATTGCTCCGCTGTGCCTTGATGATCTCCACGTTGGTCTTGACCTTCTTCTTGATCTTCATGCGACAATCACCGCCTTCTTGTAGCACTTGACGAGCGCGCCGTGGGTATCAATGACAATCTTGAGGTCGGAGAACTCCAAGGGGTGGGAGATAGTGATGGTAGAACCGTCCGCGAAAATGTACCGATAGAGAGTGATCATGTTATTTCCTCCTCATACAATGAACAGATAGTCGTTATAGCAGTAGGGGCATTTGATGACGGCGGCGTCTTCATCATTGGGAGTTTTGACAAAGCACTTGACTTGCTGGAGACTCCAGAACCAAGTCCCGCCGCACTCCTCGCAAGTGCTCTCTTCAAAGACAATCTCCACGTGGGTCTTGTCGAAGTATTTGCTCATTCGGCTCACCTCACCTTTCATACGCATTATAGCATACAACAGGCAGTTAGTCAAGACTAATTTTCGCGCGGCCGGCCCGACCCGCTTACGCCTGCGGGTCGTTGAGAGTGTTCAAAGCGTAGTCAATGATGACAACGTGACCGTCAATCATACCGAGGTTGCCGTTGTGGAGGTCGTAAACGTGGTCAATAATCCACTCATACACAACGGCGGGAACGTTGCGATACAGCCACACCCTGCCCACACCGCTTGCGCGCGGCATAATCCAGAACTTGCGGCCGCTGACCGTGGTACCCGTGGTTGCCGCGAAGTAGGCACCGAAGCCCTCTTCGCACGCGTAGGCGTAGAACTCTTCTTCTTCCTCGCAACCGCCGTACTCGTTCACGTCATCGCCATAGTTGAACTTGATCACATAGTCGGAGGTGATGAGAGCAATGCGGGTCGCGCCGTGCGCGATCTGGACTGCGCGGTGATGATCCTCGTTGTACTGCGAAACGCGGTTGATAACCTCGTTGACAGTGTACGCGCCAATCAGGTAGGGCGCAATCTCGTGGAGGAAACGGTTAGCGCGGGTGATGTAGTCAGTCATTGTCTTTCGCTCTCCTCTCTCTTGGAACACCTTGATTATAGCACATTTGAAATGCCTTGTCAATAGGTTTGGCGAAACTTTTTTCGGGCCGGCCCGACGTGGGCATTATTCTGCCCACATCGTTTCAAACCGCTTGACGATTTCAAGATGGGTATTAATCCACTCGATGCCCCACATAGTGGCGTCTTTTTCTGCCGCAATGAAGGGATATTCCTCGGGGGTCGCGGCGTCCACGGCGCGCTTGTACTCGCGCAAAGCGGCGTACTTATTGTATTTGCGGCGGGTCATCCAGTGGCCGACCTCGTGGGCGAGAGTCAAAGTGATGGGCGCGATGTTGCGCATAGAGGGGTCAAAAATGTAACACGCCCGCAGGAAGTTGTCATCCTGATCACCGTTGATATCGCTCTCGGCATAGCCGATCATACAATGACCCGTATAGGTAACGCAACACCACTCATCTTCAATGTTGCGGTAGAGTTCCACAGACTCGCCCGTCATCTGGTCACAGAACCATTCCATAAGCCCAATCTTCATCTTCCTCACCTCGCAAGGGTATTATACCATAGCCGCGGGAGTTAGTCAAGCCTAATTTTTTGGCCGGCCCGACCAAGGGGCGCGGTGGCCCCTTGGCGGCGGTGGGATTACGCCTTGCGATAGGTACAAGGCGAACCGTCAATCTTCACAATGCCATCCCACAGGCACCGAGAGAGCGCGTACTGGAGCTTGCCGCGAGAGAAGCCCTCGGGCAGCTCGTCCGCGATGTCCTCGTACAGCTCCGCCACAGTCACGGGCGCGGAGGTCAGCGCAGCCAGCACCACAGCGCCAGCTTCCTCGTACAGGTCGCGGTTCGCCTGAGCCTTCTCCGCGTTGCGGTTCAGCTCCTTCTCCAGCTCCGCCTTGATCTCGTCAAGGTTGGTCACGGGAGTGCCGTTCAGGTAGGAAACGAGAGTCTGGATGGTCGTCTTTTTCATTGAGGTGAGTCCTTTCTGGTTTTTAAGTGTTTTCCTTCACTTGATGTCTTATTATACCACGGATTTTGATTCCTGTCAAGAGGTTTGGGGAACTTTTTTTTCGGGGTCTTGGGTCTCTTGGCTCCCCTCCCCTCCTGACACTATCTATTATAATCAAAATTTGATTTTTGTCAAGTACTTTTTTCAAGTTAGGGGAGACTAACTTTCGGGCCGGCCAGAAAGCTGGGACAGCTCCCAGCTCGCTCACGCGTCGATGACGCTATCGGTGAAGCAGCAGCCTCCACCGATCAAAGCTGCGATGTTGGCAGCTTTGTTGGGATCGTTGTCAGCTCCCCAATACCACAGATCGCCATCCACGATGCGGAAGATAATGAACTTGTAATCATAGGCGTGAAGGGGAATGTTGTGGATGCGGTACATACTGGACACTTCCTTTCCTGTTCTGTGAGCACATTATACACCCGCGGCGGGCGCTTGTCAAGGGGTTTAGGAAAATAATTTTCGGCGGGCCGGCCGGAAAAGCGGGGGTCAAATGACCGCCCGCCGCATAGTCAGTTCGTTGGTCAGTTCCGCGCCGTCAAACTTGACCTGAATCTCTTCACCGTTGATGGAGATGTCACCCGCGACCCAGAAGGGGACGGAATCTTTTACCCATTCCTGACCTTCCATCTCGGTGATGATGCGCTCGAACCGCTCACCCTTGTTGTACCGGTCGTTGGTGTTGAGCAGGTCGGCGGTGCCGAGCAGCTTTGCGGTGCCCGTGGCCACCAGCGCAGCTTTCACTTTCGCGCTCAGCCGCACCCGGATTTTCGCCCAGCCGCCGCGCTTGGAGGAGCAGCGGTCAGCTTTCAGCCACTCGGTGGGGAGGTGGTCAACCCGAACGTGGTAGAGCAGACCATCCAGAATGAAACCGATATCGTAGGCGGTGGCGGCGCTGTGGGTCAGGTACCAATTAAGCATAATGGCGAACATCTTGTTTCCTCCTCTACCGTGGGGTTTCCTTCCCCCATCCGGTGACTACATTATAGCACTTTGACGGCCGGTGTCAAGGGGTTTTTGAAAAAAAGTTTTTTTATTTTTCCTCTTGACAGATTGACTTCCGCGTGCTATAATGACTATGCTGGGAGAGAACCTTTTCCGCCTGGCCGGCCCGATGAATCACGTGCGCGCAGGCCGGCCCGAAAAATGCGGGGATTAATCTCCCCGCATCCACTTGGTCAGCAAGTCCATACCCGCGTGTCCACCGAACTGGTATTCTACAATGCTGTCGTCCGTGACGGTGTTGGGGGTGAAGTTGTCAAACATAATGGTCACCACGAGATCGCCTACTGTCCAATCTTCGACCTCCTCGATCGTCCACACATGACCCACGGCGTCCACCATATAGACCACATCTTCCGCATAGTCCAAGTAACAAATCACGCACACGTGGGGATAGACGTGATCCATATCAGTGGAGGCGCAAGCCACGGCGGGGACGAGGGCACACAGGATGAGGGTCAGCGCGAGAATCTTTTTCATTGTTGTCAGCTCCTTTTCTTTTCTACACCTAGATTATACACCCAGCTGCCATAGTTAGTCAAGCCTAATTTTTTGGGCGTGGCCCCGGCGGGGGTCAAGCCCCCAGCCGTGCCATCATCCGCTCGTTGACGACCTCCGCGCCGTCGAACTTGATCTGAACCTCGCAGCCGTCCACCCGGATATCCCCAGCGACCCAGAACGGCACGCTGTCCTTCACCCAGGTCTGCCCAGCCGCTTCGGTCTCCACGCGCTCGTAGTGCTCGCCGTTGTTGTAGCTGTCCGCGAAGTCCATCATAGTGGCAGGGCCGCGGTGGGCAGCTTCACCAGACAGCACCAGCTCGCGCTTGACGGCGGCGGGGATGCGCACCCGGACCTTGGCCCAGCCGCCCCGCTTGGAGCTCATCCGGTCCAGCCGGAGCCAGCCCCGGGGCAGCTTGTCCCGAATAACGCTGTACAGCTCCCCGTCAAGGGTGAAACCGATGTCGTAACGATGGGCGGCGGAGTGGGCGTCATACCAGTTCATCAGGGTGTTCAGCATAGCGGTCTCTCCTCTCTCTGTCTGGGGTCTCTCCCCCTGACACTATGGATTATAGCATATGCCGCCCCGGCTGTCAACCCCTTTTCGCATTTTTTTTGGAAAAAGTTTTTTTCAAAAACCCCCTTGACAAGGTTGCTTTTTTGTGGTACAATGAGGACGGTGGAGGAGACCCTTTCGCCGGGCCCGGTATGGCAGTTAGTTATGACTAACCGGACTGGCCGGCCAGTTTGTTATTTTTTTAACAAGTGGGCCTGGCCGGCCCGCTAGGCACGAAAAAAGCCCGCGCGGGCGGGCCCGTTTTCACGGGGTGACGGTGATGGTCAGGTTGCGCATATCCACCCGCAGCTCGCGCCAGCCCATACGATCCGCCAGCTCCGTCAGGTCGTCAAGGGTCTCGAGGTCGATGGTGGTGGTGGCGTTGGTGATGAGGTCGATGATGGTGAAGGTCATTTCAGTCAGCTCCTTTTCAGGTTGTAGCTTATTATACCATACTTGCCCCGGCTTGTCAAGCCCCCGGTGGGGCGAGGCGGTTAGGCCATCGCCCGCGCCAGGCTCCGCTCGTTTGCCAGCTCGGCGCCATCGAGCTTGATCTGGAGCTCCCGGCCGTTCACCCGGAGGTCACCGGCCACCCAGAAGGGAACGGAGTCCTTGACCCAGGTCTTTCCAGCGGCCTCGGCCACCAGCCGCTCGAAGTTCTCGCCGCGGTTGTGGGCGGCGTCCTGCTCCAGCAGGGAGGCAGGGCCCATCAGCTCCGCGCCCATTGCGATGAGCTCCAGCTTTGCGGCCTTGTTCAGCTTGACGCGGATCTTGCGGAACCCGCCCTTAGCCGAGCTCATCCGGGTCATACCCACCATATGGGCGGGGATCTCCGCCAGCTCGATCCGATACAGCCAGCCGTCAAGCGTAAAGCCGAGAACATAGGCGTCCGCCGCGTTGCGCGCGTTGTAGGTGTTGAGCATCTCCATCTTGTACTCCATCGAGGTGGCCTCCCTTGCTTCATCTTACGTGCCTATTATACAGTATGCCGGCCACCTTGTCAAGCCCTTTTTGTTAAGAAAGTGTTACAGATTTGTGAATAAAGTATTAAGAAATGTTAAACAAATTAGAGACGGGTTGTAACACTTCTGTAATACTTCTGTAACATTTGACTGACTTTGACCTTTAACGCTTTAATGCGCTAAAGTTAGGGTCGGCTAACTTCAACACTTTAATGCGTTAAAGTTAGGCACGGCTAACTTTAACACTTTAACGCGCTAAAGTGAGGTACCTCGGCAGGTGAAGTATATCGACAGCCGATATACCTCGGCAAGTGAAGTATCTCATAGTTAGTTAGTCTGAACTAACTCCGGGCCCGCTTTAATACGTTAAAGCGTAACGCTTTAGCGCGCTAAAGTTAGTTAGTCTGAACTAACTCGGCGGGCCTGCTAGACATTGTTAAAAAAATAACACAGTTAGTCTTGACTAACTCATCTCGTCACTCCCCCCTGTCCCTCCGTTCCGGTGCAAGTATATAATAGCATATCCGGACGCGCTTGTCAAGTACTTTTTGGCCGGCCAGTGAAAAAAAGTTATCCACAGGATAAAGTTATCCACAGGCAAATTATGTGGATAACTCTGTTGACTTCTTTCCCCGGATATGCTACTATATAGTCACCGGGAGGGAACCCGGAAAGAAAAGGAGATTGAAACAATGAAGAATCTGATCGCCGTTATCCTGACTCTGACCCTTGTCCTGTCTATCTCCACCGCTTGCGCGTATGAGTACCGTTTCACGCTTGACGCGGATCGCCTGTATCCCAATACCGCGATCGTGATCGAGGTAAACCGCTATGAAGATTTTGTCCGCTGTGTTGACGCGGCTGGACTTGAATGGATTTTTCCGGACGCGGAGGACTGGATCGAGGGTGATTTGGTTTCCCTGATGATGTTTGACAACTTCACGGATGGGGTAACCGATGATACCGTGATGGTGGCGTACTATGCGGGATTTGGCGGGCTTGACCTTATGAATGAATGGAAGAGCCGGATGGAGTAAAAAAGCGCCCCAGGCGCTTTTTTCTTTGGATTCGAGTTAGTTATAACTAACTCGGCAGGCCGGCCGGGCCCGGTAGAGTTAGTCTTGACTAACTTACCCCTTCACTTCCCCCTGTCTCTCCGTTTCGGTGCGCCTTAATTATAGCATATGGGGAGGGTTTTGTCAATAGGTTTTTTGAAAATAAAAAAGTGAAAAAAGGGGTTGACAAATCGGCTTGACTGTGCTACAATGATGACAGTGGGAGATGAGCAACTCCTAAAGGGTGCCCAAAAGGGTGCGAAGGTCCTCCAAAAAAAAGTGCTCAAACCCCTTGACAAATCGCACTGGATGTGCTAGTATATAGTCACCGGGTGGAAGGAACCCGGGAAAGAAAGAGGAGGAAACAACAATGAAGATGACGGCTGAGATTCGCAAGGTGTTCGCGCTGGTGGACGAGATGAAGGAAGAGGAGAAGAAGACCCAGCGGGTGCCCCACTATTACAAGCGGCACGGTCAGATGGTACGGCGCTCCTACGATGATATCGTCCGGACCGAGCGCTATCGGGAGTTGTTCTACTCTGTGGGCGGCGGGATCCGCGGTAACAAGTGCTTCACTTGTGAAGAGTGTGGCGAGAAGGTCGACTTCTTTGATGTCGGTTGGTGGGCTTGCGCGGATGGGCATTGCGTGTGCTCCTGCTGCGTGGAGGAGGCTTATGGGGACGACCTGTAAGCCTTTTCCGGGCCGGCCAGAGCCAGCAGGAATGCGGCTTTGGTCGTTTTCTGGATCCGCGGTTAGTCATAACTAACTTGCGCCAGGCCGGCCGAGTTAGTCTTGACTAACCGATGGATTCACTCTCCCCTGTCTCTCCATTTCCCGGTGCAACTATATACTATCATACCGCGCCCATCTTGTCAAGGGGTTTTTTGAAAAAAAGATTTTCAAAAACCGCTTGACAAATAGCCGGCTATATGCTACAATAAGGACGTACCAAAGGGAAGGAGGAAACAAGATGCTGGACGTTATCCTGATTGCCACCGTGATTCTCGGCTGGGCCGCCGCAATGATTTGGGTGTACTGGGGCAACGGCGGGATGGAAGACTTCAAAAAAAGTTTCAAAAAAGTACTTGACAAAACCCGGCAGATGTGGTAAGATAAGACCGTAGAGAGGAGGGAGCAAGATGCTCGAGACTTGGGACGATATCTTCTGGGCCGAACTCACGGAGGAGGAGCGGGAGCGCCTCCGGGAGGAGCAGGAGGAGGAGGGCTAAGCCCTCCCCTCCACCCCGAAAAAAAGTTTCAAAAACCCCTTGACAAACTGACCGGGATATGCTACAATAAGACCGTGGAGAGGGGCAGAAAGCCCACCACAAGAGGAGGAAACGAAAATGACGAAGGTGTATGTTCTGCGGCGGCGTGATTCCTATCGGGTGGATGAGCGGGTGGCGGTGTTCACCAGCAAGCGCAAGGTGTATGGGTATCTGCTTGCGCTGATGGACAGCGCGAAAAAGGTCACTGTGCGGGACTCCCACACCGATCGCTTCTACTATGAGCGGGACGCGGTGGTGACGGTGAAGAACCTGATGGATCGGATGGTTATCCTTACCACCTCGTGGACTTGGACCTACTATGTGGAGGAGGTGGAGGTGCGGTAAGCTGCACCACGCCTTGGTTTCCCGGGCTCGCCAAAGCCGCACCCTGACTGGCTTTGGCGGTTTTCTAATACCCCAGTTAGTCATAACTAACTTGGCCGGCCCGTTGAGTTAGTCATAACTAACTAATGCCTTCACTCTCCCCTGTCTCTCCCTCCGGTGCGATTGTATTATACCATACCGGTGGAGGTTTGTCAAGGGGTTTTTGCGATTTTTTTCTTTTCAAAAAAAGTGAAAAAAGGGGTTGACAAAACCCCTTGACTATGGTACTATATAGACACCGGGAAGGAACCCGGTAGAATAAAGGAGGAAACGAAAAATGCTGTACAAAAAGGTTTGGAAAGTCATCGGTCAGTGGTATAGTGATCCCCATTTCGCTCCTAATCCGTGGTTTGATATCGGGGAGTATGCTACGGAGGAAGAAGCTAAAATGGCGGCCGAAAAGGCTTATGAGCCGTGGCTGACCGTGGAAGTTGTGGAGGACTACCGCCCTGTCACCTGAGACAGGGCGTCCCGCCAGATTGAAAAAATTTCAAAAAACGCTTGACAATTCCTCCCGGATATGATAATATATAGTCACCGGGAGGAGCCCGGTAAGAAAAAGGAGGAAACAAAAATGATTGAGCGCGGCATGACCTATGAGCAGATTCTGCGGATGGTGGAGACCAACGGCTGGGAGATTCTGGAGGACACTCCTGGGGAAGAGGATGGTGTGACTTGGCGGGAGATGACTATTTGGCAGGATGACCACGCAGTGGGCGTGGGCGTGGACGATGATGGCGTCTATGAGCTGGTGTATATTCCGCGCTGGGCGCTGTAAGGGCTGACAAGCCCTTTTCTTTTGAGAAAGAGTTAGTCATAACTAACTGGGGTGTCAGCGGGCCGGCCCGATGGGCTTGCCACCTGGGTTTACAAAAGTTTGAAAAAAGTACTTGACAAGCCGGGTAAAATGTGCTAGTATATAGACACCGGGAGAGACCCCGGAAAACAGAGGAGGAAACGAAAATGATGACTTACTTCCGGATTCATTGCGGCGGGTTCTATGGCGGCGTGACCTACTGGACCGAGGCCGAGGCCGTGGAGGCCGCGCGCGTGCGCGCCGCTACGAGCGGCGAACCGTGGGAGGTTCAGGCGTTCACGATTCACGCGGTGGTGTGGCGGCGCTAAGCCGCCCCACTGCTTGGCCGGGCCGGTCGTGAAAACCCGCATAGGCGCTGGCTCAGGCCGGTTGAAAAAAGTTTGAAAAAAGGGTTGACAAGCCGGCAAAAGTGTGCTACAATAAGACCGTACCAAGGGAGCGGGAGATGACCCGCCTCCGGAAAGGAGATTGCGCAATGTACCTGAGCGACCGCGTGGTGGGGCAGCACCACTGGGCGGCGGTTCGGTGGATTGAGGCGAATGACCTCTGGGATGAGGTCATTGACCTCATCACCGATTGCCACGGGATTGTGGTCAAGGTTCTCCATTGACCACTTCCCGAAGCCTAGGGGAGCAACATCGCCCCACTTTTTTTTTGTAAAAACCCCTTGACAAACCGCATTCGCTATGCTATAATAAGGATGGTGGAGGAGAGCCATCGTCGGGCTGGCTCATCGACGGGCCCGTCGGTTAGTCATAACTAACTCCTGCCACATAAGAATGGAGTCCTTCCAGACTCCGCGCCCCACAACCTTTTTTTGTTCATCTTTGAGAGCCCTTGTACTCGACCCCTTGTGGAGGTAGGCTCAGGGGAGGTGCCGTTCGGGGTGAGAACCTTCCTCCCTGTGACTATATAGTACTACAAACCATTGAAAAAGTCAAGGGGTTTTTTAGAAAAAGTTTTTTTCAAAAAGGGCTTGACAAATCGGCCGGGATGTGCTACTATTACATTGTCAGGAGGGGAAACCTCCACAAGAAAGGAAGGGTTACCACATGATGAACGTTCCTACTTACGCCTACACTCTCCGTTACTGGGTTGGCCGCCGCGTTGACGGTGACACCTACTTCTGGGGCGCTTGGGATGACGCCCACAAGGCGCTCGAGGTGGCCGAGTCCATCGGCGGCGTGATGATGGAAAACCCCGACCTGTAAGCACTCGCAAGAGTGCTTTTTTTTTTGAAAAACCACTTGACAAATTAGCCGGGATGTGATACTATAAGACCGTACCAAAGAACAGGAGGGGAAAGCAATGAAGAAGAACAAGGTCAAGACTCAGGTGGAGATCCTGAAGGGTATGCGGGGAAGCTGGGGCAACGTCAATCCTGTCACCCGCGTTATCCCTGACAAGCGGCGGAAGCCGCCCAAGCACAAGGGCCGTCAGCTGGAGGACTGACAGCCTTTTTTTAGTCCAGCTCGGCCGGCCCGCGCAAAGAAAAAGGCGCTTGCGCACCTTCCCCGCCGCTTTACCCCGCTCGACAGCCGAACTGCCTGAGCCCCTTAAGGGTGGGAGGGCGGTCCTCCCTGCGACTATTATATTAGCATATCAGGGCGCTTTTGTCAAGGGTTTTTTGTGAAAAAGTTTTTTTAAAAACCTCCTTGACAAGCTTGACTTTTTATGCTACAATAAGGATGGTGGAGGAGGCCTTTTATTCAGGCCAGCCGGCCCGATGAGTTAGTTATGACTAACCGGCCCGTTATCCAGCTGCGAAAAAAAGCTGCCTTGCGGCAGCTTTGAGAGGGGCGGCGCCCTCTCAGGTCATCCGGTAGGTGGTGGTGGTGAAGTCCTGATAGGCGCGACCGTCAGCGTCCAGCTGGTAGTACCAGTCGCAGCCGTAGCAGTCCTCGCCAGCGCAGTCGTTGAGGTGCTCCACCAGCTCGGCCACGGTGTAATACTGGCGGGTGGTGCGGGTAATGCGCTCAGCTCCCCCGTGGTAGACAACGGTTTCCAGCCGAGAGCCCGTATGGAGGGCGTCCCACTCGTGGATGGTGAACTCCCGGGTACCGAAGGCGGCGCGCGCGGTGGCGATGGAGTTGGCGGTGGCTTTGCTCATCATTGTTTTCTATCTCCTCTCTTGTCTCCGGTCTCCCCGGCTGACAATGATATAGTAGCATATGGGCGGCGATTTGTCAATAGGTTTTTTGAAAAAGTTATCCACAGAATTATCCACAACCCTTGTGGATAACTTCATACGCCTGTGGATAACTTTGTGGATAAATACCCCTTGACAACTTGACAAAAGTGTGATACAATAAGGACGGTGGAGGAGGGCCGCGCGCCCAGGCCGGGCCCGCGCGGAGTTAGTCATAACTAACTATAGTCCTCACTCCCCCATTATATTATACCATATAAAAGTCAAGTTGTCAACCCCTAATTTTTTTTTAAAAACCCCTTGACAAAAGCCGGTCTATCGTGTATAATGTAACCGTAAAGAAGGGAGGGCCCACGATGAACATCTGCTTCGACCTTGACGGAACCCTTGCTAACCTGTACGGCGTGGAAAACTGGCTTGATTATCTTAACAATTATAGCCCTATTCCCTATCAGGTAGCAAAGCCGCTGGTGAATCTTTCCACCCTTGCGCGCAAGCTGAACCGCCTGCAGGCGGAAGGCCACAAGATCACCGTGATCAGCTGGCTTAGCAAGTACAGCACCGCGGATTATGACAAGGCCGTGACAATGGCTAAACTGGTATGGCTGAAAAAGCACCTCGCAAGCGTACATTTTGACTCCATCCATATCGTGCCCTATGGGGTAAATAAATGGACGGTTTGCGGCGGCGCGGATTCCATCCTGTTTGATGACGAGACGCCCAACCGCAACGCTTGGAAAAACGGAAAAGCTTATGAGCCTTGCCAGATTATGGAAGTGCTGAAGAACCTGTAAAAAGGTTCTTTTTTTATAACTAGAAAAAGGTCTTGACAAACCGGCTGGGCTATGCTATAATGTGGACGGTGGAGGAGGGGAGCGAGGGCATAAGTTAGTCTTGACTAACCACGGCAAAAAAAGTTGAAAAAAAGTGATTTTCCCTATTGACAAACCGGCTCGAATATGCTAATATATAGTCACCGGGAGGGAGGAACCCACCGGAAAAGAGAGGAGAATGAACAATGTGGAAGATCACCAACTCCAACCGCAACACCGTCAAGGCCCTGCTGATCGTCACCGTTTCCAACACCTGGCGCAATTGCGCGCCCCTTGGCCGCAAGCCCCTGAACAACAAAAAGGGCTAAAACCCTTGCTCTACGCGGGTTCGCAAACCCGCGTTTTTATTTGCTCTGGCCGGCCCGAAAATACCCCGGTTAGTCATAACTAACTCCGCGCGCAAGTTTTTTTCAAAAACCTCTTGACAAGCGCTTGCCTATATGCTATAATGTGGATGGTGGAGGAGGGGAGTGAAAACATAGGTTAGTCTTGACTAACTCCAAAGTTATCCACAGGCAAAAGTTATCCACAGGAGAAATCTGTGGATAACTTTTTTTCAAAAACCCCTTGACAAGCCGGCTTTGGTATGCTATAATACAGACGTACCAAAGGAAAGGGGACGGAAACAATGAAGAACCTGATTGCGAACCTTCACAATAACGACGGTCTGACCCTGCGGCACGGCAAGCCCATTACCTACAAAAGCGGCTATCAGGTTGCGGATCACGGTGTGGAGTGCCGCACGGTGGAAGAGACGATCAAAGCGGTGGAGGATATGAACGGCGATTGCGGGATCTGGTTCTCCGATGGTGTGTATTATGTGGATCACTCCTTCCGCGTTGCTACGAAAAAAGCCGCTCTTGAAATCGGACGCGCCCACAATCAGATTTCTGTTCTTAAGTGGGCGGATATGAGCCTCATCTACTGCTGAGGAAAGCGCCGAAAGGCGCTTTTTTATTGGCTCAGGCCGGCCGGCCAGATCAAGGCGCAATGCGCTTTTCCACGTTTTTTAAAAAAGGTATTGACAACTTGACTTTTATATGCTATAATGAGGACGGTGGAGGAGGGGCAACTATATATAGGTTAGTTATAACTAACTTTGCGCGCAAAGTTATCCACAACCTTAAGTTATCCACAGGCAAAATCTGTGGATAACTTTTTGAAAAAAGTACTTGACAAAAGCCGGCGACTATGCTATTATATACTTGCAGGGAGGGAAAGAGCCCTGACAGAAAAGAAAGAAGGAAAGAACAATGAAGATTAAGCTGACCGGCCGCAAGACCCTGAAAGTGAATGGATGGATGGAGCACGACCTGATGAATTGTGAGCGGTATGTGGTTATCTGTGTACAGGATGCCGATAACTGGTGGATCATGGGTTCCGATGAAACCATTGAGGACGCGCGGATCCGGATGGAGGAAGAGCGGCGGGACGATCCGGAGGGTGAAATGGAATGGTTCATAATCTCCCCGTGGGGTGACCTGGAGGAAAAGGGCTGAAAAAAGCCCTTTTCTTTTTCTAAAAAAGTTGCGGAAAAGGGTTGACAAAAGCCGGCCGATATGCTAATATATAGTCGTGGGGAGGAAAGCCCTACAGAAGAGGAGGACGAGAGAATGTACTATACGGACGTGGAATTGATGGAGGATCGGCTGGAAGAAGAGGAAGCGCTGCGGCGGTGGCTGGAGGAGCACCCGGAGGAAGAGGGCTGAAAAGCTCTCTTTTGTTTACTCTGGCCGGCTCGACCTGGCCTGAATGGCTTAAAATAAGGGTTTACACGATTTTTCAAAAACCTCTTGACAAGTTGACTTCTATTTGCTATAATGATAGTGGTGGAGGAGGGGGAAGTGAGGATATAAGTTAGTCATAACTAACTGGTGGAGGGTGAAAAAAAGTTGTCCCTGAATGAAAAAAAGGTATTGACAAAAGCCGGCCGATATGCTAGTATATAGTCACGGGGAGAGAGAAGCCCCGGAAAAGAAGAGGAGGAACATCACAATGAAGAAGAACGAGAACAACACCCGCGGCGGCATCGGCTTTACCGGTCTCCTGACCATTGCCTTCATCGTCCTGAAACTGTGCGGCGTCATCGACTGGGCGTGGGTCTGGGTGCTGGCTCCGTTGTGGATCTCCACGGCGCTTGCGGTGGTGCTGATTGTGCTGGCGGTCGTGGTGGCGCGGCGCGGGTAAAACCGCGCCACACCTCGCTCAGGCCGGCGCGGGAAAACCGCATTCTAAAAGGGCTTGCGCCCTTTTCTTTTGCGCGCGCAAGATTGTTAAAAGTTTAACAAACTTTAGCCTGTTAAAGTAATATGGTTAGTTATAACTAACTTTTGCGCTAAAAGTTATCCACAGGAAAAGTTATCCACAGATTAATTTTGTGGATAAATACCCCTTGACAGATTGACAAAAAGGCGCTATAATAAGGACGGTGGAGGAGACCCTTTTTTTAAGGGTCTCTATTATTTTGCTGTGGTGGCCGGCCCGGCCGCACTGTGCCTATGTTTGCGCGCGTCTGGAAAGCCGCACTACGTCTATGTTTTCACGGGTGGAGGAGCGCAAAAGTTATCCACAGAAAAAAGTTATCCACAGATTCATTTTGTGGATAAAAACCTATTGACAAACCGGTTTCCATATGCTATAATTGACTTGTCAAGAAGGGAAGGAAAACCCTTAAAACCGGAAAGGACTTGAAACAATGATGAAAAAGCTGATTGCCCTGACCCTCGCCCTGATTGCCATCCTGACCATCTCCACCGCGTCCGCTACTGTGTTTCTCCCTGATGTGACTCTTGACTATAATCACCTTTACTCCCATATGGCAATCATCACCGAGATCAGCGTGGAAGAGGATATCGTGGTTATGGTGGACGCCGCTGGTATGGTGTGGATTATGGAAGGCGTGGAAGATTACACCGTGGGCGATTTCGTGTCAATGATTATGTTTGATAACTATAGCGCAAGCGTAAAGGACGATATGATTGTAGAGGCGCGCTATGCGGGATTTGGCGGTATGGAAGTGGTACAGATGTGGATGGGCGAATAAATGCCCATCCTCTTTTTTTTGATTATTTTTAAAAAACCTATTGACAACTTGACTTTTATCCTGTATAATAAGGATGGTGGAAAAGGTGCCTTTTATATATGGTACTATTGTTGTGCTGTGCTGTGTGGTGTACCTGTGTACTGTACCTGTGTGCTGTGCTGTGTATCTGTGTGCTGTGTGTGTGCTCTGTGTGTATCTGTGTGCTGTGTGTGCTGTGTACCTGTGTGCTATACTGTACCTGTGTGCTGTGCTCTGTGCTGTGTGTGTATCTCTGTGCTGTGCTCTGTGTGTGCTCTGTGTGTGTGCTGTGCTCTGTGTGTGTGTGCTGTGCGTGTACCTGTGTGCTGTGTGCGTGCTGTGTTGTGTGCTCTGTGTGCTGTGCTGTGTGTATCTCTGTGCTGTGTACCTGTTTGCTGTGCTGTGTGTGTTCTGTGTGCTGTGCTGTATGCTGTGTTATATGGCATAAAAAAAGTTGTTCAATCTTGAAAAAAGTACTTGACAAACCGGTTGATCTGTGCTATTATAAGACCGTGGAAAGGGAAAGCCACCACAGAGAAGAAGGAGGAAAAAACAATGACTAAAAGGGTTCGCTACTTCATCATCCTGACCAACGCCTTCGTCTGCACCGCATACCCCACGGAAGAGGCCGCTATGGCGGACGGCGAGCGGATGGCTAAACTGTTTGGGGAAAAGTTCCTCCGCGTGGAGCGGCGAGACGATTAAGAGGGCTGAAAAGCCCTCTTCCCCTCCACTAAAAAAAAGTTTGTGGAGGATGAAAAAAACACTTGACAAACCGGCCGAAATGTGCTACTATAAGACCGTGGAAAGGGAAAGCCACAAAACAAAAAAGAGTGGAGGAACAAAACAATGAAGAAGCCCGAAAACATGATGTCTGGTCTGACCGTGATAGTGGAAACTGACTATACGGACGGCGAGGTGGAGACTGAATGGTACACCCCCGAAGAGTGGGACGAAGCGGTGAAAGACTACGAGTCCTCTCTGGAAGCCGTGGGCGATTGCGTGACGCGCGTTGCGCTCCTGTATATGGATGAAGTCCTTGCGGAGTATACCGAAGAAGAAGCGTGGGCGGAGGAGGAAGAGGACTGAAAAAGTCCTCTTTCCTCTCTTGGATGACAAGCAAAAAAAAGTTTGCTTAAGATAAAAAAAGTGCTTGACAAACCGGCAAAAGTATGCTATTATAAGACCGTGGAAAGGGACAAGAGCCCACCACAAGAAAGGAAGAAAGAACAATGAAGAATTTCTACGAAGTCATCTCCTACTACAACGGCGGCTACGATGAGGACATCGAAGAGACCTTCGACACCTTCGAAGAAGCGGAAACCTACTGCCGCATGCATGACAAAAGCGAGTGCTACCACGAGGAAGGGATGTTCATCCGGTGCCACGAGGACGGCAAGGTGTGGCGGGAGGACTGGGAGTAAGGGCGCCGAAAGGCGCTCTTTTCCTTGCTCTGGCCGGCCCGTGAAACCCGCACCCTGCCTTGCTTTGCGACGGGTGGAGGATTGTTAAAAGTTTAACAATCTTGCTCCCCCTTAAACACCGATGACAAGAGCGCGACCGATTATTTAACGCTTTAACGCGTTAAAGTAAAAGCCCCCCTTCAAGTTAGTTATAACTAACCGGCCCGGAGATTGTTAAAAGTTTAACAATCGATCTCCACGAGTTAGTTAGTCTGAACTAACTGGCCTGTACTTTAGCGCGCTAAAGTTTGTTAAAAGTTTAACAATCTCGGGCCCGTTTTAGTTAGTCATAACTAACTAAAAAAAATTTTCAAAAACCCCTTGACAAACTTGACTTTATCCGCTATAATAAAGACGGTGGAGGAGAACCTTTTTTAAGGTTCAAGTTAGTTATGACTAACTGGCCCGGAACGCCTGCGCGGAAGATTGTTAAAAGTTTAACAATCGATCCTGGCCGGTCGGCCCGATTGTTAAAAGTTTAACAATCGATCTACAGTATCAAGTTAGTTATAACTAACTGGCCTGATGTTTAACAAGTGACGGACTTTATCACTTTAACGCGCTAAAGTGGGCCCCGAGTTAGATTGTTAAAAGTTTAACAATCGATCTACAGTGGAGGATTGTTAAAAGTTTAACAATCGATCTACGGTAACGACCGGCCCGAAGTTTAACAATGGGCGGAGTATTGTTATAAGTTTAACAATCGATCTACTTTAGCACTTTAATGTGTTAAAGTAAAAGCCTGGCCGGCCAAACGAAACGGGCCCGTGGTATTCAAAACGGTACGCCCTAGAAAATCCGCGACCCTCCTCGCACGTGCGCGCGCGTTTTGAAATACGTACCCCCCCGGTGCGGTTTGAATGCCTACCCCCGGTTGGAAAATTTTAGACCACCCCCGTTTGAATAAAAATTTTGAAATAGGGGGCGCCTCAATTTTGAAATAGGCGGGCCCGCGAAAAAAGCGGGGTGGAAATAGGAAAATTTTGGTAGGAAACGCCGCGGAAGTGGAGGCGAGGCCCAGGTTTCTAGCTTTGAACCAGGTCCCGGGGGTTAGTTTCGGGAAAAAAGTAATTTTTATACCCCAAACGGATGGGGCGCTCCCCAATTTCCACCAACTTTTTTTATTTCCTACCCCAAATTCCACCAACTTTTTTATTTTCAAACTTTCTCCCAACCCAAATACTTGACTTCTCCTGTTCCCCTATGATATAATATACTCAAGAGGTGATCCCATGAAAAAAGCATATTCATTAGACTATAGCATTGAACGTGACGTTGACCGCGTTCAAGCTATTTATGATATATTGGATACATTGGATAAAAATCCAACTAATACAGAACTTGAGCAAATGGCCAACTACATCTTATATGGGAAGGACGAAGAAGGCAAGAACGCAAAGTAGCGTGGCGAAATGACGGACGACAATAAACGCTACAATTCATTTAAGACCGCAGACGAGAAACTTCTTTCCCTAGACGAAATACTGGAGAACCCCGCAACGGACGAACGGGAGCTTCAATCCGCAAATAAACGTTCCGTATACAAACGCCCAAAGCCCACTATCAACAAGCCCAAGTATAATAAGAAAACGGGCGAACTAATCGATCCGGGCGACAGCGACATTCCCGGCATGTAGCAACTCTGGGATGATATTGCGCGCGTAGAGCATATCGTGGCCGTTAATGAGGGCAAGGTACCTTACGATGACCACACTCCCCTCCTTAAGGATAGTTATCGCCTATATCAGCTCAAGCATCAATTAATTGATATGCGCCGCCATTAGTACTACCTAAAAGACATATTTAAACCTACATTGCACTTCGCGGGCGCAGACCATCCAAAAACCCAATTCGTTGACTGGACGGCCGACTCCTTCTATTGGATTTCGCGCGCGGAACTTGAGGAAAAAATTGCCCATTCGCTAACTTCGCGCGTTTCCCGCAACATTGAGGACTATGAGGTGCGCGAAGGCCCAAATGGCGAACCCCAATACAAGTGGATGGTTCAGCCGCATACTTTTGACTGGGAGAACCCCAACCATATTAAGCATTTAATTAATTAGTTTGATGGCCTTTATGATTAGCTTCACGAAAAATTGGATACGTATGGGTATACACTTCTGCTTGATTTTGAACGCTATCGCGCGATGGCCAATCTGTCCGAGGCGCGTAACTACATTCTTGACTTAAAGCTCGCGCGAATACCATACGGCGAAATTGTTCATAACCTCCAAGTCAAGTATGGCATTAAGTATACCGAAAACTACCTATGTACAATTTTGGCCAAAGAAATCCCGGAAAAAATAGCATACGCCGCGCAGCGTCATCGCCTGTTAATTGAAACCCCATTAGAGGAGTGTAAAAAATGCGCCACCTGCGGCCGCGAGCTTCCACGCCATAAGTTGTTCTTTTGTTTGAATAAGGGCCGTAAAGATGGATTCTCATCTTCCTGTAAGGAATGCGAACGCAATAGGCGTATTGAAGGAGGTTAGCCAACTCATGACAGAAGAAATAAAGAAACGTAGATGCATGAGATGTAGACAGGAAAAGCCGGAGAATGAATTTGCGCGAACACCATCCAAATTTTTCCCTAATCATCTTTCACTTATTTGTACTAATTGCTTGGAGCAGATGGTTGATCAGAGCAATTTGGGCGAAGTTGATAGGCTTTGCCGCTACCTTGATGTACCATTTGATTTGAATAAATGGACATAGTTATATCCAACCTATAAGGATCATACGCTAACTGCTTACTTTTCCCTCCTCTCGAACGACCACTATGCTTCACTTTAGTGGACGGACGAGAATGAAAGATGGCGTCTCGCGCGCGAATAGGGCACGATTGACGAGGACATTAAAGCTATTTAGGACGCAAAAATGCGCCGACTCCGTAAGGAGTGGTCAGCCGCGTATAAAGATGATGAATTGCTTTTCTTGGATAGTTTCTATAATTAGATACTTGCTACACAAAATGTATCTACTCCAATTTTACAGCACTACGCGCGCGACCTTTGTGAAATTGAGCTTCGCATTAAGAAGGGTTTGCGCGCGGGCGAAGATATTAAGAAAGATATGGACGCGCGTGATAATATTATTAAAATCGCGCACTTTGAGGCTACGAGCGCAAAGAACGCAGCCGACTTCGAGTCTGTTGGTGAGCTTATGGTTTACTACGGGAAGAAGGGCTGGCATCCAAAATGGCATACAGAAGCGAAAGATTCTATTGACTTTATGATGGAGAATATTTAGAATTATTTGAAGCGTCTGGTTGTTAATGAGGGTAACTTCGCGGAGCAGGTTGAAGATAAGCGCGAACGCTACAATATGACAGAGCGTCTTGAAGAGATTGAGAACGAGAAGGTTGAGTTTGATGAAACTGCTGATATTCAGTACGAAGGCGAAGACGAATTGGCAGGTGAATTAAATGGAGACTAATGAGATTGCTATTGAAAAAGGCGTCGTTCTTACTCGAGAGTTTTTGGACGCGAATGAAGAGCTATTTACTAAATATTTGAACTTGTGGATACTGTATCCAGATATATTCTTAGATACAATTTAGTCAACCACGGACGCGAAGCACTTTCATCTTCTTCCATATCAGCGTATTGCGCTGCGCGCTTGTATGCGCTATCGCTACCACTTTTGGACTGCCACGCGCGCGACCTCTAAATCATTCACGGCATACCTTGCTTCAGTACTGCGCGCAGTCCTACTGCCTGGCTCAACTATAATGCTCGCCTCTGACGTTAAAGGAACCGTTATTAAAATCGCAGAAGCCAAGTTCGAGGAAATCTTTAACCATTGGCCTTTACTTAGGAAAGAATTGGCTACTCGAGTAGAAGACGGAAAAACTGGTATTAAGTCTAGTTCAAACTACTATGAGCTTAAGTTTAAAAATGGCAGCCAAATTACAGTTGTTTCTAAAGATACTTCTCGTGGTTTGCGCGCGAACGCAGCCATCCTGGAGGAGTGCGCTCTAATTGATGAGACATCATACAATGAAGTACTTTGGCCGCAAATGAACATTAAACGTCACGAAGTAGATGGTTCTTTAAATCCAGAGGAGCCATCAAGTACACAAATTTTCATTACTACCGCCGCAGAACGTACTGTTTTTATGTATAGTAAACTCATTGAGTGCGCAGTAAATGCCGTGCTGCGGCCGAAAGAGTATTTCTGCTGGGGGCTATCATATGAAGTACCATTACATTATGGACTTCTAGATAAGGCTACATTGATGGACCAGCGTTATTCCAACACCGTAAGCGAGGAAAGCTTTGCGCGCGAATCTCTATCAATCTGGTCTGGTAACAACAAAGATGCTTGGCTTGATTCTAAACGATTAAATAAAAGAAGAACTTTGTTAAAATGTGAGAGGAAAGCATAGGAGAATCCCACTAATCCTAATACCTATTATATAATAGGAGTGGACGTTGCACGCTATTCAGCGAACACTGCTATTATGGTTATCAAGGTTTTGCCACAGTAGAACATGTGCGCGAAAAGGGTAGTGTATACTGAGATTATACACGGCGCGAATTATATAACTGAACAAGCGCCTCGTTTGAAAAAATTAATTTAGCTTTTTAATCCTCGAGAGATTGTTATTGACGGTAATGGCCCTGGTATTGGTTTGCTAGATGCTATGGCTGTTGCGTCTGTAGATATAAAAACTGGTGAGACTTTTCCACCATATTTTGTCTTTAATAACGACCATCATTTACCTCCTGAGATGAAGGCTGAAGCTGAAGAACCTCGTCCGCAATTTAACGCAATTATTTATGATATAAAAGCGGGCGCGCAGAATGAAGATATTATTCATTCAAATTTTTTCACACAAATTAATAACGGAAGCGTAGAATTTCTAGCACATGAACGGATAGTAAAAGACAAATTAATGAATACAAATAAAGGCAAAAAAATGTCTTTGTATGATAGAAGAGTATTCCTATTGCCATACGAGATGACATCTAGGCTTATTGACGAGCTAAACAATTTGCGGCTTAAGGCTACTGGCGTTTAGAATTAGTTTAAAATTGAACGTATTTCGCGCTCAATTGAAAAAGACCGCTTCTCTGCTCTTGAATATGGACTTTACAGAGTGAAGTATTATGAAGATAAAATGTAGAAGCGTAATAAGAAAAAAAATATAAAAGATTTTATCTTTTTCAGTCCACATACTAGGGGGTGATATGCTATGGAAGGAAAAGACTTTCAAACTTTTAGAGAGAAGATAAAACGCACCCCGATAAAAGCACAATCATCTTATTATCGTTGGGGATATAGATAGACTGATGCTGTCGCTCATGATTTTTCTATAGAAGAGATTGAAGAGATAATTCGCTCTGGTGACTTGCTTTCTTTAAGAGAATTATCGCGATATTATTATCGCACTAATAGTGAGTATAGAAATAACATTGACTTCCTCGCGCATCTACCACTTTATGAAACGCTAGTGATTCCACTTTATTAGGAAGGCAAAGGCTCGGATAAATAGATTCTAAAAGCTTTTTATCGCGCTTGTACTTTTATTGATAATATGGATTTGCCTAACACCTTGGCGCATATTACAACAGAATGGCTAAAAAATGGTATTTACTACGGTGTCCTGCGCGAAGATGGTGATTTGGTCACTGTTCAAGATTTGCCGCAGCAATATTGTAGAGTTAGATTTAAAGACTTCCATAATTTAGACATATTGGAATTTGATTTAAATTACTTCCTACAAATCGTAGACGACAATGCGCGCGAAGAGGCCATTACGACTTTTCCTAAAGAGGTTCAAAAGGCGTGGCGAGCATGGATACGAGGCAATAAGAAAACTAGCTGCTGGGTGGAACTACCCGCGAGTAGCGGGGGCGTTAGTTTCAGTTTCGCTGGAGATGGAATGCCGTTATTAATTGCCAGTATTCCTCAATTGAAGAAACTCGCGGACGCCGTTGCGCGCGAAGAGAAGCGTGACGAGAATGAGCTACATAAGTTGCTCATTCAAAAGATGCCTATTGATAGTAATGGCGAGCTTGTCTTTGACTTAACTGAAACAGCAGACATACATAGTTCTATCGCGCAAATGCTATCCGAGACTGACACTGTTGATGTGCTTACTACTTTTGGAGATACGACTCTAGAAAACGTGTAGGATTCAAGCGCGGCAACCCAGTCTAGCGACCGCATTACCAAGTATAAGAACAATGCTTGGGATGCTATGGGTCGGGCGCACATTCTATTCAATCCTGATGGCAGCGCAGCATTGGCTATGGCTATGAAAAAAGACGAAGCATTAATGAATGCGTATTTAAACGTATATGAAACGTGGATTTGCTATCTTATAAATGAGCGTTTTTCGCGCGCTGGTTTGACCTTTGATTTTTAGATTCTTCCTCTTACTGTATTTAATAGAGAAGAATTACAAGGCTTATATTTCCGCGGAGCACAATATGGCTACTCTAAAATGTATGCTGGTGTTGCGATGGGTATGAAGCAGCGCGATCAGCTTAGCTTAATGAATTTTGAGAACGATATTCTTAAAATGTCTGTTAAGATGGTACCACTACAATCTTCCTATACAACTTCTGGTAGTGCCTTTGGTGGTGGCGGATCTAGCTCTAGTACAAATACTAGTACTACTACTACTACAAATGAGTAGGGTGGCCGCACAGAAGTGCCAGACGCGCAGAAGCAAGAAAGTACGCAACAAAACATTAGCGCAGAGCAATGAGGTGAATAACAATGGATGAGAGAAAAATACCAGTTTATTTTGACGTACAAGTTGTTGATTCACCTATTCAAGTGATTTCAGAATCCGAACCTAATTTAAACAGGCTAAAGGTTGCGGTATTTACTAAATATGCGAACAGGAATGGTTCATATATTACAGATGCCGTGGCAGAGCAATTAATTCAAAGTGCTACTAATGGTAGCACTCCAGTTGTTGGTTTTTTTGACCCAGAAACTAAAACCTGGGCTTCACATACTGGGCCCACTTTAGCCAATGGTTATGGTTATGTAGAAAGTTTCCTTGGATGGGAGCCAATGACTGATACCGATGGTGTTGTAAGAGATTATGCGACATTCTCTGTCGTATTATTTACCGATTATTATGAGGAAGCTCGTAATATTCGTGGTTAGAATTAGAGTATGGAATTAGACCCTAATTCAATTGAAGGCGATTGGGCGGAAATTAATAATGATTATTATTTCGTTTATACAAAGGCTAATATGCTTGGCTTCTGTATAATTGGCGCGCATGAGCCATGTTTTTCGGTATCCTCATTCTTTTCTAAGAATGATGAACAATATAATAGTTAGTTTGAAAAATTTGAAAGCTTACTGCTTGATCTAAAATCAAGAGTTGCGAAACTTGAAGAAGGAGGGGAGAAAGCGATGGATGAGAATAAAGAAATTGAAACTGTAGTTGAGGAATTTGCTGCTGTAGAAGAGCCAGAGGTAGAGCCCGTGGTTGAAGAGCCAGAGGTAGCTCCTGCTGAGGAGTTCTCCGCGGAAGAGCCAACTGTAGAAGAGGAAGAAGTAGCTGAGCCCGAGGTAAATGAGCTACAGGTTGCTTTTGACAAGCTAAATAAGGACTATACTGACCTAAAGGCTCTTTATGAGGAAGTTGTAAATTCTCGCGACGAACTTTCAAATGAAGTTAATAATCTAAAAACGCTTAATGAATCTCTAAAAGCTTCTGTGGCAACATATGAAGCAGCCGCTGCCAAGGCTGAACTAGATAGAAAGAATAATCTAGTAGAAAAGTATGAAAAAATTCTTGACGCGGAAGAAATTAATGTAATTAAGGACAAGGTAAACGACTTGTCTTATGAAGAATTGGAAGGCAAATTAGCCATTGTTTTTGCGCATAAGAAGATGGCTGACGAAGCTCCTGCTGTGGCGAAAGTCCCACTACAAGAGCCTGAAGAGTCTCAATTCGCTTTACTAATTAAAAAATATCGCAAAAATTAAGGAGGGACTTAGCTATGAAAAGATTTCCTGTTGAACAATATGCCACTCTAGAGCTAAATCAGGTAGCTTTCCCAAAGACTGGCATGGTAGTTTCTCAGACTCCACTAGGCTCTGCTTTTACCGCTGACGCTCCTTGTGAGAATGGCATGTGGGTAGTCGCTGACAAGGCCGCTGGTGCTATTAATCCACCCGCCGCTGCTACTGACAAGCCAATTGGTATTGTATATACTACTGAGAAAGAATATGACATTTTCCATTATGGTCTAAAGACCTTCGGCCGCAAGGTCGCTGGTGATTATCCTCGCGTAGGTATCCTAGGCATTGGTGATACCGTAACTACAAACTGCCTACAGTACAATGATAGTACTTGGCCCACTGTTGACGCTCTTTATGCTGATCTACGGAAGGATCTAAGTGTAGCTGCTAATACTCTATATGTAGCTCCTGTAGCTGGTTCTGCTGTACCACAGCTAACCAAGACCAAGCCCGGCTCTGGCATTTATGGCAGAGTTGTAAAATTCTACACAGTACCTAACGGCGAGCCTGCTGTTAAGTATCAGATCGTGAGTCTATAATGGGAGGTGCGAACTATGAATAATCTACAGATTTTAATGAATGGTGTATTCGGCCGCAAGGTTCCTGCTGAGTTCGCAGCCGCCGATTACGATTATGAAGCTGCTCTACATGATGAGCTAGTAAAGCTTCTATGTGATGACAAGGGTCGTCTAAATCGCTATAAGTTTGAGCGCAACAAGATTGACCTATTTGAACTACTAACCCAGAATCTCGAAGAGGTTCTTCCTCGCAGCCTAGAGAATGCTCTAGATATGTTCTGCGAAATTATCCGCGTTGGCCAAGGCGATCGCCTTGAGTTCCATGTAACCCGTGGTAAGCAACGTGGCCGCCAGTTTGTAACTCGTGCTACCGAGTCTGGCAACTATGAGACTTTCCGTCTAGACCGTGACCGTTTTGACGTTTATCCAATGGCTATTGGTGGCGCCGGTTACGTTGACTTTGAGCGTTATCTAGATGGTCTAGAGAGCATTACTGACATCTATGAGATCATTCAGCAAGGTATTACTGACCGTATCTTTGAGATGGTTCAGGAAGCCCTACTAAATACTTGGAATCAGGCTGGTCGTCCAGCTGCTAACAAGGTTGTGTCTAATACATTTGATCCCGCCGCTATGGTAAAGCTTTGCAACACCGTGCGCGCTTATGGCGATCCTGTTATCTATTGCACTCCCGAGTTTGCTGCTGAGATGGTAAATGCTATTGTTTATAATAGCACCGTCAAGATTTCTGATCAGGATATGCTAGAGGTGCGCGAGCGCGGCTATATCGGTCGTTTCCGTGGCGTACCTGTAGTAGTACTACCACAGTCCTATACTGACGAGAAGAATGAGAAGACTGTTATGAATCCTTGCTTTGCTTATGTTATGCCTACTGGCCAAAATAGCAAGATTGTAAAGCTAGGCTTTGAGGGCTCTCCTTACTTCCGTACTTGGGATGACCATGAGGGCGATAATAGCATCGTTCTACAGGGTTATCTAAAGGTTGGTATTGCTGTAGTTGGCACTCCTAATTATTGGGGTATCTATTACAATGGCAGCCTTGCTGGTACTGCTCAGGATGGCAATCCTTGGTATAGTTATAACCAAAATCTATTGACCGCAGCTGAGAAGGCAGCTTTAAACGGTTAATATAATTTAATATGGGGCGGGAGCTAATCCCGCCCCAATTGCGAGTAAAAGGAGGATATTATTATGGGAATCACTTTAAAAAACATTAGTTCTGCTACTGTAGCATTATCTTATCCAGATATTAGATTTAATCGTAGTCTGGTACCGGGCCGCTCAATTCCATTGACTCAAGAGCAATATGATGAATTGGCGTTTGATCCGGGTATTCGTAATCTTATTGAAACTGGTTACATTAAGGTTGAAGGCATCGAGGAAGAGACACAGGCTATTGAGTCATCTCATGCTCTTGAAGCGACCGAGATTATCAAGATGATTAATGACAAAGATTACGCTGCTTTTACTAAATTTATTCCTACTGCTTCTATCGCTGAGAGGGAGACAGTAATACAATATCTTGTAGCTAATAATATAACTGATAATGCATTTGCCGCTCTAATTAAGAAATATTGTGATGTTGATATTATTCAAGCTATTAGTATCAAGCATCAGGCAGAAGAGAAGTAATGGCTACTCAATTTTTATCAATTTATGATGCTTTTTTAGCTAGAATAACCGCAGACGAATGGACTCTTGAAGAAGAGCTTGCAATTGTAGAGCGGGATTGGCAAGAGCTTTTAAAGATGGCTGTATTCCGTTTTAAATATCCTCGCGTAGACCTTACTGTGTAGGGCAGCGACCAGGATGGATGGCAATTCGTTGGTGACTTAACAAATGATGAAATTCAGCTTCTCGCTTTATATATGAAGCATGAATGGATAAAAAGATGTATTGCCAGTTGGGAAAATATTCGTCAATTATATGCAGATAAGGATTTCTCTCAAGCAAATCATTTAGATAAATTAAATAAACTCGAGGCCGCGGTTGCTCTTGAAGTACATAAGGCCGAGGGAATTTATGATCGGTCTAGGAATAAGAATCCCGCAGATTTATTTAAGAAATTGGCAGGAAAAAAGAATGTCGTATGACGAAACTTTTGAAGGCTATATAAATAAATTGAAGGGCCGATTATATGGTTTGCTTTGCGAGAAAGAAAAAGACGGTGAATGGGAAAAATTCTTGGATTCAATTATAATTGAATTGGAAGGTTTGGGCGCGAATTCAATAAATTACTGGGCAATTATTGGCAAACTAAATTCATTACGACACTTGTCTTATGAGTATTTTCGTAAAACAATTTTTGAGTGTATGAATTTAGTTGGAGGCCTTGAAGAGCCACATGAGTTATCGTGATGTATTTTTCGCGCGCGTGAACCATCTGGGTGAAACGACCGCTGAACGTATTCGCGAGGGCGGGATTCGCTCTTTTTATAAATGGATGGCAGAATCGCCTCATACCGTTCGAGAGTTATCTGTTGAACGAGGAATACATTTTGATGGAATTATCCTAACAAAAGTTGATAAAGAATATCGTAAAGATATGTATTTAAATGTAGCTAACGATATTCCTTTAAAAGTCGGAGATATTATGAATTGGACGATTGATGACGGCTCAATCGAGAAATGGTTGCTACTGCAAGAAGAAAAGAAAGTAAATGGCACTTATAGAACATTTTTCATTGTTAGGTGTAATTACTTGCTTAAGTGGATTGATGGATAGGGACATAGGCAATAGTCGTGGGCCTATTTCGTCAGTTCAGTAGATAGTAAAGTTAAGGGTAATTATAGAACATGGCATAACTTAATTACTCCTCAACCTAATAAATATGCAGAAATTGTTATGCCGTATTATCCAGTAGATCGTTCTACAAATTTTATTGTATAGAATGAGTCTTGGAATATGATTGAAGCAGATTTTTCTAGTGTGCCAGGAACTATTTATATGTCTTTGACAGAGAATAAAGTAAATTTCATTTATGATGATTTAGATGAACCACTTGCTGATACTGATAAAGAAGCGCAATATTCATTTATTATTAAAGCCCCAACTGAAATTGCAGTTGGTATGACTTTTACTCCAGACATTATTGTCATGAAGAATAATGTAGTATTTGAGCGCGATGCTTCTTATGAGTTTAATTATGATATTGCTGATACGTGGTATTTAGATACTACTGATGGCGGATTAATTGCTAAACATCCAGGCACTGTTAAAGTGACTGTGAATTTTAAGAATTATCCTACCGCAATAATTAATAGTGAAACTAATTCTTTTACTTGTACTATTGTAGAACAAGGCGCAAATATAGCACGTACACCAGTGATTGTTGGTAACGATTATATTCGTGAGGGTTGGTATGCAATTTATACTTTAAAAGATTATGAGTTAGGCGCTTCATATACATGGAATATTGCTCCAAATACAGATCCTGAAGATGATAAGTACCTTGTTTTAGAGGTTAATAAAGAAGATAATTCAGCTAAGGTTACTGTTAAGAAGCGTAATAAGTCTAGTACGTTTATTTTACAAGCATCAGTAAATGGACAAATCATTGAAAAAGAAATTGAAATCCGTTCTCTATGGACATAAGGGGAGATCTAAATGAGTAAAGAAATTGCTGGACAACGCCGTTTTGCTGTTATGGGCAATAATATGTTCAAAATAGCGCTTAGAATTATGAATAATCAAAATATCTGTCGACTACTTAAATATCAGGTTCGTGATCCATTTAATACTGAAAAATATGAAGATATAGATGGCATGGACTTGTTACATAAATAGATATTAATTGTTCCTAAAATCTATGATGATAGCGTAGAAAAGATGTCATACATTACAGTTTTATTCAATGATTTTATTGTAAATTAGATTAACCCCGAGTTTAAGGTGTCTACAATTCGTTTTGATATTGCCTGCCCATATGATGAGTGGGTAATAGATGGAAGTAAAATTATTCCACCAGTAGACGATAGTAGTTATGATGATATTATAAAGTGGAATAACACTAACTCACGTTCGTTGCGGCCATATTTGATTATGCAAGAATTAGACAAAATGTTCAATGAAGCGCAAATTAGTGGCATTGGAACATTATAGTTCGTGCGCGCATCCGCTTTAACTTTGTCACCTTAGATTGGTGGTTATTCTATGTGGTATTAGATTCATGAATTTAACTGATAATGAAACTTTAAAGTTTTTATCTGGGGCACCAATTTTATTTTATGACATCTGCGCGATTTACTCTCCAAAGCTTGGTCAAATTGTATCAGAAGGTTATGATAATTTTCAAATCTATCTTTCACTATTGACCGCAGAAAAGCCTGCGCCAACAGGCAAAAATGAAGAGATGGAACAGTTATTAGAAAAAATTACAGATTTTTAGTATTTCTTGCTGATGACTAGTATGGATGCCCCAACTAATCTATTAGCAAAGAAAGCATTTAGATTTTTCATTCATGAGGATATAAATTTTTCTTTGGAACCTGCGCAGATTGTCGTTGGGCCAGTGGAAGAAAAACACATTATGGATGAAAGTAAATTTATTGAATTTCAGCGTATCCTGCGGAAAATGTGTTTTATGGACCGCGATGCCGATGAAATTATAATAAATCCTGACGATTCACCTGCAGTTAAAAGGTTGAAAATGCAGATGAAAGCTAATCGTGAAAAGGTACGCAGAGCAAAGGCGAAGAAGGCTGAACGCGATAAAAGCGGTTTAAAATTTTCTGATTTATTAGGAAGTATCACTATTAATAATTGCGGATTAAATATGGCAAATATTTGGGATATTACCTATTACGCCTTTCAAGATTAGATAACGCGCATGGGATGGCGAGATTAGTTTGACCTAAATAATAGGGCTGCCATGGCCGGCGCAAAGATTAAGAAAGAACAGCTTAAGCATTGGATGCGCTCCATTGCTAGTTCTGACTAATAAAACATGTTTTATAAAAGGAGGTAACTCAACATGGCTGTAAATATTTTTGATAAATATGGCATTAAAGAGGTTGCCAACGTATATTTTGAGGCTCTAGACGACGATCTAAAGGCTGGTGTGTACAAGGGCGACATCGTGCTATTCCTTGATACTCTAAAGGTATCTACTATTGAAACTACTGCTGAAACCACTGACGCTACTGGTGGTTGGGGCAATCCTAAGCTAGTATCTTGGGACTATGGTAAGGAGATTACCATCACTCTAGAGGACGCTCTAATTTCTCTCGAGTCTCTACGGTTTATGCTTGGTGGCGCTATTCATAAGGCTAGTGCTAAGGAGCCTGTAATTGTTCGTCATACTGAGGAAGTTGTATGTGACGCTAATGGTCTTCTACCTCTACCAAAGGACCATTTAACTGGTGTAGAATTACATCCAGTCGCTAAGAAGGGTCATCCTATTCGTCTCATTAATTTAACTACCGGTGCTCGCACTCAGTTAACTTTTGAGAAGAATAGCAATGCAGACGTAACTCTAGATGGTACTAAGAAAATTAATTTCGTAAATCCTGCTCTAATTGGTATGGATTCTCAAAATTCTAGTTCTCCAGCCGCAGTAGAGACCAAGGCTGGCGACCATGTTCGTATTTTCTGGGAAGAGGTTATTGAAAACGAGACTGGTTCTGAGACTGCTATTGAAGTAACTATTTCTCCTGATACCTTCCCTGGCACTTACAAGGTAGTAGGCGATACATTCATGCGTTCTGCTGAGACTGGTAAGGACGAGCCCTTCCAGTTCGTAATTAATAAGGCCAAGGTAACCAGCGAGGTAACCATCACTCTAGAGGCTGAGGGCGATCCTTCAACCTTCGAGATGACTCTAAACGTTCTACGCGGCACTAATGAGCGCGGCGAGAATGAAATGATGAAGCTAGTCCGTTATGCTATTGCTAGCAGCAGCGGCAGCACTAGTGAGGATGACCACGGTTCCGTAGGTTCTGGCTCACTATAAGTTAATCAATAAAGGGCAGCAGCATTAAGCTGCTGCCCCTTTATTTTTTTAGGTGATGCGAAATGCTTAATTAGTATTTTGGATTAAAAGAACTTTCGCAGGTTACCCTTCGCGCGCGAACCGATATGTGGTTTGGTTCGCGGCGAGTGGAAGCAGGAGAGCCTATTTTATATTTTGAGAATGTAAGTATGTCTACGCTTAATGAGAGAAATTCATTGGTTTCCGCGCGCGGAGGTTGGGAAAACCGGCCTCGTGTTGTCTGGGACAGCCGCGATGATGTTACTTTCACTTTATAGGAAGGAGTTATGTCATCAGTAGGGATGAGTATTTTATTAAGCGCGAACGCCGTCTCTCACTGTGAGACAGCGAAGGAAGATGATTATTTATTACTTCCACATCATGAATAGCTAATTATTTAGAAGTCAATGTGTACCTTAAGGGATTACACAGAGAGCAAGAATGAACCGGAAGAATATTTTAATTTTATTTAGCTATCTCATTAGCCAGAAATTAGGCTTCCATAGTACAAGGTCTTTCTTTTGGCTTTCGCGCGTGATAATATCTAGGTTAAGTTATATGGCAAATTTGTAACTAACGCGCATGATGAGACAGAGACATTACTTGTATTATATAATGATAAAAATTTAACTTCGCTATTAGAAGATAATTATGAATATTGCGTAGCAGATTACTACTATAAATATAGCAAAGAAAGCCGTTAGGGAGCCGAAGCTCCGTTAGTATACACGCTTTCGCGCGATAGATTTAATGGATTATTCACCCTTGAGGGTAAGTTCTACTCCAAGGATGAGAACGATGGCAAGAATTACATTAATTTGTTGTATATGCCAAAAGTTAGAATTTTGAGCGATATTAACTTGCGCTTGGGGGAAAAGGCTAATCCTACGGTATCTGTGTTTAATATTCTTGGATTACCAGTTAATGAAACTGGGAAGAGAGATATGATTTTGGAGATCACTCGTCTTGACTAGGTTGAAGACGAGGACTTTTGAGCCATTTCCTTAAACAGGAAATGGCCCTTTTTTTTATAGGTAAAATGAGTAAATGGAGAGGTGGTAATCATGAGTGGTTCAAGTGGAAACTCTATTACTATGGACATTAATGCGCGAATAACTGGTTGGTAGAATAGCATAAAAGATTTTTAGAAGGCTATGGGGAATATTGACCCGAGTAGTTCTATTGGTAAATCTTTAGGCAGAATGCTAGAAGAATATAAGCGTAAAGTAGCGTCTATGAGTAAAGACAGCACACCTAGCTTTTATTCTGAAGGTGAACTTTAGAAATTTATGACCGCGCTGGAGAAAATTGACAGCTTAGGAGTAAGTATTGGTCAAACTCTTAGTGGCGTTTCAATAAAAGATATTAATTTAGATAGTATACGTCAATAGACAGATTAGCTATAGGCATCTATTGAAGCTACTCAGCAACATTTGACTTAGCTCAAAGGTATGAAACTATCTGATCTACTATCTAAGGGTGATTTTGCTGAATTTTCTTCTACGCTAGAAAGTTTAGGATTAAATATTCAAACACTCAGTGTTTCCGCGGCTGGAACAAAACTTGGAAATATGTTCCAGAGTGCGACTAATGAGGTTCAGGGATATGAAGAGAAATTACGCCAAGCTTAGTAGACGCTCGCTGATTTACAACAACAGCAAAGTGAGATGAAAACACCTGCTATTGTTGAAAAAGGCGGAGGCTTAGATGGTTTATTAGAAGGTTTAAAGCCATCAGAGGAGCGCGCGCAGCAGGTTGCCGATACTTTAATTTAGAATATTACTGAGGCAACTAAAGGGCTTGGAGATAATCCTGCTTTATAGCAGGCTGCGGAAGATCTAAAGAATAGAATTAGAACTGCCTTTACTTTAGATGATAAAGGATAGTTAGCTTCTGATTTTGAGCAATAGATTACAGAAATTTTCTCTATCGCTACTGGAAAGACAGGGCGTAGTTTACATTTAAATAAAAGTAAGCTTTTAGGCGACGCTTTAGGATTTAATCGAAATACTTCCGCACGGTAGATGTCTAATTTTATTTTAGGAGATACTGAGCGAACATATAATAGATTAATGGAGCTAATTTCTCCTGAAGCAACAAAGAAAGAGTTAGATGAAATAACTACTGCTTATTCTAGCGGAGATCTCGATAAGCTTGCAGAAATTATTAAGTAGATTTATGAAAGAGCTAAAAAAGCTGCTGAAGAAGGGCAAGCTAGTTTAGCAAGTAAAATTGAAGAGGCTTCTGAAAATGCTACAGAGATATCTGGATCGCTAGAAAAAGCGAAGGAAAAACGTGAAACCGTAAGAAGCGCGTCAGCTCAGTTTGCTACGATGACTAGCTCTCATCAGCAAGAGATTACTACAACGTAGCAGTCTTTAAACGATTAGAAGCGCTAGTTGGCTAATGCTGCTCAGCCTATTCAATAGGAAGTATAGTCAATTGGTGTTAATTAGGTAGAGCAATTAAATAAAAATCTAGAAGAGACTGAAAAGGATGCTAATAAAGCTAAAAATGAATTACAAGGTATGAGCAAGTAGACTCAGACATTAAATAGCATGTCTGGTTTTGTTCAAAGATGGTTTGGTGCCTATGCCTTGATTAATAAAGCTACCAGCGCTATTCGTAATATGATTGGCGAAGTAAAAGAATTGGATAAGACTATTACAGCTATCGCCGTAGTTACTAATATGTCTCAATCTGATTTATGGGATAAAATTGGCGAATATACAAACATGGCTTAGTAGTACGGTGTTGCTACTAAAGATGTATATACAGTATCATAGATTTTCTATCAGCAAGGTCTACAAACTGCATAGGTAATGTCACTGACTGCAGAGACTTTAAAGATGGCAAAGATTGCTGGTATTGATTATTCATCAGCCGCTAATGCTATGACAGTAGCTGTGCGTGCGTTTAAGATTGAGATGACAGACGCACAGCAAGTCACGGACACATATAGTGCTTTGGCAGCAAAGTTTGCTGTAAGCTCTGCTGAAATCGCTAACGCTATGGAAAAAACAGCTTCGTCTGCTGCTTCTGTAGGCATGACTCTACAGAGTACATCTGCATTTATCAGCGTTATGGAGCAAACCACACGAGAGTCTGCATAGAACATTGGTAGCGCGTTGAAGTCTATTATTTCAAGATATGGTGAAATGAAAGCCTCTCCTGATTCATTGATGAATGTTGAAGGAGAAGAAGTATCTTATAATAAAACTGATGAAGCATTAAAGTCAGTTGGTATTTCTATTAAAGATGCGTCTGGTCAATTCCGTAATTTTGATGACGTCATTATGGAGTTGGCATAGAAATGGAATACATTAGATAAAAATACATAGCGTTATATCGCTACAGTTATGGCTGGTAACAGACAGCAATCTCGTTTTATTGCTTTGGTATCTAACTATGAAGAGCTATCAAGAGCTATGGATACTGCTAACAACTCTGAAAATGCCAGCATCGTACAAGTAGCAAAAACAATGGATTCTTTAGAGACTAAAACATAGCAATTAAAAAATGCTTGGTCATAGCTGTATTTAAGTTTTCATATTGAAGATGCTTTAAAAGGCGTTTATGACTTTTTTACTAATATTTTAAAAACAGTTGGAAAACTAGGAGTATTGAAGGGGCTGCTTCCTTCTTTAATGAGTATCTTTGGTTTTGGTAAAGGTTTGAAGAGCGGTGTTTAGTATTTATCCAAAGCTATGGATAGAATACGAGAACTGCGGAATAATAAGAAACAAGTTGATGTAAATACAGATAAAGCATTAAAGAAAGTTGAAGAATTGAATAACAAAGCAGCAGAGCCGATAACTAAAGAAGTCCATGTGAAAACAGATGATTAGACCTTACCAAATACTGCTTCATAGGCACTTGCGGATAACGCGGGTAATAAAGGCGCACTCGTTGGTATGCTAAGAATGACTGGTATGTCAGATGAGGATGCCAATACTGCGTTGGTCAATGGTTTAGGAAAGTTGGGTGATGAATCTGGTCGCAAGTCTTTTATGGAGTCTTTAGATATTGATACTGAGACTTCATTTGGCGGTATTATGGACGAAATGCTAGCAGACTTCTCTGCGGCAACAAGTACTTTTTCTGAGAATTTGAATGATGCTACTGGCCCGGTTCGAACTTTAGGAATGGGGCTTACTGATTTAGAGAGTTCTGCAGGCAGGGCTGCGACTTCAAATCTTGAAGCCGCGAATGCTGCTGTTCGAAGTGCTCAGGCCGAAGCGGCGGAGGCGTAGGCATCTTATGATGCGGCTTAGGCGGCAGCAGCCCATGCATTAGCAAATCGTTAGGGAGATGCTGAATTATTAGCGGATAAAGCAATTACAGCACGAGCAAGATTAGAAGAGGCCAATGCGGCAGTAGCAAGTGCATAGGCAAAGTAGCAAGAAGCAAGCACAGCGTATGGGGTAGCATAGTCCAATGAAGTATTAGCTAATAGCAATCGTATTAGTGCAAATTCTGAATATAATAAGAAAAACGCTAATGATGCTGAAGCGCAAGCATCCTTAAAAGCGGCAGCAGCAGATGAAGCAGAAGCGAACAGTTCTTCAAAGGCAGCAGGCGCGAAAGGAGCCGGAGCAGGAGGACAAGGAAAGAGCGCGTCAGAGAAATGGGCTACTGGTTTAGGAATTGGAGCTATGGTAGCTAATATTGCCGGTCCTATTATTGCCGCGGTAGGAGCTTCTACGAAAGATAAAAGTTCAGATAAGCATGAAAAATCTAAAATATTAACTGGTATTGGCAATGGTTTTTCTATGGCTGGTACTGGAGCAATGGCATTAAGCGCATTGGGCCCTTGGGGTATGGCAGCAGGTGCAATTGGTGGCTTCTTAATAGGTGGCCTAGGTGCAATTCTTGATGGATTGGAAGTTAAGCTATCAGAATAGATTGATATGCTGAGGGACGAAACAGAAGAAGCGAAGAACGAAAGTTTAAAAAAACAAGCTAAAGTTACTGGTCTAGATTCTTCTATTGAAAATTTAAAAGCTCTGCAAAAAGTTATGTATAATTCTGAAGAAGATATGAAGAATTATAAAGATGCAATGGCAGCGATGGCAGAGGAATATCCTAGTCTGATTGGTTCATATGATGAAGCTGGTAATGCTATAATTGATTTATAGAAAGCTGAAGAAGCTTTGGCATAGGCACGGTTAGATGGTGCCAGAAGTGCTAGATAGGCTATAGAAAAAGAACTACAATTAAGATAGAAAGAGCGAGAAGCCTTATTGAAAGCTAGAGGAGCGATAGACAAACAAGAAAAAGCTGGCAATGGCAATATTGGGACTGGTGTTATATCTACCTACGGTGCTAGTTATACTACTCGTGCAGTACAAAACGACGGTCGCGTTCAATATGTTATATCTTCTAAAAGAGATAGAGATTAGACAAATCAAATTCTTTATGATCAGGCATTACTTGATGCTTATATGTAGAAGCATCCAGAAGAAAGTGAAACCAGAGATTATGACGAGCAACCTCTTACTTGGGATGAAATTATAAAAACTATAGAATTTATAGAATCAGATGCTTATGAGGCGCCTAGTTCAGGATAGTCTGCTAAAGATATTGATTGGACAAAGTATAAAGAAGATGTACTTAGGATGAATGATCTCGGTGCAGAACCTGTAGAATGGTCATACTCATTAGATTAGATTAATTCAATTTTACATGAATTTCCTGATTTATTTGATAATGCTAATGACATTTATGATTTATTAAAAAAGCCAAATAAAACAGAAAAAATTTCTGAATCTGATATAAAGTAGGCTAAAAAAATTGTTGAAGGTAAATTAGCTGAAAATCAATAGTTAATGGATGCATTAAGTTTACAAGATGATATTGTAATTAGTTAGATTGCATTATATGAAAATGCAAATTTATCGTCATCTTTAAGTACAGATTAGAGAGCTCGTTTATAGAAGAATAATTCATATAGTTCGTTATTTAAGCATGTTTTATAGAATGGTGCTTATAATAATGAGGATTATGACAGTGTATCAGAGTGGGCTCAAAAAGCTCCTGAAGAATACAATGATACAATAGGTAAATGGTCTAATGAGTTTATTGCTTGGTATTCTAAATTAACTGATTCTTAGAAAACGTTATTAGAGAATTTAAATTTTACGGAATATACGAATGTAGAAGATATTATTACTAAATTAGGTTTAACCGGTGATGAGACTGAATATATTAAACCTGCATTAGAAGCGCAATGGAAAGAAAGTATTGCAACACAAAAAAAGAAAGTATTAGAATTAATATGGACAGATATTGATAAGGGGATATTAAATGATCAAGCACTTAAATCATTAATGCAGAATAATAGCGATCAGGTAAAAGAGATTGGACAACTTTTTCAAAATGATCAAATAATATCTAAATATGGTGACTTCGTAAAAGATGAACTATTAAAAATTAATGGTTTGGCAGAAAATGGTTATGAAAATGTTGCTTAGCATAGATTAAATATTTTAACACAATTATTAGATGGTTTAAGTAATTTTACATCAACGTAGCAGAATGAATTATTTGGTATTATTTCTAATGTAGATCTTTCTGATTATGCTTCGGTTGTAAAAGGAAAACGTGCTGTTGAAGAATACGGTAAAAAAAATAAAGTAGATGTAAAAGGAATAACTGATTTATTTGATCAAAGTATTAGAGATCTTGTAGTAAATACTAATACTTTAGCGAATGAATTAGCAAAAGAGGCTGGAGAAAGCGCGAAAAAAGTAGATAGTTTATTGAGCTCTGCGAAAAGTGGGTTTAGTTTTGATAAAGCTATTGAAGCATTTGAATAGCTCAGCGCGGCGGGTAGTAAATTAAGTTTTGATGAAACTTTTGATTTTGATGCTAAATTATAGAAGTGGGTTTATACACCAGAAGGCTTGGCAAAAGCCATGGAACAATATGATAAAAATATAGCGGATAGATAGGAACATATTGAATAGTCAACTAAATTATATAATGATTATGCGAAGAAGTTTGGTATACAAGATAATGGAAAAATTGGAGTTTAGAGAACAGCATGGGCAAAAGTTGCTGGAAAATGGACTAAAGAGCAGGCTTATTAGATTTTTGAGATAAGTGATGAAGACAAGAGTAAATATGATGATTTATTTACAGCTTTTGGAAACGAAGTAGATCAAAGTTGGGCGCATTTTATAGAATTTGTAGAATAGTATTATGCTGATGGCTTAAAAGGATTAAATTTAAGCGAAGAAATTTTAAATAATTTAAAAGCAAATAAGAAAAATCAATATTATGCAGCAATTGACTGGGATGCTTTAGCAACTGGCACTGATTTTACTGGCGCTAATTAGCAATATATTGATTAGTTAGCCAAAGAATTGGGTATGGAAGAAGGGTACACTTGGTAGTCAGTCCGAGAAAAATATTTGGAGTAGGCATATGCTGACGCTCCGGAAGAAGCAAAAGCCGCTGCTCAAGCCGCTGCTGTCAATTCAACAACGCAAGCAAGATCTAAGCAAGTTGCTACTGCTATTACGGAAGTGCTTGCTGGAACCGAAACAGCATATAGTGAGCCAACAGTTGTTTTAATGCAGCAAGTTCAATAGGCTTAGACCGCGGAACAAGCAGCTGCTACGGCTACAGCAAATTATGTAGATACAGCAATTACTTTATACGAAACGGCCAAAGATGGGCTATTAAATAATGCCGAACGAAATAAAGCTTATACTGAAATTCTAACCAAAAAATACGAAGATAATAACGCTATTGTTGAGGGATTAAGTAATGGTGCATCTTTAGGTATAGATGGCCTTAATAATCTATTTACAGCATTGGATATTGAATTAGCGCAAGTATTCGATGCTAGAACTGGTACTTGGAAGGAAGGGCTAGAGAATGCTGTTGAAACAGATGCGTTTGGTAAAACTAAAATTACCAATTGGGATGTATTTAAGTCTGTGCTTACAAAGACTTATGGAGTAGATTTTTCTTCTATTGAAGATACATTTGAGTATAGAAATGCATATTCTTCTTATGTGGACGGCTTAATTGAAGATGCTACAGCCAATACAGAATATTTAAATAAGAGTGCAAATAATTTATTTAGTCAAATTGAGCCATTCGCTCAATTAAATGTAAGTGCTTTTGAGTTAGAAGAAGGTGCTGAACTTAGCGGAGCTACTCTTGAGAATGGTATTTTAACAATTACTGATGCTGTAGAGTATGCTCATTGGGCTTCTGATTTTATATTAAATTTATCTACTATTAAAGATGAGAAATAGTTATATGAACAGTACGGCTGGACTAAACAAGATTTAGCTAAGAATTGGAAAACTGCACAAGAAGTTATTAATCGCGCGCAAACTGCTTGGACCGGAATTAGTGATAACATTCTTAATCTATCAGATAGTGATATTGCTAATTTAGCTGAGAATGGTGGATTAAATCTAAATGATTTAAGTGAAAGCTTCTTTATTAAAGTTGGCGATGCCTATATATTAAAGCTTGATGCCTATTAGGATTATTTAACAAATAAAATTGTCGGTCCAAACGGAAAAGCAACACCAGAACAACAGCATGAAATTGATGAAGCAATGAATAATGCTACTTCTGCTGTTATTGCTAAAATTAGTCAATTAAATTGGGATAGTATTATTGATGGTAGTGCTACTGATTTAGAACAACAAGAATTTTATGATGGATTAAATGCTTCATTATCCGCGATTGGAATTTCTATTAACGATGTTTTAGACAAAGGAATACTAGATCCAAGTGCATTAAGATAGCAGTTGACAGGCGCCGTGAACAAAGGAATTATTTCTCAAAACACTGCTGATACAATCTATAATAGTGTTGCTACTAGTATTGCCGAGGCTTAGGATGCCGCATTAAATGCTTTTAATAGTAATTTATAGCTTGGTATATCTGGAACAAACAGCGTTGCTGAAATGGAGAAGTTTACTTAGCGCTATAATAAAATTAGCTCTGATACATTACTTCGTTCTACAAATGATTTATTTTACTATGACGATCTTCTTTAGAGTTATGTGATTAGAGATAATATGTTATAGTTGTATATTGATAGCGAACGCGAATAGCTAGAGAAATTAGGTTATTCTAATGAATATATTACTAAGTATTTACAAAGTTAGGCGCAACAATTGATTGGTCAAGAAATTGATATTGTTGGATTTATAACTGGCTCTGATATTTCTAATGAAGGAAAAGCAGCGTAGACATTAATTAGACAGTTAAAGAAATGGGCTCTAATTGCTCAAGAAGAGTTTAATACAGATATTATTAAGACGTTACTTAATGGTGGTTAGGACGCTGTTGATCAATTAATAAAAATCAAGGGCGCGGAAAATGTAAGTTCAGATGAAATTGAGGCGGTATATCGTGCACGAGTTAATAGGTTACAAACAGCGGCGGAGCAACTTGCCGAAGTAACTGTTGGATCTATTATTAGTGGTGATTTAGTTAGAATATTTGATAAACTTACAGAAAAAGGATTCCAGATAAAGAAGTTAGGCGATGGTACTGCCGTTGTGGAAGCTGTCGGAAATATGGTTGAAGCTTATGCTATGATATACAAATCTATGGAAGACGCAGCCATAGCAACTACAGCTGAACTTAATGATGCGTATGCTGATCTTTTAACTGCCATTGATCAAAAGAATATTGATGCTATAGACGCTCTTGGTAATGCTGACGGTATGGATTATAAGACTTTAGGCCAATTATTAGCAAACTATGGTATAAAGTTAGAAGATGTTATAGCCGATGCTGTTGGATATGGTCTTGAATCATTAGGAAATGGAAAAATTCGTATAAAAGATTGGAAAACTTTTTCTAGTAAGGTGCCTGGTCTTGGAAATACAAGTAATGAAGCGGTTTTAGATGCTTTCAATTCCTATAATGACTCATTAATTGAATTAGATCGTAAAGTTGGTAAAAAAATTACTGAGGAAATTAAAGCCATTGGAGAAGCTAAAGCCGGCGATAAAATTAATGTAACGTATTTAACTGAGACACTTGGAATGGCTGAAAATGAAATACAGGCATGGTTATTTGGTACTGGCGCGACAATTGAAAATGGAATTTTAACAATTAGCGAAGGAGCAAATATTCCTACCATAGTTACTCAGTTAGCTATGCTTGCTAAGGATAAAAATAAATTAATTAGCAGTGAGCTGGCGGAGCTCGCGGATTCAGTGTCTTCTTTCTTATAGAAACTTGTTGATTTAATTAACAATGGTTTAGCAGGAACTTTAAGTAATGTAGATGCTAATAGTCTAAAAGATTGGGCGAGTTCTTAGGGGATTAATTTAGATTTTACTTAGACCGCGGAAGGACTAAAGTTATCTTAGGAATCTGCTATTTAGCTTTATACTGCATTAAAAAATGTAGATAATATTAAATCAAAATTAGTTTTTGATGAATTAAATAATTCATTAAAAGAGACTAATACTCATTATAAATCAGCAAGTTCTATTTTAACTAGGATTGCTTAGCTAAATAAATTAATTGACGATACTTTAAAAAATATTAATGAAAAGAATCAGGAAGTATCATTGAAAAAAATAGAATAGTATCAACAAGAATTAGATTTAGCGAAAGAAATTCTCGCTGTACGTTCAACGACTGAAGATGATAGTTTTAATTTCATGTCTGGCGATATTCCAGGTGGACAAAAGAATCCTTTAAATTATGCTAAAAACTGGGGCCAAGCGGTACAGTTATTCTAGGATGTATTTAGCAAATCCGCTGGTTCTCAACGTGGCATGATTGATTATTAGGATTGGTATAATATTGTTAATGAAATTAATAATTTAGCTGGTATTACAGGCCGAGATATTAAGTTTGGTGCTTTTACATTAAATGGTGAGTTGACTTCTGCAGCGAATGCTATTGAAGCTGGTTGTAATGCTTTAACAGCAGTTGATACTGGTGAAGTTAAAGTTGATTTAACTAAGATTGGTTTCGGTATTAAAACTGGCGCTGAAGCTATGAATGGTGGGGTAGAAGCGGGCATCCATGATCTTGCGAATGCGTAGGTCAAGATGTTAGATGGCCTTATTTCTATGCTCGAATTAATTGTTCAAATGCAAGAGCTTGGTGATCTTGATATTGATGGTAATGGTATCGAGCTAAGTGAATTATTTACTTTTGATACAGAAAAAGACGCAATCGTTTTTTAGGAGTCTTATGAAAAATGGCGTCAAAGAATGATTGATTAGTTAAAATTAAGTGAAGGAGACGAAGGTTTTAATAAAGATTTGCAGAATGCATTAAAGGGTATTAAAATAGGTAGTCTTTCTTTAGCTGATATTATTAATTGGGATGAAACTTAGCTTAAGAATGCTGATGAACTAACATAGCAAACCTATTTGGCTGTATTAAGTGCTTTTAGTGAGGCCGCGAAATCAGGAGATTATGATTTAGATAATATTGGGCAAAGTGTTATAGATATTCTTAGGTAGAATGGCTTTAGTGGTCAAATTCAATTAGATGTCGGTGATATTAGTTATATTATTTCTGGCGAAAGTATGGTCACTATTGACTGGCAATCTGTTTCTACTAAAACAATTATAGAAGCGTATAATAAAGCTACTGGAGATAATACTACTATTCAAGATGCTCAAACGATTCTTCAAAAATATACTAGTGGATAGACATTAAGTAATGCTGAATTAACATATGCATTAATGTTAACAGAGTCTATTACTTTAGTTAATGGAAAAGTATCTATTACAATTGATGGAAAAACTTACACTGGCAATAGTGAAAACCTTGATGATGTCGCTTCTCAGGCAATAGCCAATGCCGCGTTTTTAAAAGAACGTGGTTTTGAGGTTACTCAAGAGGAAATGGACGAAACCATGTCTTCTCGTACTGGTACAATAACTCATACTGAAACTTTAGAAAGCGGTTATGAATATAAAGTAAAAAAATCGACTGAGGAAAATGATAAATATATTGATAGTAAAGGAAATGAACATACTTCACTTTCTGATATGCAAGCAGCAGAAGAAAAATATTATTTGGAAGATAAAGAACTAAATTTTGGTGAGGGTGTCACATTAAAAGAAGGATTAACTAAACAACAATTCCGTTTTCAATTATTTGGAGAAACTGCTAAAATTGAATATGCTTTTTCTAAAGAAGGAGTAAAAGATTCAAAGAAGGTTACTCAAGAAGCAATGAGTGATCCTAAATTAAAATAGTAGGCGCTAAATCTAGTTCAAGGTGGCCAAGATGCAATCAATGAGCTTATTACCGAAGAATCCAATAACGGCGATGGTACATTTACAGTACAATTAGGAGAGTATAAATATACTTTCGCAGCTGGTTCTGAGGAAGAAGCTAAAGCTGCACTTATGAAACAAGTTGGTGACATAGCCGGAATTGATATTAACCTAAGCAACACAATTACTTTTGGTATACAAAATGCCTTTAAAGGATTGTCTGAAACTTTAGCAAATGTTGATTCTAGCGCATTAGACGGCGTAGCAGCAGCCTTAACGACTATGCTTACCGATTTATAGGCGTTAGAAATTATAAATTATGCAGCAATAGCTTAGGGAATAGCATCATTATCTAGCGGTTCTTCTGACGCAAATGGTTCAGGCAATCTTACGGTACCTGCTTTACCCGATCTTTCTTTAGATGCAGATATTGAGCCCGCAAGAGAAAAAATCGCAAAACTTATAAACGAAGTAGCTGAAGCACTCGCAACGATGAATATCACTGCCGATGTCACTAAGGTACAATAGGCATTAAAAGATAACCAAACTGTTGCTGGGCGCACTCCTGTTAGACAGAATATTAATGTTGGAACTAATTCAGTTCTTACTACTATTTATTCTAATCGCGCTGAAGGACTTAGAAATCCAGTTAAGCAAGACATCCAAAAAGGTGCAGGGAACAATGCTTCTCCACAGGCAACTGGTAATGTAGGTTTGGCAACCGGCAATGCAATGGCTGGCGGCTCCACTTTAATGGGCGAGCTTGGTCCTGAACTCGTAGTTTCTGGCGGTAGGTATTTTGTAGTAGGCTAGAATGGACCTGAAATGGTCAATCTTGCTGAGGATGCGATTGTATTTAATCACTTACAAACTGCTTCGCTTCTCGCGCATGGCACAGCTAATAGTCGTGGACGTGCTGTAACTAATGAACGAAAAGCAACTTCACTTGCAACCGGAAATATTAAAGGCGGACCTGCGATGGCTAGCGCGGCTGATGCTCTAGCATCTTTGAAGCAACTACGCGCCATGTGGAAACAGTTAGCATCGCTATCCATTGGCGATCTTGGTAAAAAAGCCGGTGGCGGTGGCGGTGGCGGAGGGGATCTCGGTTCTTTCATTGCAGATCTTGACCGTTGGTACACCTTAATGCAGAAAATCGCCGCTCTTGAGAAACAAATTAATTATGAAGAGAAACTTCGTACTAAGATCTTAAGCGACCGTGAAATTAATGGTAACGCATATTATGAGAGCCAGAAGCGCTCATTAGCGGCCATTAAGTCTCAGGCAAGTTATGAACAATAGCTAGCAGATTTACAACAAGATTATTTAGATCACAAAGTAAAAGATTTGGAAAATAGTTTCTTCGGAAAAATAATGAGGATGGATGAAGAATCCGGCATGCTTATTTTCAATGACGAAGCAACTATGGCCAATGGTGATCATGGTGGCTTGCGCGCGCTTGGTAAGCTCTATGAGCGCGATGAGTATGGTAAGCCTACTTATAATGTAAAGGAGTAGGTTGCATTACTCAAAGCTTGGGGTATGGACATGAATGAAATCATGTACGATACTAGTGGCAAGAAGATTGACACTTCCAAAGAAGGCGGCTACGAAGCTATCATGAAGAACTTCGATGACTGGATGAACGAGCGGAAAGAAGAAATTGATTAGCTAAACGATGAAGTTAAAGAGCATCGCGAAACTATTATTGATTTGGACGATAAGCGTAATAAGATTCTCCAAGAAATTATTGATAATCAAAGAGCTGTTGAGGATAGGGTTCTTAAAGCTGTAGAAAATATTCGTCAGTAGGAAATTGATTAGGCTTAGGATGAGCGTGATGCAATTGAAGATAGCACTGGTAAATTCTTAGATGGCTTAAGTGAGCAACTTGATCGTGAACGTGATATGTATGAAACTAATGATACGCAGTCTGAGACTGAACGTATGCGTCGTTAGTTAGCCATACTACAACGTTCCGGCGGTTCCGCGGCTGAAATTAAGAGTTTACAAGATGAGATTGCATAGCGCGATCAGGATGCGTACTTTGATGCGCAATAGAGAACTATTGATGCTATTTAGAGTGCGTCTGATAAGCAAATCGAGAGACTTGATCATTAGATTGATTTAATGACCAAGGCATTGGCATATGATAAGGAGCATGGCTTACTCTGGGCAGAAGTTTATAAAGTAATTAATGCTAGTACTCCTGAGTAGCTAGTTAATTACATTAATGCTAACACTCCTGAAAATATGAGTATGTCTGAGCTTGCTTAGCTTGAAGAAACTCGTAAGATGTCTGGTGAAATCGAACAATACTTCGCTTATGCCAAGGATGCCAAAATGCAAGAAGAAACCGACTATAACTGGGAGGTTTTCTGGAATGGTATTAAGGGTATGCCTGGCGCTAGTGAGCATGAAAATGAGATACGTTAGGCATATGTACGTGGTTATAAGACGACTGACGATCCGAATAAGGCCGGCGCAGCCGCGAATGAGGCTATGAAGGTACTTATGCCGAAGCCAGAGAAGCCTGCAGAGGATAATAGTCTGGAGCCTGAGTAGATAGATACTGGTTCTACTGGTGGAACAAAAGCTTCTGGAGTTGGATATGTAATTCTTGAACACAAAACAACTACGGGCAAGACATTAGGTACAGACAATTTAACTATAAAAGTCGGTTCAAAAGTTGTAACAGCTAATCATAAACGTTCTTTCGCTGGGTATACTTTTAGTACAGCCACCCCAGCGGAAATTACTATAACAGAAGCTGGTCAAACAATAAAGGGGACTCTTCAATATGCAGGATATATTGTTCAGTATTATGGAGGAGAAGGCTCCAATCCTAGCGCGCTACGTTCAGTACAAGTTGGTGCATCATCGCCAGAAGAAGCAATAAAGAAAGCAAAACTGCCAAAAGGAGCGACAGGTATTAAAGCTTATGCTTACTCTCAAGGTGGCCTAGCCGATTATACTGGTCTGGCAATGGTTCACGGTTCTAAATCCAAGCCAGAAGCCTTCTTGAACGCAGAAGAGACTCAACTATGGAAGAATCAAATCCTTAGCTCCGGTGGCTCTAATTCACTAGCGAATCTTCTACTTGATTTCCGTAATGTACTTAACAATCAACCTGACTATTCATCAATTGGCACAAGCACCGATTTTGGTGGTATTACGTTAAATATGAATGTCGCTTCAATCGCGAACGATTATGATGTACGTCAAGCTGCTGATACAGCTATGGACGAAATCTTAAAGATTGCGCGCAAAACAAGCGTTAATTCAATAAGGAGGTAAAGGAGTAATGGCAAATTTAATTGGAAATGAAGAACCGAGTAATAAACCGGTAAGAACTTAGGTATACTAGGCAACGCATGATGGGGCAGACAATCGTCTGCCTCTCATGCATCGTTCTTTCATTAGCTTCACCTATGGTGGAGAAAATATTGAAGATTTTAACTTTGTTTCTGTGGTTAGCGGAGATAGGATGGATAGGAACATCTATGCTAATTTTGAAGATAGCACAAGTACATATAATGTAATTGATGGCCAATTTTATTGGGGCACGCATTATACTACTAATTCTTTATCATTAACTTTAGCAACAGATGAGATTGAAGAAGCATTGTTAGAGAAGTTTAAACGTATGTTTACTCCCGGGCCGCCAAAAGAACTAGTTCTCGCAGAACACCCCAATCGCGCGATAATGGCGCGTGTTTCAGAGGTTCCTTAGTACCATTTATTACCCTTCTAGAAAGTAAGCGAGAAAACGATTAATATAGGGGGCAATAGTAAAACTTATTAGGTATCTACGACAGTTTACCGCGGAGAAATTGATTTAAAATTTGTAATGGACGATCCATATTGGTATTCGCGCGAAAATATTCTCCCTGATTCACATTATAACGTAAATAATCAATGGGTTTCTACTCTTCAAGATGATGATATATTAAAGATTATTTTTGAGGATGGAGTGCCTACTAGGAGCATGATCAGTGCTGATTTAACCTCAAAGCCTTTTATGAGTGGTAGAGAGCGTGTTGCTTCAAGTGCCCCGATTGTTGGCTAGGCGCACGTTGGTGATAGGTTGGCCATTACTAAAATTTAGATTAGCACAACTGGTAATAATTCAACTGCTTATATTTTTTATGCCGGGACGGCGAAGGCACCAACGAAGCTATCTTTCTCACTTACTCCTACATATAGTGATGAAGGATATATTAATTTCCCATCTAATAATATTTATAAAGAAGTACATACGCAGAATGCTAATGAATATGCGAACTACAATAAAATTAATGTTGGAACATAGGAGTTTAAGTTTACTACGCCTGGCATTTTAACTGGCTATAATACAGCAATTAAAGTTGTATCTTCTTTCTCATCTGGAAATAATATCAATGATATTAGACTAAAACTTATGGATGACGTTCACGAGTACTATTCGCGCGCGTGGGCATTGTAGGCATTAAATAAGGTTAGTGAAAATGTGGATCGTTCCACAGGTGTTATTTCAAATGGTTTTACTAATAGCTTTATTACAGAAATGAAAAAGTTATTTGGCGAGAGCATATAGCCGTGTGAATTTACTTTTAATTCCGCGACTGGAGAAGCCACTGGTAAGTTTACTATTAATAAATATGAAACAAAGACAACAGAGGAAAATGGGGAAACCGTAACAAATATTGAATTGACTCCATATGTAGTTGAAGAAAATGTTGGAGACATGGTATATGATAAATACCTATATTTGACTGATAGAAATTATTTTAATAGCGACAATGTAGTTACAGAAAATGAGTGTACGCCTGTAACTGCTGATTGTGAATTAGATAATTTCAATATTGAATACAGAAATAGATACTTATAATGAGTTAAAGGAGGAGACTGAATAATGTATGAGCGTATGGTAAGAAATTATGAAGTCTCTATATGGACGCTTCAGGACAGATTTCTATCTGTCCTGAAGCCCTATGATGTAGAGATAAAAGGTCAATTATAGGAGCCTAAATTTTCCATTAAGGATGATGGAACCGAAGAATTTAGCTTTTCTATACCAATGTATTACATGAATGCCGAAGGAAGGAGAATACAGAATCCACTATGGGTAAACAAGATAAATGGTAACCTAGTCGCCGCGCTAAGGAAGATTAAGCTTATCTTTAAGAAAGGCAGTAATAAACCGGTTATATATGAAATGCTTATTACTAAAGTGAGCGAGAAGCATTCCGGATTTTAGCTTACATGTGAAGTTAATTGTGAAGGATTAGCTTTCCACGAATTAGGAAAAATTGGATACCGTATTGCTTTATAGAAAGACGCCTATTACAATGAATATAATGAGGCGTTTGAAGCAGTTCCTGATGAGCTGACATAGGAACGGCCACCTTTGCCAATAAACAATATTCAGTATTGGAATGATAAGATTTTTACACTAGATGGGAAGAATAAATGGCAATGGACATATGAAGTAAGAATGTCCCACGCTATGAATCAGGGTAAAGGTTTAGCCGCGGATAAGGTTTATGAAGATGACTACGTATCTTCTTGGACGGTTCAGGATAATAAATTGGTTTCTACTAATTATGAAGTCGGTAAAGAAAAGTGCCGTTTAATTGATGAAAAAGATAGTAATGTTTATAATTTAACGCAAAACATTGCGAAAACTTTTGGTGTCTTCTGCCGATATGAATATGAACATAATCCTGTGACCTTTGAAATCACTGGGAAAAAAGTTATATATTATGATGAGTATCTTATGGAGGGCGAAGGCACATTTGATATAAATTATCCATATGATACGTCCGAGGTAACCCGTACCAGTGATGCTAATGATGTAGCCACAAAGCTATTCGTTCTAGAACCTGGTGGTGGTGGAAACGATAGCGGAGAAGCTCTTACGATTATGAATACCGAAGCAAATAAGCTCGGTGAGGATTATATTCTTAATTTCGATTATCTAAAAACTATCGGTTGTATTACTCCTGACTAGGAAGAAGAGCTTAAGCAATTTGAAGTTGATATTAAGAAATTAAATAATGAGATTTCTACGCTACAGGCTGAGTAGCGTAACATTGAGTATTTACTTAATAATACCACAAATGGCCTGCTTGCGCGCTAGACGATTCTAGAAAACTCTATTAAAGGTGATAAAGAGTAGCTTTCTGCCGCGGATGATTTGTTGAATCAAATCACTAACAATACTGGCGTTATTGATTTAGCACAGTTAGAGATTTCTAAACCGGTAACAGCTATTCCAAGTTAGGATATGGAAAAAATCGAACAAGAGGATGGGCCTAATTTATATAAATATACTTACTACGTTGAACTAACCGAAAAAGGTATCTTAGCTGGTAGTATTAAGTTATATGAGAAGAAAAATTTTAGCACTAATAAAGTTAATCCAGACACGAAAATTAGCTTAGAAAATGCTAAAATTATTACAGATGAATTTGGTTACTTAACTCGCATTGAGAATATCGTGCTAACAAAGACATTAACCGAAGAGAGCGATGAAACAATCAATTCATCAGCATTCTTCTATGCCGTCTATACCTATGCGCCACAGCTATATTATGAAGCTGTTAAAAAAATGTGGCAATAGAAATTAAATAAGGATGAGGATGAAAAGGAGAAGGCAGATGAACAAGTTGAGAATTTAAATAATACTTTAAACAATAACGTTTTGCCTAACCTTTCAACTGCTCTCGAGAAGAAGCGCGCGCGAATTGCTGAATTTGAGCGCATTATGGGCGCGGCCATCCGTGAAGGATATTGGCAGCCAGAAGATGATTATAAGGACTATGGTGACAAAAATGCGGTGACCAAGGACTTAAAGAAAATAAACGGCAAATTAAGCAAATATGCTTAGCCCACGGTTATCTGGTAGCCGCCGCAGGACGAGTTTGGCGAATAGAAGGCATATTATGAGATTGGCGTTAGTTAGGAACGTCAATATTATTATTATATTAGAATCAGCCAAGAACTGATGAGTTGGATTAATACAACTGGTAAAGATCAATTTAGTTTTATTTTCTATGATAGCCGCGACACTGATCCAGCACATCACACTTTAGCTTTTAGAAAAGTATATACTATTGGCTCAAGGATGTAGTATGCTATCGTTAAAGAGGGCGATAAGTATATTCCTGTGCTATTATTGACTGGCACTTAGGAAGATAGTATTGATGATGCAACATTTGACGCCATTACAACTTCTGGCCAAATTAATTGGGAAAATTGTACTAATACGTCTGTAGTTAATGCGAAATAGGGCACAACTATCGGTGTGGCTGTGAAAAATAATTAGCAAGTTGAGAACGAGTGGCCTGCTATGACGATTACCTATACTGACGTATAGGGCAATACATAGGAAATTATCACAGACAAAGGATTAGAATATTATTATTTTAATATTACTGCCGGAGTAAGTAAGCAAACAATTACTGCTACAAACGGGGAGGTAAGTTGTGTTTATACTACTCCTGAAGCAGAGCATATTCAACATTCTGATCCAAAAATCGGTATAATCAAGTTTAATGATAATGATGAACTATCTTTTATTGATTCTAATTAGGTATTTTCTTTTGGTCAATGTAGCGCTGACAATGATCTTTATTATCCTCATATTCAAATAGCGAATATGTATTTAAAGACCTCTTCCGATGAACTACTCCTGCGCTATGCCGATAGAATGCTCGCAGAGTTCGTCGATTATAGCGTACTTTCATAGCATGTAACTACCTAGAATGAAGTTTATGATGCTTATTTCATTTCTCCATATATTAGATCATTTATTACAAATTGGTATAATAATGATATTCCTGTAGAATTAAGCTATTCTATTTCTAACGCAACCACTTCCATTTATTTAGATGCGTTAGAAATCGCAAAATAGAACGCATATCCAAAGGTAGAATATGAAGTGTCTTTAAATGTAATTAACAAATAGCTAATTGAAGAAGCATATAATTTACTAGGGCATATCGCCAGCATTAATGACTATGAACTTCAATTTAGAAATGTTTTAGGTTATGTCTCGGAGCTAGAACTTTCTTTAGACAAGCCTTGGGAAGATTCTGTTAAAATAAAGAATTACAAAAATAAATTTGAGGATCTCTTCTCTACTATTGTCGCGCAGACGCAATAGATGTAGAAGAACTCAGCAACAATAGGTCTGGCCGCGGCGGCTTTTACCGCGGATGGAAATATTAATGAAGATACTATTGCTAATACAATGCGTCATGCTAATTTAGATTATCAATTTAATCAAGGCACTTTGACGATTGATAACGCAAATGGCATTTGGGCTACAAGTGATAGCGGTGTAGTTGCTATGCGCGGCGGCGGTATATTTACTGCTACTCGTAAAGATGAAAATGATAATTGGATTTGGAATACAGGTATTACACCAGCTGGAATTAATGCGGATTTGATTACTACTGGGTAGTTAGATACTAATAGAATTAGGGTATATGCTGGAGACACCTTAAGATTTCAATTAAACGCTGATGGTTTATTCGCATATAAAACTAACAGCTAGACTATTAGCAATTAGCTTAATAGGACAGAGGATGATCAAGAAACTCCTGTTATTAAGAATAGAGAAAGCTTATCAACACAATTAAATGATACTATTAATAATGCCGGGTATGATAGTAAACAATATGTTGTTCATAATAGTGAAGGATTATTTTTGCGTGCGTTAAGCGGCGCAATAGTTGGAATAAATGAACAAGAAGTCGCTAATGAAAATGGCGAGGGAACGCATATTGAAGGCAGTTTAGTGACTACAAATCAAGATGTTGATAGAGTAGAAATTAGTTGGGATGGGTTTAAATTAAGAAATTATGCTGGGCAAGAAGTGTTTTATGCCGATCCTGATACTGGTGATTTAAATATCACTGGCGCAATAACAGCTACTAGTGGCGCTATAGGCGGATGGACTATAGATACTAATTCATTACACTCTGGTGCTAATACAAGCTATGTTGGTTTAAATAGTGACAGTACCAATGCTTATGCGTTATGGGCTGGGGATGAATCTCCAGAAAAGACTGAAAATGGTGTTACAACATACGCGCATTTTAGTGTAACTAAATCGGGACAATTAAGAGCTACTGATGCGATTATTGAAGGAGCAATTACTGCTACCAGTTTTTAGTTAGCACAAGGGGTAAAAATTCCTTATAGTAATATTAGTGATGCTCCTACAATTCCTGACAATTTTACGATTGATGGAATAAGTTCTAATTATCAATGGAATGGAAATACATATAAAGTTGCTATTACTTCTACTGATAATTTATTAATCGGCGCAAATACAAATTACGATACAGGTATAATTATTGCTAAGAATGGAAATGAAGCCGCGGTTACAATTAATTAGACTTGTATTAATTTTGATTATAGTAATGATAATTATATTCATATGAATTCTAATGGCATTAGTTTAAATACTCGCGACACTAATGATAACGATGTTTCTATTATTATGGGTCAAAATGGATTATAGGTTAATTCCGCCGCGATTTAGATTAACGGTGAAGATGTTTGGAGTAGAGGGGATATTATTATTATGAACCCCAATGCCGACGGGGCTGATGCATGGAGAAGCAGTGTAGAGGGCATCGAAGGGGAAATGAACGGTTAGCATGATTGGGTCTTAATTAGACCTTTCTATGATTCTTCAATTACTTATAATTGTTCAAATTTAAGCGGAACTGGAACCAGCAATTCTTATTCAATTAGTTTAACTGGTCATTTAACATAGGCGGGCGGTAATACTACATCTTTTGGGGATGGCGCTTCTTTTTATCAATATTAGATGGCGCTTACGTTTAAAGGACCGACTCGAGAATAGAACAGCGGCGGTTCTGTTTCTATTGATAATTTTACAATTTATTTATCAAATACTGCCATGAACAGTAATAATTATTCATCGGCTCCTGTTAGATTATAGTTTTCTAATAGCGCTTATACAGCAAATCCAATTAACTCAGTTGGTTACTCTGGAGCAGTCGGTGATGGCACTGGCAGTATTTGCACTGTAAAACTATAGGAACCAGAAACATATAATTTATGTAAAGAAGATACAGATATATATTATTATATTTCCGCGTCCGTTTCCATTAACGGCGGTACTGTTACCAGTCGAAACTTTTCAATTAGTAATATAAGATTAATTTGTACTAATGATACAACCACATCTCGTGTGCCTTGTACAGTTTACTATTATCCATAAAAAAATAAGCCCCTCCCATTACGGGAGGGGCACTTATTTTTTTACTCATCAAGGAACGCACTAAAGCTTAGCATCTGCTGAGGAGTAAAAGTTTCATCACCTAAATCATCAATATTTAGCTTATCACCATTAATAGTGATCTTATTAGTGAGCAAATCAGTTAGCTCACTATTAAACTCAGCAATCTTATCTTGCTCAATATAAGTATTACCATTTTCATCGGTCTTAAGATTGCCATTCTCATCCTTCGCACCATATAGCTTAATTAGGTTCACGCGCGCGGTTTCAAATGTTTCACTCTCGGCCTGTACTTCACGCAGAAGTCTGGCTACACGATAAGCAACCTTACTCTTAAGCTGCTTATTACTTAGTTCCCGCAAAGTTGGGATACTATCAATCATTTCCTGTACTGTTAGTTCAATCATAAATACTTTCACCCCAAGTTCTTTTTAATTTTCCACAAAAATATTTTCCTATACAAATTGCGTCAGCTTCATCTTGTGTACAATCCTAATTATACCATAGTTTAACCTTATCTTGCGCGGCCTTTTTCTTATTCTCTCTATGCGCATCTCCCTCGCTAATGCCGCAGTACTTGCGCCATTCGCTTGAGTAGACTAAATCATAATCAATACATTGCTCAAATAGTGTATCAATTATTACTCCTTGTAAGTTGGCTAAAGTCTAAAATGTCTTGGCCTGGACCTGACTTGCGGCCGCACCATATTTCTAGAGCTAAATATTCTCTACTCCTACGAAATCTGGCTCCCAATTCTTTATAGCATCCTCTAACCACTTTTTTACCTAATTTATACGGGCTGGTGCTTCTAACATATTATCTGTTTTAAATGTTCCATAAGCGACCAACTCATGATTATCATACACAGCATACCCTGTTATGCCTGTAGCCGCGTCAAGTGCTAAAATCCTCTACGTGTCAATCGGTTTGATTGGCACATTATTTTTTTTAACTTTTTTTCCATTACCGCCCATACATTGCTCGCAAATCATATGTTTGCGCCAATTGCCATAGGTTTGGAACTATCTATGTCCTTTCGGGCACATCATTTCTAATTCTGTATTTAAGTTTTTATAACTGTCACTAATCAGTTTCCAACCATTATCTTCTAGATGATTAGTGACAGTATAAATATTAATTGGCATTACTTACCCGTGCTGCCAAATCCTCCTTCCCCTCGGTCGCTAGCAGGAAGGATATCAACAACATTAGCAGCAAAGCTATGCGCCGGCATGATTAGCATCTGCGCGATGCGATCACCGGCATGAATAGTATAATCAGAATCGGAAATGTTGTCATAAAGTACACCAATCTCACCGCGATACTCGCTATCAATAACTCCAACACTATTGCTTAGCCGTAGCCCTGTCTTCGCGCCAATACTGGAACGAGGGAGGATTAGTGCCATCCAACGATCTGGGAGCGCAATATATACGCCAGTCCGTACCTTATTGCTTAGGGAATGGGCCGGAAGTACCATATCTTCGAGAGCATATAGATCCGCGGCCGCATCAGTGGAGTGCGCGTAAGTGGGCTCGTGTGCGCCTGGGTCTAGCCGCATAGCGAGCTTGAAATCTTCGGCGTTGTACTGCTCATATGCTTCATCAAACATATCAGTTACGGTTCGAGCAACTAGCTCTAGCATCTCGCGCTTCGCGGCGGATGGCTTCAGGCCGTTAATATAGTCTGCGAGGCTAGTCTTGGTCTGCTCAACGATGTGGGCGAAGGCCGGACGAGAGATGCCTTCAGCGCGGCACTTCTCAATTGTATCATTGATACTCTGCTTGCGAGTCTCAGGAGTTAGGATAGCGGCTACAACATTCTTATACATATCAAACGTAGTGCTATTTAAAGACTCGTCTGGTAGCTTCATAATATCGTCAAACAGCCCAACAAATTGAGCCAAATCTGGATTATTGTCAATTACATCTGCTGTAAATAGTTCAGACATATTTATTCACCTCATTCATTAAAAGTGCGCTCTAGTGTCACAACAGCCCACTCATCAATAATCTCGCCCTTTTGCTTCTTGTTCTTAAGCACATAACCAGACTTGGTTAGAGAATAGGCTTCACTGTTCTGGCGGCTCTTAAAGTCCTCAATCAGGCGCACGGCCTCGTCTTCGTCATTAACACGGTATACATCAGTTGTCTTTAGTAGAATCTTCATCGTTATCATTCTCCTTTTCTTTGTTTAGTTGTCTTAGTTTTTGAATTAAATTGATATATGATAGTTTCTTTGTGGTTTCATTAATTAAATCAGCAGACTGCCGATTCTTCTTGGAAGTCTTTTTCATTAATGCGCGGCGCTGCGCGCGATTAAGTGAATGCGCCGTCCTGTTATTAATTTCCGAGGTTAACTCATCGGTTAACTCATCAATTAGTAATTGGTCGTTATCCATTAGCCGCCCTCCTTACGATTATAACCAAATTCTTGCGTTTTGAAGAAGTTGATATAATACTTTTCTAAATCACTTAACTCTTCTTTATCACAATAGGTTATATATTCAATACTCCAATTCCATAAACCAGTTTTTAATATTTCATGATGTACATACTAATCAGCAATAGATTTAATTCCAACTGTGGACTTGAAGTGGTCAGCAATACGTTTCTTTATATCTGTACTTTTTCCTATGTAGGCTTTTCCGCTATCTATATTTGTTAATTTATATATACCAGATTTTGCTTCTATCCCAACACGTTTAAAGGTTTCATCCAAATTGGGCTTAATATATTCTGCCCAAATTAATTTACTAATTATATCTGGATGTTGTACTTTTGCGGCGACAGTAGTAAGTAAGAAATCAATATCATCGTGATATTCAAGTGGAATCTAAATCGTATAGAATAGCTTATCTTGGCGTTCTTTTTCTAGTATTTTTAAAGGCTCTAATATCCCATTATAGCGCTCCGTTTCATAATTTACTTTAGAGTTTAAGTCTACTAGCGCCGCGGTTAAAGCGCTTTCCTAAGCTTCAAAATCATTTTTTATTTTTAATTCCTGCTCGGTATAACTTTGCTCTAACGTGGCTAATTTTAATTCTAAATTATTTTTCTTGGTTTCCCAAAGCTCTTTCAGTCTAGCTTGCTATTCATTAGATTGCTATTCAAAGTTTCGTTTAAGTTCTTCTGTCTTATTCTAGATTAAAGCATGATACTAGTCTTGCGCGTTATTTAACTCAACCTATGCGCGCAATCGTCTTTGTTCAGTGCTGACTAGACTATCGCGCGCAAATTCAAGCTATTGAGTAAGTTTATTTAACTCACTATAATCTAATTTCTACTTTTGCGCTAATTTGATACTAAGTAAAATAATAACGCCGATACAAATACCAACAATGATATACCACATACTTATCTACCTCTCTCTGTTTATAATTTATTATAACATATTTTGAGAGAAAAGTCAAATATCTAAAAAGAAAAGTGGGTGAGATTAACTCACCCATTCAGCATACTGATTATCACTAGCTAGGTATATACCTAACGTATCATCATAGTGGGGGGCATTATTTATTAAATAACGTCCCCATTTAATTGCTATATTAGGATAGCCATTCAATAGCTCTAATGCGTATGAGCATTCATCTCTATTATAGCCAGTATAAATAATAAATTCATCTGTACAATGCTTCATATTACGAATATAATCAATTAATTCCCACAAATCATTTAAACTGTCAAATGGCTCTAGACCTTGGCAGCAGAACGCCTTTGTTAGCGGATTCGATTGATATAGTTTCCAAATAGATTCAAATGAAACTTCAATATCAGGTTCGCGCGCGAGCTGTCCATTCTGGCAGCATTGAATACCATTTAGTTCATCGCACTTAAATGAGCAGTGTGGAAATTCAAGTGTTAAGCACGGCTTTTTATAATTAGTACAGTCATAGTCTATAATGCCTTTAAGTTTCATTTAAATGCTCCCATTGACGTAATGTAAACTCTGCTTTTCTTTCTTTTGACCATGACTTAATTGGAGTATAGAAACCTACAATGCGTGTGTATTCTGTCGCAACATCTCCGCCGCAAACTGGGCACTTCGTACCATAAAATGCGTGGTTTTTCGCGCAGGCCTGAATCTTTGTATTAAAGGCGAAGTAAGTTAGCCCTTGATCAGCAATATAATTAACTGCGTCCCAGGCTTTCTCAAAGCTGTCAAACGGGGCGTCAATATTCAAATGAGCGATGCTGCCGCCATTACAATAGCTATCGAATAGGGAAGCAATACGAATGCGCTCAACCATTGTCGTCTTAATTCCAAGAGGAATAAATTGATTACCATATAGTGGCAAATCTTTTACTACTGTCTCTGGGAAGAAGAACTCGTCCGCGATTTGTAGTTTTGCGGCCGCGGATTCGCCGGGGATTTGCTCTACATTAATCTTATAATTTTTATCCGCGGCAAAAGCATCCTTTGTTCTATGTAGCACTTCAAAAATGCGCTTACCAAACTCATCAGCCTTTTTGGTATAAAAAACATTACCGAACTCATCTTCTGTGGTATAGTGGAAAGTCTTCATTGTCTCATAAATACCAATAATACCGACAGTATTATATAAATGATCAAAATCTACAATGCCCTTTGAGAAATTGGGAAGTAGTCCCTTTTCTACATTGCGAACAATAATATTTCTTACACAATCTAGCGCCTTACAATCAAGCTCTACTAGCTCCTCAAGCGCAGCGAGATAGCCCTCTTCATCACCGGGATGTTCTAGTGCTAGGCGGGCTAGGTTTACAGTAGAGACCTTTACGGAGCCGACCTTTAGTGCGGTTCCTCCAATGGAATTGAAATAACCTAGGTCTTGGATATTACTCTTTAGGCGGCAGCAATTGCTTAATGAATTAACACTGTCATCAATGAATAGATTACTGTCACTCCACTTTCTATTATGCTCTACTCCCCAGCGCGCGAAGGCTTCGTCCGCGAACTTACCATCTTTACGTAGAAGGCTAATCGTCAGAACCGGGAAGGTAAACATATTATGCTGTCTAATTTCCGCGATAGTTTCCATGAAAACCTTTTGGAAATCTTGGATACCTTGTAGCTCATCAATCATAAATGAGCCATCTGGGAATATGCTCCCACCAAACAGCGCCTCAAGATAAGCCATATCAAAAACAGAACAGTTTGTAAATGCGCTCTACATTCCATCCCTTACATACGGCTGATTTACAGCATATACGAAGCGCTGAATCTGCTGGCGCGCATAATACTCGGGAGACTTTGTAGCATATCCAGTTTCGCAATCTTTTTTCCAGAAATAATACATATAAGGAATAATATTTGGTAGACCAACTGCGCCGGAAGAGCGATTTGCCGCAAAGCTAATAAACTCCTTAACGAAATCTACAAAAGTGCTCAAATGACGTGGCGGCTCAGCATTGAAGTTGTTTAGGAAAAATAATCCCTTTTCTGCGACATCCTTCAAATCATACGCAAAACAATAATGGATGTATGTGCTGGTGTCAGCATCATGCATGTATAATGCCTTCGTCCACTCTTTTTCAAGCCAGTCATTTGCTACCTTAAATCCATACTTTTTATTAAGCTCATAATAAATCTTATTAAAAGCGAGTAGCTTACGGTGCGGCTTAGGCATTTCATTCATTAGGGTGCGCATATCTTTATTGCCAACATTTGAATTACCATCTACGGAGGCATCAGCGACAGTTTCTTTATCAATAAAATTATCAATAAAATCTGTATATGATAACTGCTTGTCTCCAAAGCCATTTAAATAGGCCATTTCTTCTCCGTACTTCTCGCTCATACGGTTATACGCAGTCTGGAAGTTCTTATTTAATCTGACTCTAATATCCATTTTCTTACTCCTCCGGCTGTGATTTAATCCAAGCATTGATTTCGGTAGGAGAATCAATTAGCGTGCCATCTTCAAGCTGAAGCACAGGTAATCTCTAAATGCCCTTGTCCATTAAGTAATCAATGTCTGTTTTATTTTCATATGGAATATTCTTCATAGCCATCTTCATTTTCATAGCCTTACATACTCCACAAGTATCACTTGTATATAACGTTACCATATTAATCACTCCAATTTCTTGCCGCAATAAGGGCATTTATCGTCTATCTATACAAAATTATGTTTTGCGCTAAAATGTGGGCATTGCTCTTGTAGATCCTTTATTTTAGCAAAAATTGTTTTAACATCATCACTTAACGCCATCGTAGACGCAGCAACCTTTAATTGCTTAGATAGCTATTCGTGTTTTATAATGATTTCATCTACTGTCATATTCTCCAATACCCCCTTGAAGATACAGCATTAAAACTCTAATCAAACAATGTGGCTGCCGTAGGATAAAATTTTAATAGCTCATCGCGCTCGTCACGTTCTATCTATATCTTCTTTTTTTTATAAACAATACGGTCATTGATTGTTTTATCCTTATTAAAACTTCTTGTCCATAGTTCTAATGCCTTGAATAAATTATCTAATGGATTATTGTATCCAAGTCCGGGTTTTATATAATATATCTTTACTGGTACTGATTTTGCCCAGAAAGAATATAATAAATTTAATTGTTTAATCAAATTAGTGTAATAGGCACGATTACTTTTAAGATTCCCGCCTATTGCGATATAAAATGGTGTTATAGTGCTAATATCTGCTAAAAATAATTTTAAATATTTTTTTAGTAGATAAGGAATATCATCGTATGGAACATCTACGTCAAGAATGATGCCATTCGCGCGCGAAAGTTTAGGGAAGTTTCTTAAATTAAAATATTGCGTTAGAGTCTTACAATGAATAGGATGGATAGTAATGATAGAAGAAGGATGTCTATCGCTCAAGATGGAAATATTCTTTTCCCAATCTGGCGCGAAAAAATCTCGGTCATAGATATACACCCGTTTTCTCTTTTTTACCGGCGGAATGGGTAATTTTTTATCCCCTGCCATTTGCCTATAATAACTATCATCTAAAATATGTTCAATCACATTACTTTTAATACCTTCATCATACTTTTCTTTTAAAAAGTTTTTATAAATCATCGGTGAAGGAAGAGTATAATCAATTAAATCATTGGCAAATGGCACATACTACTCATTAGTAAAAGCTGAACCGCCGTATATAACATTAGGATTGGTCTTAAAGGCTTCTGGTATATCGGGTTCGCGCGCGGTTTCACTAAAGAAATAAATCTAACTATAATTAGATAGATCTTCTTCCTTTAGTGAAACCAATCTACAGAACTTGTTTTCTTCTATTTTATAATAATTGGCCAGCTTCATTATTTCCAAGTTTGGAGGGGTCAGCTCTGATAGAGCTGACGTCTATAGATCATAATCAACCAATCCTATCATTTTAATCTACCTCCACTCGTTCTTGCTGGAAAGTCAACGTCCCTTTTTCATCAATATCAATAATTTTTGTAATTACTGGTAGTAATGCTTGCTTTTTCTTTTTAGGAATAAATTCATTCCCTCTGCGAATGCCTTGTACGAGCAGTTTATTCCCGCGGCTAAACCAACTTTTTTCTAGAACAGTTTTTCCGCCGCCTGGCTTTGGCGCGGAAATTTGCTTATCATATACAGCGTATTGATTTTTATATACCTTAACATTTACTACACCGGTTGGGGTTAATAAAGTTACGGTATTCTTTAATTTATTTTTATCAATTACTGTACCAATAATACGATGGATTTTAAAGATTTTTATCTCCTGGCCACTGTCTGACACGAAAGAATATTCAAGTTCTGGCTCTTCTGGAAGTGAGAAGAAATCATCATAATCATTCGCAGCTTTAATTAATTCGTGTTCGTGCGAATAAAAGTTTACTGATTCCATTTCCCAGTGGCTAATATTACCTTGCGCATACTTTTCAGCAACTTCATCATACAAGCTTTGATTCAATGCGTCCAACATCTCCTGCGCGTGCGCCTTTAGATACGCGCGCATTGGCTCCATTCCATTACTATACATTTTGTCCCATACGGTTTGGAGGATCTTATCGCCGTCCGCAGTTTTATTTAAATCAAAATGCTCGTCAATGAATCGAATCGCGGCATCGTTCAACATATAATATTGTCCGGCCTTCTGCGTTTTTAGATGCTTATTAAACAAGAATAACTTCGCATAATAACTCATCTCATCAGGAATGAGCTCTTTTGTGATTAGCATCTGCATATTCTGTAAAGTCAGCCTCGTCTTTTTATCTGCGATACTTTCAAGATATTTATGCATTATTTCTTCTCGAGGCTTATTTTCTACAACATCAAACGCGCCACATTTAATAAGATTAATCATTTGAACCTTATTAAGCTTTACTTTAGTCAGGAAATCTTCCATAGAACTAAATGGACGATTCGCAATGATACTTTTAATTGTATCCACAGACAACCTTGTAATACCGCGAAGCCCATAAACGATTTTATTATCTGCGACATTTGGAGAAAACGTAAACAATGAACTATTTACATCAGGAGGTTCGATTTTAATACCTCGATTCTGGAAGTTACCAATCGCTGTCGCGACTTTTCCATAATCAGTAGTCTTAACTTTTTTACTTATCTCCTCATCGTCATCATCGTCTTCTTCATCGTCATCATCATCATTATTAATTTCAATTTCTTCGTTATCGACTTCAATAAAATCGTCTCCGCCGCTATTAGTAATTAAACACGCGCAATTCCAATAAATGATTGGATAATATGTTGTTAATACTAAGATTTGAATCGCAATAAAACTATATGCTAAAGCGTGCGGCTCTGCGAACGCATATGACATCTGTGGTTCAATCGCGCTAAACCATACATATTCTCCCAACTCTCGTTTAGGGCATTGTGAAATGAACTTCTCTTTAAGATCGGGAATTTTATTTAACTGCTTTTTCGCGCAAATCTTTCTAGCAGTATTTGCTTCCGCTAGAGTGAAATGTGCGAGCTTTGGCTCCATACAAAGAAGCATTAATTTCTCCTGTGTAGTTGGGACTCCAAATACAGGCAAATAATATGGTTCAAGCAATTTAATATCATCGTCAGTTAAATGCCACCGTTTACATTCATTATACCACTGACGGATGTCATTCTTAAAGCGTACATACTTTTCAATTGGACGCTCTTGCCCTTTCTCACCCGTCAGTCGAGTCAATGCGTTGGCCATCATCATTTGAATCGGATCCCGAGGTAGAATTGAACGAATCGCTTGCCCGCCAACTGGCGTATCAAACTGGAACAAATCTACTACTTGTCCAGATGCTAATGTATCCCACAGTCTATCATCTTTCAAATTAATAACATCAGGATGAAGATACTTATTATATACTTCTCTCAATGACATATTTTTAGGAAGTACATTATCATTCTGCATTAGAAGAATGGCATTGGTGATTTTATTACAGATTTCAGTAACGAGGAAGTCGAACTTGGTGTCTCCTAAAGCCTCAGACTTATGAAGATCGAATTGTGTCGTTAAATCTCCATTTGGGCTTCTCATTACAGCATTTGTATCCCAAGGGTCACTATTATATAGGATAACACCTGACGCATGTTGGCTCCGCTTGTTTACCAGACCATCAATACCATAAACAATATCTAATAATCCAGGATACTTATCCATTTCATTATTAAACATAGTTACTGGCTGACGACCTTTTTCTTCATTACCTTTCGTTACATCATCCAGACTCCATAGCATTCCGCGCTCCTGCGGGACAAGGCTGGCAATATATAATGCCGTATCATTATCAATACCTTCTGGATATGTTTCGCTACGATAACCACGGCAAGCTGTGATAATCGCGCTCTTTGTACCTTCTGTTCCAAATGTCGCTACTTGTAGAACTCTAAGCTCTCCGCGCTCTTCACGAATTCGTTTTAAGATGAGTGGACGTTTTGATGGACTTAAATCAATATCAACATCAGGGAGTTCTGTACGCTCTTTATTTAGAAAACGCCATTCTACAAGATTCCATTTAATTGGGTCAAGCTGCGTGATACCTAGCAAGAAGTTTGATAAGAAACATACACTACTTCCACGCCCGGGGCCTACAATTGAACCGCACTCCCAGAACAAATCAATAAAATGCTGGAACGTATTGAAATATTCAAATAGGCAATTGCCCAGTTTATGCCCGATTGTTTGAATAATATCAGCTTCAGTTTCAAGACGCTTGATGTATACGTCATTTTGATTCAGGCCTAGTTCACATAACCTATTCCAGCATTCATTTACCCAATATCGCTCCTGAACTTCGTCAGAGTTAAATAGATAAGCTAATACTGGATACCCATCAAGAAATGCTTCCCGCTTTGGATAATCTTTTACTTCAATCTTAGGAATAATTGGATTTCTAAAAATATCATAAGTCCCAATTTTCCCGTAGATCTCCATTGAATTATTACAAAATTCAATGAACTGCTCTTCATTATATGCGACTGAAAGGTATTCCCACGCTTCATTATTGTCCATAAAGTGCGCGAACTCGTAGAAATTATCAACCTCACGCTCGCCAACTTTAGAGTTCAAGTATGCCTTATGTACATATCTATCGCTCTTCTTTAGATAATGTGCGTCGGTCGCATAAATCATTTTAATATTGAAGAACTTCGCAATACTAACAACTCGTTTGTTGTATGCCACCTGCTCTGGGCTAGTTCCCGGCGCAACCTCAATATAAAAGTCATTACCAAACAAATCCAGACAGAACTCAATAAACTTATTTACTTGTTCGCGCGCGGCATTAATTGTTGCTTCATCTTTATTCTTTTCCGCTTCAATTAACTTTAATAATGCTCTTGGTAGCTCTCCACCAATACAAGCATTTGTCGCAATTAAATGTCCTGGATTTTCTTTAACAATTTTATAAAGCTCTGACTTTAAAGTCGGTACTCGTTCCATACCACGGTCATGATATGAATTATACCAACTTTGAGAAGATAACTTACATAGCTGTCTAAAACCTATTGTATCTTTGGCAATAAGAATAAAGTGATAATATGGCTGCTTTGCCTTTCTTTCATCAACCAAATAAATCTCATTGCCAATCGCGCATTTAAAATCTTCTGGGATTTTTCCAGCGGCCTTCAAGTCTTTTTCCAACGTCAACCATTCAACCGCACCGCAAAGACACTCATGATCTGTTAATGCTACACCACTCAACCCAAGTGACGCTGCCGTCAAAATCATATCCTTTGGACGATTAATTGAGTCTAGTAGCCGAATATTACTATAATTACTATGTGAATGAGTCTCCATACGCTTATATTGTCGTAAGTCCATTCTATCACTCCGTTCTAGTTTATACTAATATTATAACAGATTTTTTGTTTTTTGTCAAAAGTCGTATTTGCTTAAATCATCTACGAATTGATAGTCATTGATGATACACTGGATAGTTGTCCTACCAGCAAACTCATTTACATTCGGGCGGCCATAGATGACCAACTTCTTATTTTTATTTTGTTCAAGTTCATTGATAAAATCTTCGTCTTTGAACTTAATATAATCCATATTATTATAAGAGATTTTTACGCTGTCCTTATTCGCGCCCATACGAACGAAATTGTTGTAGGTAATATTTTCTACTACTAAAGTAATCTCTTCAATTTGATTACCAAAATATTGCCCGTGAGAGCCAAGTTCAATTAGAAGGTCATAGTTATCATCGTCAGCATTTAGAATATAATCCACGAGATAGCAGTTGTCGAAGTCTTCTGCGCGCAAAGTAGTATTTGCGAACTGGATAAATTGGTCTACTTTATTACCAGAAATACCAAAGCCCGCCGCATTATCGTGGCCAGCAGTATACTCAATAAACTTACTGTTCTCCAAAAACTGTTTAAAGCTAGGAATACCAGCAAAGTTATTATTACTTCTAATGCTTCCCTGAATTAGATCATTATCATTGCGCCGGCCTATCATAACTGGACGATGATATTTATTGACCATACCCATAGCTACTAATCCAGTTAGCTCTTGTGGGATATCATCATCCGCATCTACTTCTACAAGAATAATATTATTATTCTCAAGTCCTTCTTTTTCAATCTTAAAGCTAATGGTTTCCATAGCTTTTTCTTTAATGCGATCCTGCCTAGACTTCGCATTCTTACCCACGCGCGCGGTCTGTTCTGCGGCCGTTTCATAATCGCTAGACTTGGCGCCGCGCTTTGTGCTCGGCACTAGCTCGTCAGGAGAAACAAAACATTTAAACAGAGTTTCTTTTTCAGTGCGGGTTCCAACTCTGGTGATCGCGTTAATCAGCGGTGCGATATAGAAAGCTACATCTATAGTTGTTAATCCATTAAATGGGGGGATAGCTTTATCTTTGAGTGAGTAAGATTGCGCGGTTAATAGCGTCTCAAAACCTTTATTCCTAATATGCCTTAGTCCTTCCATCATTAAATAATTGGTTTCGGTATTTGTTCTATTCATAACATCGGCAATTTCACCCAGAGCTACTAAATCAATAAACTTAAATGCGTTATTGACGCCGAGAAGGCTATCTAAATATTCACAGAACTTATATACAACGCCCGCACCACACAGGCTTTTATTTGGATAATTCGGCGAAAGCTGATTATTGATAACAATTGTTTTTGGCGCATCACTTACAATCGGGTTACCGTTATCATCATTTTGCTGCTCATGATGGTCAATAACCAGGCAATCCATCCCCATATTATTTAATGTCCAATGCTCTTCTACATCATAACTTGCGGAGTCGGGACAAATAACTAAATTAAAATTACCGTCTTCAATCTTATGAACAACGTCCGATAAACCGTGCTGCTTATGTTCATGAACCATAAAGTCTAAATTAATATCTGGATATAACTCTTTAATATATAGCCAGAGAATGGAACTTGATGTGTAACCATCCACATCGCAATCCACGATGAATAAAATATTGCTATTATTCTCAAGATGCTTCATCAGCATCCGCGCGCCAACGTCTAGGTTCTCTAGACGAGCTGGGTCTAGCTCACACGCGCTGCTTGGGTGTAAAAAATTATCAATATCCAATACTCCACGGTCCGTTAGAATATCATTTAATGCCTGCTTAGGATTCCGTGTATAATGCTTCTTCTCTTTATATTTCATATATATTACCTTACCTTTACTTTATTTCTATATAATTCTTCAAAGACTCGCTGTCCTTTATCTACTGGGGCATCTTTTTCCTCCAGCAAGTTATTATAATCCCATATATAATAAAAATTAGCTTGATTAAGAAAAGGCTTACACATTGATTCAATTTTCGCGCGATACCTATGTCCTTGATCACTATCGCTTTGCTCATATTCTTTATCAAAAGCAACAATAATTTCATTCACATTTAAATTACTAATTAATAATGCTATTTGATATTTATTAAAATGAGAGCCGCATACCGCTACGCTATTGCTTAAATCTCCATACCAGCCGTCCTCAATCATAACAGATTTTTCTCCTTCAACCAGCAAGGCCGATCGACGTTTATTTATTCCATTCTGGTGAAAATTAATCCCATATAAGTTAAATTGAAGGGGATGAGTATATATTGTTTCACCGACTTGAATTGGACGATATTTCCCAAATTCATCTATTTCCTTTTTCTCTAGGGCTCTGCCGCGGATTCCAATAAGTCTGTTCTTAATATCATAATGCGGAATAATTATCTTATTTTGTCCTAGTGAAAAACGAATATTAAACTTGTCCATAGTTTCTGGCAATATACCATCTTTAATCCAGGCTGGATGATGATAAACAGTAAAATAATCTAGAATACTATGATTATATTCTTCTAGCTCAGGAATAACTGTATTATACTTATATTTCTCTATGTCATAATTGGTGTTGCTTCGCGCGCGTGGTTTAACTTCTCCATGAATAAACTTTTTTACATAATCAACAGCTTCAACAAAACTTACTTCATGGTAATTTAGTGCCATAAACTTTTGGTAGAGTGTAAAAATAGACATAGCTTCATTACATTCTGTATAGCATCTAAATATCTTATTATTTTGATACCAATACAGTTTCATGCTACTCTCCGCGCCTAATGGATTATGACAAATTGTTGGAGATATAATATATCCCTTTTCAGGCATAACCTGTAATTGTTCGACTCCTAGGCTGAGCAAAAACTTTTCTACATCTTCGAGCTCAAGCGCGTCAACTATATCACGAGCAGATAAGTTTAAATATTCTAGCTCTTTGTCTGCGTGCGTTAAGTCAAACATAACTGCTGCCTCCAATTCGTTAAGCGTCTCTCATAATATCCAGTATACATATCTATTGGCTCCCCTAGAGGAAGATTATCTGCGCCAGTCATAAAGAGATCGGTACGTTCTCCGTTTCCTAAGTTTAAATTAATCCATATACGGACATTTTTATAACGTCCACGACGCATTTTATAAATGTCTAATACGTGGGTTGGCGGAGTTGCTAATATACTAGGATTTAAAGTTCCTTCGTTGACCGCTTGTTTAAAAGCTGGCATGACCGCGTTTAAAGTTTTCTGTGTCACTTTTGTCATAATTAATGCCATATCTGCCTTATCAGCTATACTTTTTGCTCCTCTGATACTGGCCTCATTTTTAAAACCATCATCTTCTGTCATAGCAGAAGCATTTACCTGCGTGGCTGAGAAAATGAACAATCCATAATCTTTTGCTAACTGCTTTAGCTGATTAGCCATTAGCATGAGTACTACATCCTCACGCAGACCTGTCTTCGCAAATTCACTCATCATACTTGCTGTACTATGAATATAATCAAAAAAGACATACTTAACATTTTCCACTGTAGCATATCTTTTAATTGTCGCAGTCACATTTACCAAATTAGGTTCACTAATTTCTTCTATAATGAAGTTATCGTGATAATCTTTAATAATCTACGCGGCAAACAATACTCTTTCATACTCATCGTCAAGATATGAACCAGTTAAAATCCTATCTTCTGGCACACCTGATAGATATGCTAGCATAATTGTTTGGAGTTCTTCTTTATCCATCTCTGTAACAATAAACAAAGTCTTTACTGGATCGCGCATTACATCTTCATTATTAATTGGCGTTTCCATAATGAAGTCTCGCATAGTATGACTCCATTTAATTGGAAATGTTAACTTACAAGCATCAAAAACTGATGTTCTTGTTTTACCAGAACCACTAGAACTAGATTTAAGATAAAAGCATCCAACTCGGGCCCCGCGGCAGGCAGCATTAAATAGTTTCCCCTCTAGTGGCTCACCTACATTAGGCGTTTCCTTAAGTCGTTCAATAAGTTCATTAATCTTCTCCGAGGGGTCTCCTTGTGACTTGCCTCCATGTAAAAACTTATTACGAATGATTGAATATTTTGATTCAATACTATCTAGAATATCTTCAAGACTTGACTGTTCACAATGCTCTTGAACTTTCGCTGCTTCTAGCGGGTTAACTACATCTTTATCATCAATAAAGAACTCGCTAATATCATAATGCTCTCTTTGAAGCTCGCGCAGAAGAGAACATTTCTTTAATTGATTATAATATGTTTCAAAATTACTTGGGTTAGCTAATTCATAACAAGTTGTTAGAAATTCTCGCCCATTATTTTCAACATAGTATAAATAACTACGTTCGTGCTTCTCTATTTCTTGCTCAACCTCTGATGCGGTTAGCTGCTGCGCGCCCGCTTGATAAAGGTTTTTAATAGCGATAAAGGCAGTTTGCGCGCACCGCTCGCCAAAATCAGAGGGCTCGATATCGTCATATTGTACAAGCAGGAATGTATTACGCATTAAACTTCCGATAATTTGACGATATGTGCCTTTATCTATCAGTGTCATTGTCATCCCACCAATCGTCAGGATTTAATTGTTTGACTTTCTCTCTATTTCTTTCAAATACAGACACTAAATAATTTTTAATTTCAGTTTTTGCCGCGGCGTTAGTAATATTTCTAGCCATATTTTCTGGCCGTTTATTTTCATTCTATTGACGCTGCTTATAGGCATACATCTCAGACATAGACTTTGGATTAATTAAACATAAAGATTCAGATAATTTTTTCAAACCCTTTATCTGGTATAGATACTCTAGGCAATTAATTAGTTGATCATCAGTATATCCATATGTATCAATCAGTCTTTTTCTTTCTGTCCAAATGCGCGGGCCCGGTGCTTTAAGGCCAAAGATATTACAGACTACGCTGCTAAATCTATCTCGCTCCGTTTTCTCTTGTAAACATTTTGGACAATACCAATGCATTACTGTAGAATTGGGAGACGCATATTGAACCAATGAACTACTATTAAATGTTTCTTTACATCCAAAACACGTTCTACTTTTCGTCATTGTTGCCACTCCTTTATTACTTTACTACAATAATTATACCACAAAATTATAATTTTGTCAAATAAAAAGAGCCGGCATCGGCTCGGCTCTTTTATAACTCTTTCATCTCGGTAATAAACAGCTCTAGAAGGTCTGCCTGAGATGGAACAGCCTGACTTAGCTTGAAAGTCTCTGAACCGAAAACTTTCTTTACTATGTCCTTCATAATATTCAAACGCTGTTCCTTTTCCTCTTCGGTAGTAGCTTGTTCTAGATAGCTCACCCAGATATTCTTCGCATCCGCCATAATCTCTTGGAATGGGCGGTCCTTAATCTGCGCGAATTCAGTATGATCGGTGACTTCTGCGCCATCCTTAATTACTGCGCTATCAATTGCGTCACCAATAGCATCTACTAATTCTTGATAACCAAACTTAATCTTTGGAGCAAGATATTGATATCTACTACCAGCGAACACTGTTGGTGTTGCGCGTGTATACAAGTAGCGCTCTGTGGTTCCGTCCGGGTTCATTTGAACCTGAACATAACCAATAATATCTACGATGCTATTAATAATTGTGTAGCACTGATTTGGAAGATCAGGGGCTAGCGCTGTGATAGTATTTCCATCCTCATCGCGCATCTCAGTTGGCTTCTCCTTGCTATGGGCAATGAATAAGATACCAAACCCAAGTAACGTAATCTCACGCCAGCATTCGCTAAACTCATTTCTTAGCATACCCCATCCTTGTCCCCAAGGAACATCGCGAATGGATTCTACTCCTTCACGCTGGCAGATGTACTTCTCGCAAAGCTGCCATGCAATAGAAACTGTATCAACTACGATACTATCATACATTTCCTTGCCTTGCGGCTTCCTTAGCTGCGCGAGGACTTTCTTAAAATCTGACCAACGGAGAATTGGTACTCCGCGAATACCTGCCAAGGCATTTGTGCCTTGCTCGAAATTAAGAAATAGCGCTCTAGGGAGCTATGAACCAAAAGTAGACTTACCAACCTTTGGCTCACCATAAATCATAAGGAACTTACCTTTCAAATCTCTGCTAATCTTAGAAGGCTCTAGTTCAAAAATATTAATATCTGCCATTCTTACTCAACCTCCTGAAAAAAGTAAGTTGGGATTACTCCCAACTATACTTTGAAGCGGTGGGCTGAGCCTTCGCGGCCGGTGCTGCAGTTGCATTAACCTGCATCTGCTCAATAGCGGCCTTACGGACATTAAATGCCTTCTTAATATCGGCAGGATCATATGCGAACTCTTCCTCTAGTCCCTCATCACTACCCTCAGTAATGATAAGCTCACGGACTAGACGAGTAGTTGTAGTAGGAATATGCTCACCCCAACTACCAGTGCCGCCCTCGGACTCCTCCTTAGAAGTGAACCGAATACGACCGCGCGCGTTTACAGTATCATTAACATTCCAGTTCCGGCTAATGTAATTTACTGCGTCAGGATTTTCGACGATGAACTCTAGTACATCTAGCTTACCGCCATACTGTACAAGGCCGCCCTTAATCACAAGACGACCAGTCGGATCGCCCTCACGGTCCATCTCATCGTGCATATCCATAATGAAGAGCTGGACCTCAAAAGTAGCGCAGCTATTAGCGAGGGGGGAATTTACAAAGTTGCCATTAATCTGCCAGCCATTAATAAGCTGACCGCTCTTGGAAACGAAGTTATTCTCGCGAATAGAGGCCCGAGAGAAACGAACTGATGCGGCATCATTAATGCCAACATTCTGCGCGGTGGGTAGAGTTGCGAGCTTCTCAATCTGCTCATAACCAGGGTTAGGCTTGTTAGCCTGAGTGTACTGCGCGGCGAACATACTTACTGGAATCTCACTAGTCTCTTCCTGTCCGCCATAAGTCTGGGTTACACGAACGGTGGCATTCGCGCGCTTATAGGCGCGACCATCCTTAAGAGTGCCTTCTGCGACAGTTGCATTTAATAGTTTTCCATTAACTTCAATAATATTTAGTGCTTGTGTAGTAATTGCTTTCATAACTTTCAACCTCTTTTTTCTTTTACTATACTTTATTTTTTAACAATTGTCAAGAAAGAAAAAGCGGGGGCTCATGGAGCCTCCCGCGTAGCGCTCCTATTAGGCGTTCTCCTTCGCGGCCTTAGCAGCAGCCTTCTCAGCGGCCTTGCGCTCACGCTCAGCAGCCTTAGCGGCCTCCTTCTCTGCGGCCTCAGCAACGGGGTCATAAGCTAGGCCAGCCTCAGTTAGGGTGTGATACTTTACGACCTTGGTCTGAGCCTTGCGGGTCTCGGTGGCAGGAGCAATCTCAACAGTCTCCTCACGAGTAGTAGTAGCAAAATTGCGCTTGAGTAGGCCATTCATGCTACCGGTAACGGCGGGAACGGAAATACCAACTGCATCGGCAATCTCCTTCTTACTGAATTCCTGACCATAATTCTTCTTTAGATAGTTTAGTACTAGTTCGCTGTTCTGTGTCATAGTAATCAATCTCCTTTTTTGTGTGTTTTAGTTGTTATTTTATTTAAAATGGTTGGGTTTTTCCCGTTCCACTTTATAGCTTTATTATACCAAATTTTTATTCAATTGTCAAATATTTCAATATTACTTTTTCCTATATTTCATAAAATAGGCTCGATATTTTAGAAGGCTATCTCTCTCACCTTCTGTAAGAATTATATACTATTTTTCGACAAAAGTCAAATATTTAGTTAAACAATTCATCAACCAACTCTTTTAGAGTCTGATCGGTACTTTCATTCACTACTCGTTCAAGCTTAGGAATGACATCAATCTTATAATTGTTTAACGCTTTTTCTAGCATATCCTTTCTATCTTGGAGGTTGTTGGACACAACCATACTCCCAAGTAGTAGCTTGACATAATCATTTTTATCAAGCTGTTCATTATTAGTTATTTTCTCTGCTAGATGATCAAAATCATCTCGCATTACTAGCGCAGCGTTGGCACCTTTTTCATCGTGATTGGTGGTGTCATAATCTGCTACTTGCTCCGCGAGGGAGCGAGTAGTCTTACAGATCTGCGCGAAAAGTTCTTTATACTGATTCATTTTACTTTACCTCACATAATATCCATTGGAGTGCGTAGATCTTCGGTAACATTAATTAATCTCGCTCCTCTCGCAGTGCGACCGCTAAATGATAAGTCTTTTCTTTCAATTATAATAGCCTTATTATTAGCAGTTAGATAAATCATTTCTTGTTCAGTTGAAACCGCGTAAACCATTGCCAAGTATGAATCCTCGACATTAATGATTTTATAACCACGGTTCCCGCGCGAAACCATAGGAATATCCTCTAAAGGAGTAACTTTTCCGTACCCATCCGCGCATACAGTTAAGATGCCGGAATAAGTATGGCCTTCGCGCACAAGCGTAGCAGAATGAACTTCTTCTCCGTCAAGAAGTTTAATTGCTTTCACTCCTCGACTATTACGGCCTACTGGATTAATATCTCCAAGAGGATAGAAGTTATAGTACCCAGAAGTGTTACTAATCAAAATCCTATCTTCATCACTTGAACTGAGGAATACATTACATAGACAATCATTATCTTCTAGTTTTACTGCTGCGGTTCCCTTACGAGCACGTACAGTATATTCATTTACTTTGGTCTTTTTAATATATCCCTGTTGACTGACTGTGACCAAATGCTTATATTTGGTTAGCATTGTGGAGTCAATAAGTAATAGGACTTGCTCATTTGATTGTAGGGTAAGAATATCATAAATTGAATAATCTTTGTTCATATCCAATTCGTGAATCTGGAATGAATACATTCTACCCTGATTTGTGAAAGCCGAGATTGTCCCTAAATTAGTAGTATAGAGAGTGTTACGGAGATTTGCGTTTTTAGGCGGTTTGACATTTACTCCTTTTCGGCCGCGCTTCGCGCCTTGTAGTTCATCCTTTTCTACAACTCGGATTGTATTATTATCAAAGAGCATTACGCTAACTTCTTGCTCGACAGGAAGTTCTACTTCTTCATCTGCCTTAATCAAGTTTTCTACCTTTGTCCTTCTCTCATCGCCATACTTCTTGGCGACTTCCTGAAGTTTTTCTATAAGTAATTCATCTAAAGCGGTAGGGGTATTTAATAAGTAGCGATACTCCTCAATACATTTAATAAGTTCCTCGCGCTCGTTATTTAATTTTATGGCGTCTATCTTAGTTAAACTGGCCAGCTTCATAGCCAGTATAGCTTTTACCTGTGGTTCGTTAAACCCAAAGCGAGCAATTAGTTTGGTAGCCGCTTCGGTCGGGTCATTAGAACTACGGATAATAGCAACTACTTCATCAATAGATGCGGCCGCGATAAGTAAGCCTTCCACAATATTTAACCTGGCGAGCGCGCCGTCCAGGTCAAACTGAATCATATTGCGCTTACATTCTCTAATATGAGCAATATAAGCAAGGCAAGCTTCACGCCATCCAAAAACCTTTGGAAATCTACCCTGATCAAGCAGAACCATATTGATTGAGAACCAGTTTTCTAGGGAGGTATCCTTATAAAGTTTCTCAATCATTTTGTTTGGATTTGCGCCTTTAGTTAGATAGATTCTAATATCTGCTTCGCGCTTTGTATGGTCTACGACTCTTTCAATTCCATAGCTTGGATTATCAACAGTTAGTTCAGCTAACTGTTCAATAATCGTATTTGTAAACACACCGTGCGGCAGCTCTGTTGCTTTAATCATATGCTGGTCTGGAATATATTCCATTTTCGCACGAATACGGATAGAAGAGCCTTGCCCTTGTTTAAGGGCTTCTTTTACTTCGCGCGCGTTAGTAATGGTTCCGCCGCAGGGAAAGTCAGGAGCGCAATAGATTTCATCATATGGAGCATTGGGGTCTTTAATCAATTTAATCAGCGCTTCATTTACTTCACGAAGATTAAATGAAGGTACTGATGTAGCAAGTGCTACCGCAATACCAGAGCAACCATTTACGATATTCCAATATCCAATTGATGGGAATACTGAGGGGATCAGCTCAGTATCGTCATAGTTATTATAATATTGATCTCCAATAGCTTTCTTTTTAAGGCCATCAAATAGTATATTACTAATTTCTGCGGCCTTCATTTCGACATAACGCGCGGCCGCATGGCTATCAGGAGAAGTTGGATTACCAAAGTTGCCTTGTACTGCTTCAAGAGGATAGCGATAAGACCAAGGACGTGCGGCACGAATGAATGTGTCATACATTGCGGCATCGCCGTGAACGTATGACTGGCTCATTGCGGCGGCTACAGACTTCTGCGCCTTTTGAAACTTATCCTTATAAGTTAGCTTATTGCTATACTGCGCATAAAGACCTTGCCGCAAGCCAATTTTAAGCATGTCGCGCACATCCGGGATAGCTCTTTCCTGCGCGACTGACGCGCCGTAAGCAAGGAAAGCATCCTCAATTGATTTTTGAAAATCCGTTTCATAAATCAATGGTTATCATCCTCCTTTTCATAAATATATTATATCATGAATTTTGATTATTGTCAATATTTTTGTTTATTATTATTTGATTCTTCTAACCATTGTAAATAATAAGAAACAAAATCCGCTTTTCCAAACCCTGGAGTAGAAGTATTTCTAGAAGCAAGCTGCTCAAAATCAGCCTCATGGACGAATTTCTCTGCTCTATCACATAGCGGTTCAATGAAAAAAAATTGTATATTTTGTTTCATTTGTTCTTTCACAGTATCATATTCATTCTATGTAAACAAATGATGATAGTCTTTATATCCTTGTCTATAAATAGCATATTTCCAATTTTCATCTATGTATTTCATAGCCTGCGGAGTAGCATTATATTGCCATATATTAAAATCTTTATGTTTAATTGGTGGCGATTTTAAAATACGTAAATTATTTGGAATATTTTCTCTCGTCCAAATTTGAAATACACATCGTACAGAAAAATCTTTACCATTATCTGTAAAGCTATTTTCTGGTAAATACATATATGCTAACAAATTAAAATTAGAATCTAATTCTTTATGTACCCCCCATTTCATAAATGAAACCGGGACTATAAAAGCAATAATTTTACTATATTTTGCCGCATGGTTAAAGAAATCAATAGCTAATTTTGATCGTTTCCCGAAAGGCGGATTACCAATAGTAATATAATCATTACGAAGTAATTCTAATGTTAAAAAATCTGCTTGTTTAATATTATTTCCTTCTGGTTTAATATCAAAAGCATCATATTTTGTCAAAAAGGGCAAAAAATTTCCAGAACCAGCGGAGGGCTCCAAAAAATATTCTTCAGATATATGAGGGTAGTACTGTTGTAAAAAACAAAAACATTGCTTTGCAATATTTGGTTTTGTATAAAATTTATCTAGATTATTCATAAGATCACCTTAAAAAGATATACATAGCTAAATTATTTCCGCAATGATTTTTCCAACTAAAATTAACTCTAATGGTGTCTAATATTACGCCAAATTCATTGATTTTAATAGAAGTATCATATTCCTTTTTGATAATATCTGTATCAGCAAAATTACTAATTTTTTTTGTTTTATAATTATAGACAATTAGGCTTTTTGGCATATTTTTTCTAGGACTGATTTTTTTAGTAATACAATCATTGATAAAAGCTTGTAATAATTCTGGATTGTTTAAAAAAGCATTATAGACGGCTTTTACAAAATCTCGGCGCCAACTTTCATCCTCTTCGATAAACTTGTCTCCAAATTTTTTTGCTTCCTCTTTTGTAAGGGGGTTAGTTGCGTATAAATCATTTTCCCACTTATGAGTTGAAGAAACACTCTGAAAGCTACTATAAAGTCCAGATTTTTTCATAAATTCAATGTGCGAGGGAAAGTCTTTAGGGAGATATTTATAAAGATGTTTAATGGTAAAATTTCCCCAAGTTCCTAATCCTTGTGATACTCTTTTTATTTCTTTTTTCTCTCCATTAATAATTAAATCCCCATCTTGCGTGCCGGTATGATTTCCAATCCATTCAATAGAAATAATAGGCTCTATTTTTTCATATTGAGAAATAAAATCTTTAGCATTTTCTATAATTTCAAGCCAATCATTATTTGGGATATGCTCTGGATAAGGATTAATATAGTGGTTACCTTTTTTTACCATTACAATCGCCTGCTCAAATCCTTTGCCATACCATTGATTATCTGCCTTTTTATTAATCATAGACATTAGTCCTTTCATTTTATATAATAATTATATTATCACCTATTTATAACGCTAAAATCAACATGATCAAACAAGAACTGTCTTCTACCTTCGACTTCCGGGCCCATAAGCATCATTAGGCTTTCAGCCGCAAGTTCTGCATCGTGAATTGAAAGAATTTCAAGGCGACGTTCGGTTGGGTGAAGCATTGAACGTTCCATATCATCGCTGTTTAACTCACCGAGGCCTTTTGCACGTGTAATCTCCCAACTCTCACGTCCTTTTCTAATCTTCGCAAGCTCTTCATCATTATAAGCAAATAGCTTATTATTACCTTTTTCAATCTTATAAAGAGGAGCACGCAGCCAGCAAAGTCTATTCTCAAGAATAAACTTCGGCATAAGAACATAGAACATTGTAGAAATTAGGCACATAATTGAATAACCATCGACATCACCATCAGTAGCGATTGCTACTCGGCCATAATTTAATTTTTTACTATTATACCGTTCTTGAATCCCACATCCAAGTGCCATAATGATGTCGCTAATTTCTTGGTTCTCAAGGCACTCTTCAAGTGGATGCTTTAGCAAATTTTTTACTTTACCACGCACTGCGTAAAGAGCTTCTTTGTTAACATCGCGCGCGGGCATTAGGCCACCCAAGGCGCTGTTTCCCTCGCAGATAATTAACATAGAATCTTGACCATGCCGTTCACAATCCTTAAACTTGTCAGATGAAGTAATCTTCTGCTTCTTATGTTCAGATTCCTTTTTCTCCATATTTAGAACAGCTTCGCGCGCACGGTCTGCGGCTTGGTCGGCTTTGCGTTCCTTCGCTAGCATACCAACAATGCGTTCAAAATCTGACCTATTAGCGGTAATCCATGTTTTAATAGCTTCTGTAAAGGCCGTTTGTGTCAGGCCACGAAGTTCTGTATTTTGAATTTTATCTTTAACCTGATTTTGATATACAGGATGAGGATGCTTAATATTGATGATGGTAACAAGCCCTTTACGGATTAAGTCACCGTCAAAATCTTCTTTTGCTTCAGTATTAATCGCGCGAGTGAAAGCAGCCTTCATGCCTGTTACTGGGGTGCCGCCGCCACTATTTAATGCGCCATTAGAGAAGACATAACATTTTTCGCGCCCTGAAGTCCATTGAGCAAAAACCTCAATATCAATGTCTCCATCAAAATGTTTATTAGCGTAAATATAGTTCTTATGAAGCGCATTCGTGATGCGTGAGGCAGCAAAATCCTTTAATCCATTTTTAGACTTAAAAATAGCACCGTTTTCACCAGTAAATAGACAAAATTCAACATTAGGAATAAAATAACTTGTAAGCTCAAGTTCATCACGAATACGTTTAATATCAAAGGCAGGCACGTCATCTGGAATGTGGAAGATGCTTTTATCTGGTTCAAAATAAATAGTTGTACCAGTCTTTTTAGTGACCTTGCCTTTCTTTGCTTTAGCGGATTGCGGAATGCCATCTACAAATTCAAGTGACCACTCATATCCATCACGTCGAGTAATGACATTAAATTTTTTGGAGCAAACGCATACAGTTGATGCGCCAACACCGTGCATACCACGCACCCGAGAATAGTTAGTAGATTCAAATTTACCAGAAGAATGCGCGGTGGTATAAAGTTCAATTAGAACTTCCTCACAGTCCTTATTTGGGCCGTGAGGAACTCCAGCACCATAATCTGTAATTTCAATATCATTATCATTTACATTAACTTCGATGCGATCACCGCGTCCCATAATAGCTTCATCGCAAGAGTTATTAAGGATTTCAAGGAAGCAATTAAATACTGCATCCTGTCCATCCGCACCAATGTACATTCCTGGGGTTGTACGAGCGGCTGTTCTAAAGTCCCTTACTTGAATTGAGTTAGCATCATATGCCAATCTAATCGCCTCCTTGTTATAATAATATTATATCATAAAATGAAAGAATAGTCAAATTATTCAATTTTCAATTCTTCAAAGATAAGCTTTTCTGGTAGGAAGTCTCGACAAAGATAGAAGCTGCCAAAACTTACTCCTTTTTGGATTTCCATTGTTTGTAGATTAGTATAATAATTGACTCGCTTATCAAAAATTAGCGCTTGACAATCTTTAATATAAGGGAAACGTTTTTGGCCCTGTAGGGAAGGAATTGGTAGCAACATCGCATATGGCTTATCTAGCTCATATAGCCTACGAACAATGTCATCTTTAATTGAGAATGGCGGATTAGACACAATTACATCATAATGCTCTGTTGGTTCATAGTCAAAGAAATTATAGCCAGTATCAATGTGAGTTGCGATTACTTGGTTACCGTTCGCGCGAATTAGCTTAACATATTCGCTGGCTTCAAGATCAAAAGGACACCATACAATCGCATCTTTAGGAATATATTTAATAATTGGTTTAACCGCGTAGGCGGGGGTATATACTTCATCAGAAGCTTTATCCGTTTTCGCGGTTAGATATCCTTTATTCAGACTCATTATTATCTTCCTCATCAAAAAGCTCGCGCAGAACCTTATATAATACTTCCCCAAGAAGATAACACCGAATAGTGGCGTCGAGATACTGCGCTGGAGCTTCTCTAGGAATTGAATGAAAATCTCCACCGAACTCCTCTAGTACATCTAGAGCGAGCATAAGATTGCCAACTAGATATTGTTCGCATTCTGTCTCTGACGCATAGAAGCTCATGTTGCCAGTCACTTCATCACTTTCCCACATTTCATTTTCAAGCATTTCTTCTGCTCTATCAAGGCCCATTTCCTTTAGTTCATCAATATCCCAATAATTATTAATATAATTTCTAATATCCTCTTCAAGGGCTGCTCTATAATCGTACATTTTATCTTACCTCACTATATCCGCATAAATAAAGTCCATACACATCCGAAAACAAATCTTTAATAGTTTGATTTACTCCATAGATGAAGAATGATTGCCCGAGATAATAGTTGCCTTGACGCAAATCATCAAAGTCAATAATTGCTACATCATTTAAGTTCCATTCGCGCGCTAACTCATTCGCGCGATTTTTATCCTCAACAAGAAGTGTTCCTCTTACCTTATTGGCTTCTTCCATAAGAAGCCGTAAATTATCTGTTTTAAACATCAGGTATCCTCCTTATAGGTAATATCTTGTTCCGCACCGCACGCTGGGCAACGTGCTATGTATCCACGTTTATGATTATTAAAATAGGGCATTACATAAGGAAGTAATTCATATTTACGCTTGCGTGGAGGATAGCATGTTTCATAATGCGTGTTTAGAAAGTCTGACCACTTATCGCATTCTTCTTCGTGTTGAAAGCAACCAAAGGAAAGCCTAATTTGCTTTATATATTGATATTCATATTCTTTGATCCTTTTATCTACGAGTCTCTCAATTTCTTCCTTTGTTTTAAGCGCATACTCTTCTGCTAGTTCTGCGCGCGCACGGTATTGTTCTAATACTTGCTGTATATTTCGAGCAATATATTCTGGAGTATTGTTATCTAAAGAAATCATAAAGTATTCCTCCATATTAATTGTAGTGTACTACTAATCTCCAAGACCATGTTAACGTCTCTGCCGTAGCTGGAAACTCGTAGTGATCTAACGTAGCTCCAAAAATAGGCTGAAAACCAAACTCATCATTCTTATCGCATTCCCACTGATACTGGATTCCGGAGCACCAATCGAATCCAATTAGTGTACTGGTGAGATGAATAGTTTCACCAGTGTGCATAATAGGTTTGCGATCTGAATTAATCTTTACCGACATCTCTGGTTGGAGTTCAATCAGTGGATCTGGCGCAATTACTGGTGAAATCATTTCCTCTGCGATAGCAAATGAAAAAATACATAGAAGTGCCAAGGTAATAAATAAGATTTTCTACTTCATAATTTTTACCTCCTTTTCTTTTATTATAGCATAAACTTTTGCTCCTGTCAAGTTTGTCGGCGCGCCGACCATATTTTTATTTTATTTATATTTGATATTTATATAATATTTATATTATATTTATATTACTTAACCAATTTTTGACCACAGTGTGGTCAATTTTTGATCGCATGCGGTCAATTTTTGACCGATGGTGTGGTCATTTTTTGATCACAGTGTGGTCAATTTTTGGGTTATTCAAATAAGGGGATAAAAAATACGGTCAATTTTTGACCGCATCGCCGCACGGATAGAACTCATATACATTTCCGCTTCTATATGCTAAATAATTATTTTTAATTAATTCTTCCTTTGCATTTTTTACAGTATTACGGCTGCCAATGTTTAAAGCTTCGCATAAGTGTGTCGGAGAAAATTCATAATATTTTTTTCCTTCCCATCGTAAGAGATACAACCACAATTTAAAAGCATTACCACTGAGTTGTGATAGTGCTTTATCAAAATGTTCCCAATTAATGGGCTGAAGGAATTGATTGGCAGTACCTTCTTTATGAGTAATTTTATCAAAGTCAATTATATTAATTCGCAATTGATTTTCATAATTCATCTAAATATACCACTCTTCATAGCAAATTTTCTCCCTTTTCACTTTATACATATATTATAACAAAATTTTTGAGAAAAGTCAAATAGGAGAGGTCAATTTTTGACCTCTCCGTATTATTAGGCTACAATATACATTACTACGAATAAAGCAGCTAAGATATACATTAGAATTGGAACTTCCTTAAACTTTCCACGAACGGCTTTGAGCAGTACATAAGCAATCATACCAAATCCAATACCATCACTAATTGAATAAGCAAACGGCATCATAGCGATTGTTAGGAAAGCTGGGATAGCAATCTCCATATCAGTCCAATCAATATAGGTTACGTTCTTCATCATAAAGATACCAACAATAATTAGTGCTGGCGCAGTAGCCGCAGATGGAACGATACCTGCAATTGGAGCAAATAGGCAAGCAAGTAAGAATAGTACACCAGTAACAATGGAAGCAAGACCTGTACGTGCGCCAGCGGCTACACCAGTAGAACTTTCAACGAAAGTAGTAACAGTACTTGTACCAAGTAATGAACCACCAACAGTAGCAAGTGCATCAGCAGTAAGTGCGCGAGACATATCCTTACTCTTCATGTTCCCATCTTCATCAAGCATATCGCATCCAGTTGCGCAACCTGTTAGTGTGCCAACAGTATCAAAGCAATCGCACATACATAGAGTTAGTACGGATGTAATTAGTGGGAATACACCTAGCGCAGTTAGACCTGTAAATGATAGCTTCATAAATGTTGGGGCAATAGATAAATTTTCAAAATTGAAAGATACAGCTGTATTGGTTACGCCAAGCGGGATGCCAATTAGAGTCGTAGCAATAATTGCGTATAGGATTGCTCCACGTACCTTAAATACAAGTAGAATTGAAGTGATAAATAGACCAATTAGAGCTAGTAGTGGTGCGTCAGAAGTGATTGCGCCAAGGTCAAGTAGATTATTATTAGCGGTTACAATACCAGCATTAATTAGACCGATTAGAGCAATAAATAGACCAATGCCTACACTAATCGCGCGCTTAAGTTGTGCAGGAATAGCTTCAATAATCTTATTGCGCAGAGGTGACAGAGTAATAGCTAGAAAAATAATGCCGCTAATGAAGGTAATAGCAAGGCATTGCTGCCAGCTATAACCAATCTTCATACATAGTGTGTATGTAAACAGTGCATTAATTCCCAGGCCAGGCGCTTGCGCGAAAGGTACGTTAGCCATAAAGGCGGTTAGAAGGGTACCGACTGCGGCGCTAATACAGGTAGCCAAAGTCAACGCAGTGTAGTCCATTCCGGTGGCTCCCAGAATGGACGGATTTACAAAGATAATATAGGCCATAGCCATAAAGGTTACGAGGCCGCCAATAATTTCGCGGCCAATTGTAGAACCACGTTCGGTAATGTGAAAATGTTTATCTAGAAAATTCATATTAATTTTTCTCCCTTAAAATTAAATTCAGAATAATACCAATAATCATCGCAAGAGCCGTTGTACCAATACTTACTACTCCAAAGTTACAAACTACACCAGATACACCGATAGTTAGAATCGCGGCAATAATGGTAACAATCTTATTATCATTTAGGTCAAGATTATTATCCTTAATGGTGCGTACACCAGAGAGGGTAATGTAACCATACAAAATGGCCGCACAGCCACCAAAGATTGCTGATGGAAGAGAAACGAGTAATGCCTGTAGGGGTCCAAAGAATGCGGCGACACCCATAATAACGGCAGCTAGCGTAATTACATACTTTGAGCAAATCTTGCTGAAGCCAGTTGTACCTACACTTTCTCCATAAGAAGTATTGGGGATTGCGCCAATTAGGGTACCAAAAGCTGTAGCAATGCCATCGCCAATTAGAGTGTGACCAACACCAGGATTTTGGGTTAGATCTGTGCCAATAACTGCGCTTAAAGCCTTATGATCAGAAATATGCTCGCATAGGCATACAAGGGATAAAGGCGCGAATAGCAGTAGAATCTGTGGCATTAGACCCCAATCAAAGTTTACAAAATCAAGATGGAAGAATGAGAAATCTGGCATCTGAAAAATCTGTAAATTATGGAATGGCTCAAAATTAACAATTGGAACGCCGCAGAGTGTAAGAATTACAGACAGTCCATATACGATAAAGATTGAGAATAGGAATGGTAGGTTCTTAATAAAGCCTTTGCCATAATGAGAAATTAGTGCCGTGATAACCAAGGTTAGCATGCCAAGGCCAAAACCGATTAAGCTATATTCACCATTTACTTGAAAATAGGTAGGTAGGAAAGTGGCTAGATTTAGACCGATTACCATAACAACCGGGCCAATGACATATGGCGGCAAAAGCTTATTAATCCAAGCTGTTCCACACTTGTTAATTACTAGACCGACAATACAATAAATAAGACATACAATAATACCGCCAATTAGAACTGCCGTAAAGTTAGGCGCAGTTCCAAGCGTCAGCGCGCCAATTACCGCGGCAACAAATCCACCGGAAGAGCTGATAAACATAGGGCTCTGGCCGCGCGTACATAGCTGATAGATAAGAGTACCAACTGCTGCGCCTACCATAGCCGGTGCGATAGGTACGCCGCAGATAGATGGAATAAGAACGGTGGCAACAAAGCAGGCAATAACCTACTGGAATGCGGCGACAATTAGGCGCCGAAAGGGTAGCTTATCATTAATATTATATAGCATAATCATTCTCCTTCATATGAATAATAGTCTTTCCACTTAGGTTTAGACATATCAATATTATCAAGATTAACGTGTTCTAAGATCATAATTTCTTCCGGGCCTCCCCATTTACTACCGGTAACAGTTAGAGTATCAGTCTGGGTGTCCCATTCATAGATCTCTGGACAAAGTGTACGATTATTGACAAAATCGTCATTATCATCCGGATAAGTGTAATCTGTAAATGTTTTTGTCGTTATATTATAAATAGAAATACAACGATAATCGCGCGAAGTAATAATATACTCATTGTTATTTTGTACAGTATAAATTGGTTGCGGAAGTGTCCGGTGATTGTGAACAAATTGACAGATTGGATTGCGTTCATCGTCAAAGACTGTAACGAGTAGCCAATCCCAAAATGCTGAATTTTTATGTTTATAAGTATCAAGCTTAAGAGAATATTTAGTTTCTTGCCAGTTCGCATCGCGTAGTGGCTTAGCAGCAGTTGAATGATATTTATAGCTGCTTAACATTTTAACTTCGTGATTCATCAAACTTCTCCTTAAGAATGGGAATAATTTCATCAAAAGAATTGTGGAGCGTGTGATCAGCAGTTGCGTATAAAATAATTCCATAGAGGAATTGATTGATTGAAAAGCTACGTCGCCAGTCTTTCTCATTTAGATGGTTAGTACGGATATCGAAGTAATGGGCGTAATTTTGCTGATCAGAGATTCGCGCGACTTCGCGCACGACATCCTCTAGAGCTTCTTCATAACTTTTACTATTATCAAACATTCCTTTACGGTAAATTTCTAAAAGTTTGTCTGACATATACTTCCATCCATAAAGGATTCCCATTTCGCACATTGTGCCAATTGCGCTCTGCTCTGGACATAGAACCGTATAATCACTATTCCATAGACGTTCTACATCTGCTTCTACAATCTTCTCCGCTAGATGATTATTTTCTTCTTCTGTCATATTTGACTTATCGTTAATTGATTTGTTTTGAACTGGGCTATAAACTTCTCCAGGGATGTTTGCTTCTTTAAACTTGTCATATTCCTCTTGGCGCGCGAGGTTAGAACCTCGTGTCATAATATCGCCACCAAGATATCCGAGTGGCCTGTCTTTCATTTAATTTTCCTCCATTAATCCAAAGTTTGAACAAAGTATCGTAAATCTTCTTTGGAACCATTTTTTTCAATATACGAAAGAGCCTTATCATAATATTCATAATAAAGTTCTGTGTATACCTGACATAAGTCCATATTATCTTTCTCATAATAATACCAACTTTTATGGTTGATAATCATTACAAGTTCTGTAAGATACTCAATATCATCTTTCCATTCCTCATACGCGCGCGAAGCCGTATCGCAAATTGCTTCTTCGCCATAAACATCCGCGATATCAAAGTCTTGCCAAAATGTTGTAAAATACTTCATAAGTATCCTCCGATCCTTTTTTCTTTATTATATCACATTTTCTAAAAAAAGTCAAAAAAATAAGTTGGGGCGTTGCCGCCCCAATTATTTGTCTAGTAAGTCTGCGCAAGCAGCTACAAGACTACGCTCGGATTTCTTTAGCTTAACCATTCCAAACAACGGATGGCCGGCTAAGCTGCTAATTAATTTAGGAATCCCACTCATCGTTGTATCCTTATAATCGCATTGTTTAATATCAGCGCAGAAAATAATTTGGCTATTTTCTGATACACGACCTAAAAGAAGCTGGATGTTTGTAGTAAGCAAATTCTCTGCTTCGTCAACTAAAATGATAGAGTTTTTAAGGTCGCGCCCGCGCAGGGTAGATAGGTGAGCAGGTTCAATAATGCCCTGATCAAGATATTGCTCAAACAATTGAACTCCCATATGATCTTCAATTTGTCGTAGCCAGGGGTATTGTTTATCTATTTCGTTCCCTGGTAAAGTACCTAATTTTCCTGCGCCTTTTACATCCAAATTATTTTTTACAAATACTATTTTATCATATTTGCCTTGCATTACCTAATGGATTGCCCATGTTTCGGCAAACATAGATTTACCAGTACCAAAATTACCAACACATAGTTTAATTGGTATTTTATCATTTTGAAGTAAATCTAAATACATTTTCTATTCTAGATTGCGTGGAGAAATAGTTTCGCCAGTTGGTGCGGTAAAAGGCTTGTATTTTAGATTTCTATATTGGCTTCCATCCCAAATTAATACATCTGCGACCTTACCGTCCTGATAGATTTTCGCAAACTCATTAGTACGACATTTAAGAACATTGGTTTGCGGAGATGAATAGATTAAATTGAGTTGGTTATCATCTGGGTAATAATCTGTCCATCCAGTATATTCATCAACCACATCGCGCTCTTTATCCTAATAATATTTACCAGTTAAATGCGGCATTTGTAGAGAAAACAAATATAAAGCAATGTCACTGGTAATAAACTCGAGTGGCTCAGGTAGCCTGCGCGCGAATAGCTCAGCCTCGCAAAGCAACCGGTGATCGTTAATATTGGTTAAGAAGCTATACGTTTTTATCAGTTTATCTACTTTTTTCTAATCAATCATTGGCACCTCTATTGATTTTAAAGAGCCAAGGATCTCTTTGATTGCTTTTCTTGCCTAATAAGCAACCTCTGGAACTGTTGAATGCTTTAAGCCCTCTAGTTCAGTAAGAACTAAAGGACTTATTACAGGCTCAACGGTTCTATCTAATGCGCCATCAAGAATAGCTGATGTGTCTAGAAAACTTTGCATTAGTCATCACTTCCGATTATTTTATCAATAAGACCCAATTCCTTCATTTCTGTCGCATTAATAAACCATTGATGACGGGTCTTGGAATCGAATAATTCGGGAGTAATGTTGGTATTTTCAATAATAAAGTTTCTAATTTGTCCATCAACGCTTTTATTAAATGCCATAATATCTTCAGCAGTCTTGGCCTCACTAGAGCTTAGCGCTACATAACCATCGTGGATTAGTGCATAAGAGCTAGGATAGCATACTCTGGTCACATTAGGGTTCTTCCCACCGCCACACAAAATAACAGTAGCCATTGAGGCCGCGTAACCGGGGATAATTACAGTTAAGGGCTTTTTATAGGTGGCCAGATAATATGCGAGGAAGAAGCTGTCAGACACAGAGCCACCCGGAGAATTCATAATTAAAGTTACAGGACTTGTGCTATCATCCTCTTCAAAATCCTTAAGTGGAAGATATACACGTTCAATAATTTCCTCATTGGCTTCAGTATTAAAAATAATGGTTCTATTATCCATAAGCTGATGGAAGTACTGATAGTCAACTGGATTAATGTTAGTCTGTAGTGGAACTTCTAAAATATCAAAATCTAATCCCATATTTATCTCCTCGTTACTTATAGTAACTTAACTAATAATTTTTGATAGCGTACAATCTTTTGGATCAATATCACCCTTGCGGATTGCCTTGAGAATAGGGTGACGAATGGATATATTTTCGCGCGCGGTAGATACCATCATTCCGCTGATGCTTACAGGGCACATATACCATTCTGTATCAAAATCTGTACGCAATGCTTCTTTAAAATCTTCTGTCAAGCCTGCTACCTTACAGAGTTCAACAATATTTCCCTTATTGTCAAAAACTCCAACAGTAATACTAGCGGGCCAGCCAAAATAATAATTTTTAGAAATAGGAATATACGGGCCTCCTGCCTGATATTCTCCAAAATATTCACCGATAAGTTTTTCACCTGTGCGTGAATTCTCCCAATATTGCCAATGGCTAATCTCACCGCCATTGTAGTTGCGTTCGCAGGGGACTGGCGCGAGAATAAAGCAATCAATGTCAGATGAGATTTCTTGCTTTACTTTTAGGCTATCCCACGCGTGCGGGCCACGCTTCCCCGGTTCATATAATGCGGTGCGCTTGTAGCATACAACTCCTTCACCGCCAGCAGCAAAGATTTCACCAATTTTATCAAAAAAGGTGCTGTCCATTGGGAAATGTTTTACTCCTTCTACAAGAGGAGAATTAATACGTTTAACTACTTCCTCGACATAGCTTAAACGTTTTTCAAAAGGGGTGTTCATTAAATCCGTACCGTCAATACACAGTACATCAAAAATGCGCCATCTTAGGGGGTTATCTTTTTGCCGCGCAAGTGCTTTTGGAGCTAGACACCTCAAGGTTGAACCAATATCCTTATCAATCTCTCCTGGCCGAAAGACTTCACCTAGGATGACAGTTGTGCCAGTCCAATGCGCGTTTAGTACATTTTCCCAGAACAACACTTTATCTTGAATCTCTCCGTAAGTGCCAGTTGTTTTACTAATTCCTCTCGTCTGTAACGCAGAACGGGTCGATGTTAGCACAGCTCGACTCCAGTTTCCGTCTGTTTTTTCACAGGCGATGTAATCGCCGCTATCACACATTTGTTCCAGTTTGAAACGTTTCTGCTGCGGGGACATAGAAGCTGGAGAGCTCCAATACTTCATCGGTTCACTTTCAAAGTAATTCATTTACTCCTCCAATATGTAGGTCATTATATAATCTGCCAGTACATCTAAATCACAATAATCCATTTTATAGTCAAACCATTGCCAGTTGTCAAGTGAAATCTCGCTAGGATGCTGGCGCTGCTCCTCTGTTAGAAGAGGACTATTCCACGGTGTACCATTGGGCAAAAAACGATTCAATCTAACTGTTTTTGCTTCTGGTAGATATCGCTTCGTTACTTCAATTTCATTTGGGAATCGTGCGTCTGGAATGAAACAGTAGTCAAAGTCATTGCGCACTGCGTTAGCAAACTGTGCTACTGCTACAGCCCAATAATCTGGGTACTGCGCGCGCACGGTATCCGTGCCGAGATGCTGAAGCAATGAACGCCCTGCTTCGTCCTTATTTCCGTCCCAATTATAAAACTCTTTACAATAAAACTTAACTAAATCGCCATAGTGTATTACAAGAATACGCTTATCATTTAATTTTTCAATTAGCTTCTATGTAATTGCGTCCTTACCGGAACCGCTCTTACCGCTGATTATTAGGGTTTTCACGTTGTAGTTCCTCCAATTTTAAATGAAAATAGAAATCCATATATTCCTGAAGATCCTCGTCGCATAACTTGCGGTAGTCTTCTAACATTTTTCCTGCCTTAAACAAGTCATCTTGTAATAAAGCAGTGTTTACTAATAGCTCAACCATTTGTTTCTCATATTCAGGAATATCTGTGAATAGTTCAATCATCTTTCTTCACCGCCTTCATAAGAACCTCAAAGAATTGCTTTACTTCTTCCTCTGTTTCTAGGCGGATTTGCCTGACACGAGGCGCTTCTTTACGCTCGTCATCATCAGGCATTTCAATTACATAGAACTTTTTTTCTTCATCTGGATTAACAGTCTGCCGCGCGAGAAGCTTATTAGTTTTCTTACTATAGACTTCAAGGACTTTCAATTCTTCATATTCAGTTAGGGTAGTAAAATATGCGTCCTTTTTGATCTAATTTAGGAATCCCATATACTCCTCGTAGCTTACTTCAAAAATTTCATTATCCATTATTTTAACCTCTGCGCGTGAATTTTAATTTTTCCGCTTCGCCTTGTGCTAGTTTGTCGCAACGTTCATTCCAATATATACCGGAATGTCCAGCGACCTTAGTGAAAGTATACCAAAAATTATCAAAGTATGGAATGATCTCTTCCCATAAATCCCTATTGGCAACAGGTTCCCCTTTTGAGTTCACCCAACCATTATTCATCCAACTGTAATACCAGTGCTGGCGTTGGCAGTTGATAGCATAGGCAGAATCACTATATACAATTACGCGCTGATTAGGTTCGCGCGCACTTTCAGCATACTTCAACGCTTGACGAATGGCCTCTAATTCCATTCTTTGATTAGTAGCGCCGAGTTGCCCCGCACTACCATAGTATATCTCCTTGCTATCATTAACTGCCACAAAAGCCCAACCGCCAAATAGATGGCGGTCAGGGGATTGTTTTGAAGAGCCGTCGGTGTAAATTTCTAGTGGAATTACTTTTTCTTTACTGCGGCGTTCCATATTTTCTTTCTCCTTTCACTTTTTTATATTATAGCATAATTTTTAGTAAAAGGCAAGTATTTAATTCTCTTCTGGTTCGTCAGGTACCTCGGGTAGTCCAGCAACGCTGGTGAGTAGGCTTAGAATACCGGCAAGTAGAGAAGCAGAGCCAACTACTAGCCAATTAACCTCGGAGAGAAGAGCGCTGGTGCCAATTGTGGCTACAGCAGTTTGAGCTACAGTCTTGATCGCGCGGATGCCCGCGGCCTTAATCCATTGTTTGAAGTTCTTCATAAGAATCTCCTCCTTACTTTAAAAAGGTATTGTTTTTCTGGCGATCTCTGTATAGCTCTTGAATATATTCGTATTCAGCTTCAAAGACGCCATTTTTATCTTTAGTCTTGTTAAGTAATACTTGGTATTTGTCGTTGAGATCAATGATGTGATCAAATTCTTCTTTAGTATGATTACAATTGTTTCTACATGAGTTTGCGAAACTTAGTACCTCATAACGGATTCGGTCTTTCTCATTTTCATCAACTTGCTCTTGGATGTCATCAACTGTTTCAGTTAACTCATCCATCTTTTCATCTAAATCGGCCGTGATTATTTTACCCAGCCAATTTATAAATGAAGTTATTGGATTCCATTTGATTGGTGCAACTTGGATTATCGTGGACAAAATACATACTACAGGTATAATGTTTGTGATAAGCCAACTTACTATCTACTCTGTGGTCATTGTGGGATCACCTCCGATTTATGAGAGTAATGATTCTAATGCAGCTAACATATTCCAAGACATATGTAATTCTAGTTTTGTATTACTCCAAGTGTAATCTCTTATTGTATTCCATGCTGTCTCAGTGGTTGCTGATGTTTCTGTATTTAATACGTTTAAATTTTCTGGCTGTGTAATTTCAGCATAAAATGCATCTGTATAGAATTTATTTAAATCGTTAAAAAAATTAAGTAAATACTCTAAAACTACTGACATTGGGTATTGCTAGTTCTAAAAATTATAAATATAGAGCTAATGTACTTGTACTTGCTTCGCAGCCTTTATAACAGGATCAACAATTCCTGGTAAATCATCAAACATCAATAGAGCAGAAAAATAAGAAAGATATTCTTCTAATTTTGGTTTATTATTCCCACCTAAGGTTGATGTGGTTAAATTTAATATATATGGTTTTAAGGAGATAATATCGGCAGGGGTTAATCCATCTGCAGATAAACCAGCTCCAATTTTACCTAATGCATTTTCAATTACCATGGAACGTCCACTTAATGAATCGCCTACTCTTTGCGTATATAATTTTAAAGTTTCATAACTGATGAACTCATCTATAATGCCTTCAATCTCGGATAATTCTTGTTGACGCTATGTTATTGCTGCCCTAATTGCATCACTGATATCACCAGTTAATTTTTGTTGATACTCTATATTTGTTTCTATAGTTCCATCAAGAGGATTATCTTTTTTTAATAAGGCATTAAAATGGCTCGTTAATGCATCATTTAACTTAGGTAATAAAGATGGAAATTTAAACTCAACTTCACCTAGCTCAACAATGTTATCAATACCAACATTTGCTTTTACATTTACCGCGGGCTAAAAAATAGTGAGCATAGCCTCATTCATAAAACCATGAGATTGTTTTGTGTGAAATTTAACAGTAACAGCATCTTTTTGTTTTGTTGCTGTATTTTTAGCAATTTTCTTTGCGTTTCTAAACCAACGGGTATCCTTTGGAGATTTCTTTTTGTCTTTTTTTGCGGCATTCACTGTTTGAGTCATTTTTTTTAACATACTACGATTAAGTATCTAAATACCTAATTGATCTTGTAAACTTGTTATACTATGTTTTAATTGTTCAATATATTGACTTGGATTAGCTATATATTGGGAGAATAATGTTTTGTTGGATAAATAGTTGTTAAAAGTTGATGGCTAGACTGCCTGCTCTAAAATAGCATTAATTGACTCAGGTGTGATTGAATTACTAATATAAAAAGAATAATCAATAAAAATAGCAGTATAAAGTAATTGTACGATCTACTGAGGATTATATTTTGGGAGATAAGATGCAATTGTAGTTGCTACTTGTTTAATTTGTTGGCCTAATTGTGCATCAATTATACCGCGTATATCTGTATACATTTCTCGTGCGACTGCCAGGGTCTCGAATTCAGTTTCTCCTGTTTTTTTCTAAGCTAGTTCTATGTTTATCGTATCTTGTTGTAGCTAAGGCGCTAAAATAAAACTCTCTGCCATTTTTTGGACTTGTGTTTCAAAATATGGAGCACCTTTTTCTTGTAATAAACGTTTATATTCATCAACGCGTTGCCTTAATGCACGAAAAGCAATTACAATTCTTGATATATTTTCTTCACCTTTATCTATTGCATTTAAAGAATCTTGTATTTTTTCCGGTACTTTCCCTTTCCCACCAAATTTACTTTCTATTTGTTCTTTAAAATATTTAATTGCAGCTATTTCCTAGCTGCGAGCAGCATTTTTTGCATCGCTTAAAAATTTTAATGCATTTTTCATCCGAGTGGACTCTTTAGATATGCCATTTGGCTCAAAAGTTAAGTTTGAGATTAATGAAGCTATCCCACCGGGCAGTCTATTTTTATAAATTTCAGATTCCTCTAATGATGTAAAAAAAACATAGTTTAAATCTGTTGGATAAAATATTGCATCTTGCATGTTAATTGCTGCATTATTTTCAGCCATTCAATCTCCACCTCCTCTAAATAAAAAAAATAGGCTTGCTTACGCAAGCCTTCTAATTTTTCGCAAGATTTTCTGACACAACTTATAGTTATGCGGACCTCGCGCCATTAGGAGGTTATATCTTGCCTGTAGCATCCCAATTTTTACTTCATTTGTCATTTTCATGCTCCTCTCTTTCATATAGCCAGTTTAGTCCATCGGATAGTAAATAATAAACTACTTCTATGATAATATATCCTGAAATTAGAAACCAAAGCATTTGGCTATCAACTCCCAATCTTTTTGCGCAATAATACCACATTCATATTTCTCATATAAGTTGTAATAACATACCTTAAGATATGTGGTATTCATTTTCGTGTCGTAAACTTTTTCTAATGGAAGTAAGTGCCAATTCATTACCATAAGTCCTCGGAATATAATATATAATCGTTAATGGAATGGTCTTTCCATTTAAGTTGCCCGCATCTATATGCTTCATCCCAGGCTTCTTCGCGCGAAAGAAAGACATCATTATTATTCATAAATCCTTGCTCGAGTATCACATAATCTATATGCGCTTGATATCCCATTACGCATAAATTATGTATAATATCATGATGACGATGGCCGGTTAAGTACATTTCAATTTGTCTACGTTTATCATAGACGCGCATCGCTGCCTTCGTAATCATCGGAATCACTTCCTATATGCCAGTGGAAGAACTCGGTATGAGAGCCAACATCATAATGTCGATAGCCATCACTATCCCAAGTGCGAACATATGGTACGGTGAATTTCACGTTATCTGCGCGCGCTGCGTTAGCCTGATCGATGAAGGCACGAATTGCGATACCAACATCAATCTTGTTCGCGCAATCAGCAACCAGGCGCCAATCTCCACGGCTATTCTCAAAGTACAGTTCCATCTTTTTTCTCCTCTCTTATCAGCCCATCATACTTGTAACTAAATAATATCTTAATTTTATTTTTACACTAAGGACAGTATATATAACAGTCATCATATACGTCCTTAATGTTATATCCTATAACGGCTCCACACTCGCACCGTGCGATAGAGCCAAAATACCTTTGATCAAGCAACTTCATATTAAATCTCCTTACAATACCACACGATAGTGCGCTTCTCGTGCTTAATTTCCTTATGTTCCTTGACCTTTACTTTAAGGTGAATGGAAGTGCCAACTTCATAGTTCTTCGTACCAGTAGCCCACTGGAAGACATTACCGTTGGCATCAATCATGATATGAGTGAACTTGTCGCCATAGCGAGTATCAGCCTGGAACTTATCGCGCACCATGAGGTACACGTCCATCCACTGCCCGACTTCACCCTGATACTCACTATTGCTAGAGATTTCACCACGGAGCTCGCGCACCTTCTGCTCTACGAAACTAGAATCCTTCATAGAGCAATTTTCCGGGTCGGTTTCGTCTCTTACTTCATCCCACATCAGCTTGATAAGAGTAATGCCTTCAGGCAGCTCGGGCACTTCCATAGTAGAAGGAATGAACCAACCAAAGACAGTAGTAAACCGCGCGCGGCAAGGGTCGGTTTCATGCGCCCATTCGTTAACCTTGTTGAACTCGCCGCACACCAAGTAGATGTAGCCAGCATCACCAAAGCCAAAGTAATTATAGCGCGCGTTCATCTTTGTGCGGGGCTGCGCAGGGGTGGGTGCAGGCTTCGCGCGCTTATCCATAGCTGCGCGCTGCGCGTCAGTATACCACCGTACTTCTTTCTCCTCAACGCGCTTGCCGCCGCACCGGTAGCAAGTGGAATCACCCTGCGCGTTTACCGAGTAATGACCCGTGCCGCTACAGCGGGGGCAGGGGCGCTTGACAACGACATACATCTTACCGTCTTTTTCATAGGGTTCACCTACAATTTCCATATTTTCATAAGACTTTGCGACTGCCATTCTCAAGTCCCCTTTCCTCATCTTTCATATATATTATAGCGAAAAATTTAAAAAAAGTCAAGAAAAAAATTTTTAAAATTATGCAATTGTCCATCCTTTTCCTGTCGCAATTGCTAATTCTGCGTCAGTTAGCTTTAATTTATTTTCTTGACCCAGTGTGAAAGTCTTCGCTGTTGAAGTCTGTGGAAGTTTATTAATACAATCTAGTAGACTTTCGCGCGTTAATAAATTAAAACCACTTAATGTCCAAGCAGCATTAACAGCCGTAAAACGTAAATGCTATAAGCTATAACAACCGGAAAACATGTTACTTGTTGTTGTTATGGGCGCCCCGGCATCACTTGGAAATTTGAAAGTTACTAAGTTATAACAGTTTTGAACTACTGTACCGCCGCCAGTAACAGCCCAGCTAGTAGCATCAAGATTACTTAAATCTGCTTCAATTAAACTTACACAATAGGCAAATAAACTTGTTACTGTAGCAAGTGGCCAATCAGCAGTTTGCCAATGTGGTACAAAAGATTTTAAACTACGGCAATATTGACACATAGAGGCTACAGTAGTTACCTTCCAATTACTCATATCCCAAGAATCGAGATCTATTTCCTCTATTGACCAGCAGCCAGAAAACATAGATGCCATAGTAGTAACTCCCCAATTAGTTGTACTCCAATTACTAACATCTAACTATTCTAATGAATAACAATTCGCAAACATATTCGCAATTGTTGTAACAGGCCAATCTGCTGTGTCCCAGTTGGGTAATGTTAGTTCATGTAAGGCATAACAAGTTTTAAACATACCATCAAGCGTAGTTACTGCCCATTCGCTTGTATCCCAGCCACTTAAATTAATATCCTGTAAGGAATAACACTCATTAAACATATTTGCCATTGTTGTAACGGCCCAATTAGATGTATCTAAGTCGTGCATATCAATTGATTTTAAATTATAATCATATTGAAACATAGTAGCGAGAGTAGTAACAGCCCACTTCTCGGTATCTAAGAATGTTAAATCTATTTCTTCTAGTGACCAACAGTTGGCAAACATAGAAGCCATTGTTGTTACTGCCCAATTGCTAGTATCCATTGTCCCGAAATTAATTGATTTTAAACAATAACACTATGAAAACATAGTTGCTGTTGTTGTTATTGCCCATGTTGATGTATCCAAAGGAGATAAATCTATTTCATCCAACGAAAAACAACCAGCAAACATATTAGATAAATTGGCCATTTTTGTCCAATTAGCAGTTTTCCAATGGCTAAAATCAACAACACGTAATTTATACGCATTATTATAATAACCGGTAAGAGAAGTTGGTTGGGCAAGCTCTCCAGGAGCCAATGAATCTTTTTCTAACCATTGTGTTGCTGGATGATAATAAGTAGTTCTTGCGCCACGAGTACCTGTAAGTGTTGTTAAGTGGGGTAAGCGTCCCGCGCGTTCTACACAAGGCTGCGCAAAGTTATTAAAACAAGTAGCATTGGTTGAGCCAATAGAAGCGAACTAAAGCTATGTAATCTCTCCAGAAGTAGAAGTTATTCTGTAAAGCTGTACATCACCATTTTCAGGATCAAGTTCTGTGGTATATCTGGTTTTCGTTGCTTCTTCAACGTGATCATCTGCCACAAATGAAGTCCCTTCTAAATGCCCGCGTTCTATAATCCATTTAGCGCCACTGCCATTGACTGTACAATACAATCCCATCCATGCGTATCCAGGGGTTTTAGTTAAATCATAAGTTAGATAACATACCTCTTCATTCGCGCCTATTGGAATACTATCTAAATTTGGCCAGCTAGAAGGCCGTTGCCATGGAGTTGTATTTTCAACATTAATTTTCCACGGAGCACCGCCTGTTGCCGTGCCTATAATGACGGCGCCTGTCGCGTCATGCGCTGTATATCCTTGCATTAAATGTTCGGTATCAACAGTGTCTGCTGTTAAATCAATTAATACCTATCCGTTCGCTAGTTGTACTTTATTAATATAAGGATTGTTAGCCATTTAAGCCACCGCCTTATGAACCACTTGGAGCAGTTGCTCCAATTGTCACTGTAATACCACCGGCTTCATTATCAGCCTCTCCATATGTAATAGCTGCTACATTAATTTGAGTAATACTATTATAGTTGCCTAAATCAGATGGAATGATTGTCTGTGAAGTTAAATAAGGAGTGATTGATACAGAAGTTGCGCGCACATCCTCGCTGCCGCTCATACTACCTTCTACTCCTAAAATAGTTATTCCACTACGAATATTGGTTGGAATTAATTTAGCCTATTCTACACTATCAATCCCGATGGAGCCTCCTCCATCATGATAACCTTGTTGAATGGTAACGGCACCTGCCTTCTCAGTAATAGCGCCAACTTGACTTCCACGATTAGGCATAGTTCCTGTTAATTTCGTGCCATTCTTATAAGCAGTTTTTGTGTCTAGTATTTCTGCCGCGACTGCAGTAGCATCGCGAGTATCGGCATCAAAAGTATTAGTTCCAGTAGTTATCTCACCAGTTGGTAAGTGAAATTGTTTTCCAGATTGTACATCTGCGCGAGTTACGTCATCTCCTGTAAGGTCAATTAAAATTTGACCTCCATAGATAACTTTATTTTTATATAAATTAGTAGGCATAATAAATTCCTCCTTATCCAATTGTTACAGTATAACCGCCTGCAGCATTAGTTGTTTCTGCATATGGTATTTCTTCTACAATAATATTTTCTGTTAATATGCGCTCATCCGTGCGTAGAATTTGCGCGGTAAATGGTAGAGGGGTAACCTAATACTTTCCAGTATAAGTGGGTTTACGATTAATAATATTATCTGGAATAGCATCTACGATAATATTTTCATTTAATACCTTATTTTCAGTCTATAAAACCTGCGTCATGCCAATAGATGGAGTTACATGATAGCTACCTTCATAATGTTCAATTAAATCATTTAAATCTTGAGCATCCTATGCTTCAATAAAAGCGCCATATCTTTGCTTAAAATCTTCAAATGTGCCATAGAAGCCTGTGTTCTAAGCTTGAGTATATAACCATTGTGTAACTACATTTATATTATATCCATCCCAAGGATATATTTTTTTTAAGACGGCATGAGTTGGATCGGGAGGCAAAGGTAAATTATTATTTTTGGCCATTTTACATTCCTCCAATTCTTTTTCTAAAATAAAGTAATATACTTATTAAAAAACTTTAATAATTTAAAAAAGTCAAGAAATTACTCTTGACTTTCCAAAACTGAATATTCTGTAATTGGTTCTTTATTTGTAGATACAAACTCATAGACCATAAATGTCTCAATGTCTAAGACAAAGATTTTGTTTGTATTATAAGTGCCGCCATCCATATTAATGCGGCCGCCTGTCTTATCCTTGTTCAGCCAAAGCTGCGGACGGGTCAATCTGCCGCCTAAATGTGAGCAGATGGGGGTATGCCCATGAACACAATAGCGGTTTTGCGCCCAGTCAGAGATAAGCTCATCTCTATCCCATAACAGCGGATGGGCAGTTTTTTGGCAAAAATCAATATACTTTGCGCCCGCATGACAGAAATCTATATTCTCATAGGAATATGTTAAAGGTAAGCGCTGTAGCCGCTCAATAACATCCATTGGACAATCTTCATCACACCAATCCTCTAATGTCTTAAGGCCGCCATTATAGCAATGTAGCTGTACGGCTGTGGACTTAAAATTATCATGCGCGACATCATATGCTGCTTTAATAAACATATCTTCATGATTACCAAGTAGATAGATTACGTTAGGCATTTGAAGCAAGGATAGCATAATTTTGTAGCCACAGTTACCTCTGTCAATGGCATCGCCGCCAAAGATAATGGTACAATTAGGATCTTGTCTAAAGCACCAATCTAGGACATGAAAAGTTAATTCATGACCATGGACATCAGTAAAGTAAAATATACGAGACATAACAAACTCCTTTCTAAGCGCAAGCGGTAGGATTTGAACCCACGGTAGTGATTAGCTACAACGGTTTTCAAGACCGCCACCTTAAGCCACTCGGTCACGCTTGCATAAATGGAAGAATAGGGACTTGCACCCTATGTGGTTTGCCACAACCTACGGCGAATCGAACGCTCTACGCCCGCCGGCACAGCGGGCTGCCTTACTACTCGGCCATCTTCCAATAAGTAGGCCAGCTTGGACTTGAACCAAGATATACCTTGTGAGGGCCTCCGGTTTATAAGACCTGGGCTATAACCATTTAGCTACTGGCCCATAAATGGTATAAGGAATCCGCCAATCCCCGTTTATTGTTTCATAGCTATCTGGGGCATCCTTATACCAAAGCTGGGGGCGGTGGGGTCGAACCACCACTAGCAGAGTCAAAGTCTGCTGTACTGCCGCTATACGAGCCCCCATTAAAGCGGCCTGCGCCGCCGTTTAATCAAACATTTCAAAGATATCATTCTCATCTATATGAACTCCAACAGGACGAAGTTCAATGCGTTCGATACTATTATGAGTAACACCGCCATAAACATTTTCAAGCTCATCTACAATATCAGTAGTATTCGCGCCAATAAAACCGCGATCGGTTTTAATCTCTGATTCGTGCCAATATTCAATCTTATAGAACCAAATCACCGCACAACAACTCCTTTGCCCGCGCTGCCATTGTCATTCTTGTCCTGATACTCATTAATCTTATCATTGTCGTTAGTGTAATGAATCTCTTCGTTCTTCATAATCGGTACTCCTTTCCTTTTGTACATACATATTATACTCTAATTTTTATTAAAAGTCAATATTTTTATTTTATAAAATTCTAATATGCTTGACGTTCTGCGGGAGTTAGACTTTGAATTTTATTACTAACCATCCAAGCGAACTCGTCCCCAACATCCCACGGCATTCTACGATACTTTTTATATATCCATTTAGCATTAATTTTTTTACACGCTGCCTTAAATGCCGAGTACCAGGCAAGACTTCCTATATCTCCAAAGAATGGCTCACCATACATACTTACAATTTCGCCCAAGAGAGCTGGGAAAAAGATTGGCGGGAGTTCATTATATAAATCGTCTGCTGTAACTTCTTTCATTCTTCTCACCTCTTGAAAAAGAACGGGAGGCGAACATTTGTTCGCCTCCGCGCGCGTTAGAAGTGAATCTAACATTTATTTGTATCGCCGTTACAGCTGACCTCATCCTTTTCTTTCGTTCCGTAGCAAACTTTTCTGCCATATTCTTTCATATAATATGTACATGGAGATTCTATTTTTGGATGAATTAATGATTCTCGTAATCCATATTTATCTACTTCACTACTTATTGTAATCTTCTCCGCCGGAACTGTATCATCACAACTTATAAATGGCTTTGTAATCCACCAAGGTGTATCATCATGACTTATAAATGGGGTTGTTTCGGGCGTGACATTTGGCGCAGCTGTCGTCTCACTCACACCTTTACAATTTACACAATAACTCTGCCAAGGCGCCATAACAGCGCCACATTTTGGACACACCCAACCTTGCTAGGCGGGTGTAGTATAATATTCACTCATATAATCATCTCCTCAAAGCGCAGGCAGAAGGATTTGAACCTTCGGTACCAGTTATAGTACGACGGTTTAGCAAACCGTTGCTTTCGACCACTCAGCCATGCCTGCCTACTCAGGCCACACTCAGGTGGTCTGTACTTAGACTATTTACCTTCGGCTTTGCCGCTCAAACATTCCCGCCGCTCGCGTCCTCAATAGTCCTAGGTAGATAAGCATCTACTCATTATAGTATCAATAGGATTTGTTCGCGGGATCGTGCGTCCACGTTGCCCGCATTGAGAGTATTAAGTCTAATACAGCTTCAAGACTCCTATTAATTTAAATATCTTATTTAGGGAACATCCCAGAGTCAAGAGAAACTCAGCATTATAATGCGATGGACCCGGAGCGTCACACTCAGCCCACGGCAGTTTTTAGACTTACTGGTCACACGGAAAATTTTTTCCGAAGACCGTGCTCATTAAACACAGCCCTGATGGAGCGCCATAACGGACTCGAACCGTCAACGTCTGCTTGGAGGGCAGAAATGTTACCATTACACTAATGGCGCAAGAGCCCTTTCGGGCATTAATAATCGAAGTAGTAATAGGATGGTGGTTCTTTATTCTATGGTAATTCATCTAATATGCGTCTATAATTAATAGAAAATGGAATATCCCAATCATGAAAATAATTTACAGTTGCTCTATGGATAGGCGCGATGGCGATTTGGAATAAATCTTCATTGACATTGGATAAGTATTCAGCAAAATAATTATAATACCTTTTTAACTCGCTCCAACAATGCGGTATTTTTTTAGGATTACCAATTGCTGCTTCAAAGAAATGAGTAGCAAATACACCAAATTTTTCATAGATGAATTTCTGCCACGCTTCATCAGGAATAGGATTTTTCTACAAGATATGTACGGTATGAATAGCATTTTCAATCATACCTGTAGTCCCCGCTTTTAAATTAAATTCGTGTCTATTCTTCCTAGTAATTGAGTTTTCATCATACGTATAGAGAATAATAGGCGTATCATTTTCATACCATAGATCTTGATTAGTATAATAAACTAATATACGGAGAGCCTACATAAAACCAATATCCTCATTTGCGCGCGAACCGCTTACGCTAAAATCTGTGTGGGTGTCTTCAATAAATTTTCTATTAAACACCCTTCCATGTAAACGATTATTTTTCTATGTCTCATTAGTCCAAGTTTTATCAGGCTCTTCTATAGTATGAAGCCAAGAATAGACTAATTTATCAGGATTGTTTTTAATTGTTTCAATTACCAAACCAAGGTATTCTTTCTTAATAAGGTAATCTCCGCAATCAATAAACATAATATATGGGTTACGAGTATGCGCCATACCTTCATTCCTCGCAACTCCAGGGCCACCATTATGCTTTAGTGAGAGAAGGTGAACAAAAGGAAACTAGCTTAATATATCAGAGTAGTCTTCACCGGAGCAGTCATCCACCACAGTGACCGCTACCTCAGTCAAATACTAGCCATCAATCATATTTAATGTGTTAACTAGCCCTGACATATTTTTATAGGAAGGGATAATGATATCTAACAACATAATGATGACCTCCTAATACTGCTGGTGTGGCTTCACGTCACCACAACGACACATGGGTTCTTGCGCAGGCTAACCTCTTTTGTTCTAAAAGCCATTGGTACCCAAGGTGGGACTTGAACCCACACCCTTACGGACCTGATTTTGAGTCAGGCGCGTCTGCCATTCCGCCACTCGGGCGTATAAGTCACATATACCATTCCATATGCCCTTATGTTCTGGTAGTGAGTTAAGTGACATTCACTCACTTTTCCCTCCTCAACGGGCGAGGTGTCCGGCGACATATATCCCTTGGGGCTGGGAGAATGCCAGCTCATTCGTCGCTTCGCTTTTGTCTGCTGCAACAGACTCACACGCATTTGCAGATGCGTGATGGCATAATAGTGCGGGTAGCCGGACTTGAACCGGCACGTCCAGAGGACAACAGATTTTCTTACTACTCCATATTACTATGGCCGCATTACTGCGTTGTAGTCTGGGCTATCTCTTCTCCTTGTCTTACGATTTAGGAGGCTCCTATATAGTCTCTACACATTTATAAATAACTGGCGGTGACCCCTTAACTGCTCACGCTTTAATCTACGCCACAATCACAAATAGGAGCTTAGCGGAACCAACTATTTATTTTAGCTCGGTATTGTCCCAGAGGGAGTTTTACCGAATTAGGGAGCATTCACATAAGAACTTTCGTATCTTAGTGCTCAAATTATATAAGTCTGTGGCGTCTGCCTATTCCGCCATACCCGCATATGCGGCTTTCGCCGCGATTACTTATCAGTCAAGCCGTGAACGACATCTTCTGTCTCAACGATGTTTGACCACTCTTCGATATAAATACCAATTACGTTGCCCTTCCCATAGAAAGTCCTGACTGTTTCAATGGCTTCGCCCCATTCATCACAGCCGATCAGACCTTCTGCTTCATGTCTGTCCATTTCAAGTTCGTCCCAAAAGTCAACCTTATACTTAAACATCTTATTCTCCTCTCAGTGAACGCAGCACTTCATGGTTTTTTCATCCGTACCGTAAATACGATATACAACAACATCTCCGCCCTGTGAAGTCACAAACTCGCTGAAACAATACTTATCATAGCCCCACAGGCCTCGATCCTCAATAATCTTATCGGCGCCAGTATGCTCCATCAGGTACTTCTTATGAAGTTCATGAAGAGTAATCATTTAGATCAAATCCCTCCTGTACTGCCCAAGCTACGATTGTCTCATAGTCTTGCTTTTCCTAAGCCTTTTGAACATCAATCATAGCATTGATTACGAAGCCCTGTTCCATATGTGTCCAATATTCCATTAGATCATGATATAACTCATCAAAATTAATTGTCATGTCCAATGTTCTCCAGGAAGGCGTCATCACGCTCAGGGCCGAAATATTCATCAATGGTTTCAGGCGCATAGCCAAGTACGAGCGCGAAGTTCCGGCACATACGATGGAAGTCAGCGGCGTGGAGACCTTCAGGGGCCTCAAGAGTCAGGCAAGTATAATGCTCGTACTCATTATCTTCGCCCGGATAGAAGGTGAACTCATAACGGTTAGTTGACATTTCTGTAATCCTTTCTGTCCTCACAGGGACGTTCCAGTTCCCAAACTTTACAATCCTTAACAATGAAGTCGTTCATTTGAAACCAGCCGTGCCAACATAGATCTAAGCAATCTGTGTACCAATCTTTTACGCGGTCAGTTTTCTTATCGCGGAAGCGAAGGTGGCAGTAAAGCAGACCACCGCTTCCGTCCTCAAACCATTTTATTGCGGTACTTTTTTGTTCGATGACGAAACGACCTAACCAAAGAGGGTCATTTGCAATGCTTCTGTTCATCATGCGGCAGTAAGCATTAAGCCAACGCTGATGTTTGCGCCTATCATGGCTACCCATTGAGTACTCTCTCATAGGTCATCTCTCCTTTCAACATATATATTATATCGCAATTTTTAATAAAAGTCAAAATGTTAAGTCGGTATACTTTTTGATATCATCACCAAGGTATACCTTAATAACACCTTCTGAACCAAGATAATGATGATAATCGTCACTCCAAGTATCCATATACGGTGGGATAAACAGAAGGCAAGGAAGTTTGCGCGCCTTCATTTCATCCTTGGAAAACTCACCGTGGTAATATGTCTGGCAAGGTTCAAGGACAAGCCATTCAAACGGGACAACAATGTCACGAATGCCAGATACGAAGCGTTCATACACACGGCCCGCATTGCACTCGTATGGATAATCATTCCAGTCATCACCATACCAATCGGTCAAGTCATCTTCACCCAGATAGAAACGAACAACATTACCCTTGCGCGCGAAGTCGATAATTTTCATCTTAAATCTCCTTTACACCATAATGCGTGAGGAGCTGCCGCATATTGGCAACACCAACAGGGTTCATAGAATGAATGTGGAAAGCGGAAATGGGGAGTTGATGCTCAACAATATACCGACAAATGTCGTAGCCGTTCAGCTCAACGCTATCATCGTCAAAGCCGAGATCGTGATCCAGGTCAATGATAACAACGTCATCGGGATGAATACCATTCTGGAGAATGTTAATCGTCTCATCGTAGTCCCTACAGATAACAGGACACCACTCGCCGTTCAGAGAACGAAAGAAGCGATCATCGGTACGAATATCATCGACATAGATATAGATGTTCATCTTATTTTCCCCTTTCTTACAAGTATATTATACTTGAATTTTTGTAAAAAGTCAAGAGTTTTCCCAAGGCAAATCTCGTTCTTCGCGATTTGGAAAATATTTCCAGGCGCGCACTTTACCGGTTTCAAACTCATACCAGAAGTCATTAGGGCCAGAGAGATACCAAATGAAGTTTTCTGCTAGGACTACTTCTGGCTCGTAAGTATCTGGGTTTACATCTTTATATTGTACAAATACAGTTTCGCCGCGCTCGAATGCTTCACCGCAGGCTGTAATAAAATCCGATTCAGTCAGAATCGGTGTCTGTCTCACACTCATTTTCAAACTCCTCCATTTGTTCAGCAGCAGACTGCTGCTTACGTTTGTCAGCAATACTCCAATTTTCTGCGGGGCCGGCTAATCGCTTAGCTAGCCTGCCAGTAGATTTACACGCGCACATAGGGCAAGAACAGAAAATCTTATTCTTGCTATACTGATGTAAGTTATCATACCAATCGTTATCAAAGCGATATACATCCCTGACAATATCGCGCTTACGAATAGCTTTCTTCCAATCGTTATGACGCTTCTCCGCGAGGTTGCGCATAAATATCACCTCTGCCATTCTTTTACTTCTAGACCATTTTCTTCAAACCAAGATTGAATTATTACTCTTTCACTACATAAATTAGTCGGGGCTTCAAAAACAATAAAGGCAAAGTTTACATCCTCTAGATGTTCTTGCTCTTCAATAATTTTCTTTAAATGTTCTAGCTTGCGCATAAACTTTGTAAAATCAATAGCTTGTAGTTGCTTATGATAGACTTTTAAGAAATCACAGTTAGACGGATGCTTCGGTGAGCACGCGCCACGACAAAGCCCTTCGCACGCAGATCCAGGCTTAAGTGGCGGGCAATCAATAATCAATGCGGGCGCGCCTGTGCTATCTTTAATTTGATATTTAGGCGGCCAGACCACCGTAGATAGCGGAATTAAATTACGAGGAAAGAATCTAATTTGATAAAAGTATGAAGTATATAATTTCATATTTGCTCTCCTTTCAAAAAACGCGCCGTGCTTTTGTACACGGCGCGACTAGGCACTTAAGTTATACGGACAGAGGAGGTGGTGCTAATCAAGACGCGCTTTGTATGATTCAACCCAATCAATTATACATATAAATTGCTGTATGCGTCTTAGTTATGTACTAGGCACGGTAGTAAACATATTCTATGTTCAATCCCAATCGTTGCTGTGCGTGCCTAAAAGTAAATTATTATTCATAAAATCTTTGCTGTAAGTGCCTAACTAGGCGCGTTTAAGTTTTTCAAGAACTTTTAAAGTTGCTGTGTGCGCCTAAAGATTTTATTTATTCTACAGTGATAACACTGTAGCGTTCGCTGTTAAGAACCTCGCGCATCGCATCCAGAGGAGTGATGTTAAGATCCTTCATTTCCATGAGTGCCTTGAAAATAGCCGGAGAGCTACCAGAAGCAAGCATGGTGCCGGGTACGTCGGATTGGGTCTGGAATCGGTTGTCCCGAGAAGCAACATTCCAGTAGATGACCTGCGGCATGGTATAGCCTGCTGCGGCGTACTGCGCGCGCAGTTCATCGCAATGGAGAATGTTGCTGCGGTCAATCGTGTCCTTATAACGGTAGTAACCGGTCCAATCCCGAGTAGCATCATCAATCTCCATGTCGGAGATAATGATGAAACGCCGCGGCATATCTTTATCAGGGATATGATTCTTCTTAGCGAAGTCCAAAATCTCCTGACAAGCAAGGGTTAGATTGGTAGAACCACCCCAACCCATTCGTAGGGTATCCATCAGACATTGCCGCAGACTAGCTCCCTCACGAAGCGCGACAAACGCAGGCTTAGACTCAAAGGTGAGCATGAGGTTATGGAATGCGCCAGTATTGCGCTGCGCGAAGTACATTCCAAGGCCAGTCGATACCTCCATTGGCCGCCCGTTCATCGAGCCACTTACGTCCACCATACAAAGGATGTTTTCATCCGTTCCAACAAAGTTGGGCAGATTCTTCCACATCGCTTCTACAGTAGGATCTTCATCTTCGTCGCCCTGCTCCATGTAAACATGGACGAGATCCTGAGGAGTATTCATCGCAGTATGAATGGAAGTCTTTCCCTCATTAACCTGCGTAATGAAATCGAAGTAGCGATCCTCATCATGCCGCTTGAAAGCTTCACGATGAACAAGGCCAGCGCGGCTAGGAAGCTTAGAGTAGTCAATCTCTGACCACTTGCTCTGGGACATCTGCGTTTCTACGATATTAATCGCGTTGCGCAGGCGGCTAAGTACACGGCGATACTGGGCTTCAGGAAGGCCAAAATACTTAGCAGTGAGCTCGCCAAGACGACGAGTCACCCAAGAAGAAGCATTACAACTCTTCAGCCACTTCGCGAGAAGGCTAATGCTCTCACCACGCTTAAGCGCGGCAAGGTCGTTATGAAGCTGATTCTCCATCAGCTCAAAGCCCTGCTTCTCAAGAGGAGTATCCACAAGAGCGTAGACATCATCCCAACGGCCAAACTCAGGGATATACTTGAGGTTAGGCCGCACAATCTCCGGATGCGCAATAGCGGCATAGTGGAGCATGGTACGGAAAACGTCGCGCTCACCAACACCACCACGGGCATCACGGGCGTAGAACATAGTGCGTGCGGCCAGGAGTTTATCCTCCGCAATCGCACGAGCAAAAAGCTCCTGAATGCGATTTTTGTCTGCGCCACGAAGTGCGCCAACAAGGCCATAAAGGTCAAGTACGGCCGCACCAGTAGTGGAAACGGCATCATGGCCATTTTCGGTAGTAGTATAGGTTGCCACCTTACGAGCGGCGTTAGTGAAAGTGTTGTCCATCTTCTTTTCTCCTTCTTCTCTTCTCTTGTTCAGTCCGGGTAACAGGATTTGAACCTGTGGCCCTCTGCTCCCAAAGCAGATGCGCTACCAAGCTGCGCTACACCCGGATACAAGGTTATTGTTCCATTATCAACTACTTACAGGGTTCTCTTACCCAAGCCTTAGCAGCCCCTCTAGGATTCGAACCCAGACCCGCGGTGTCAGCCACGCTTACTGATTTAGAGTCAGCTGTTGTGCCATTCAACTAAGGGGCTATAGGGAGGTTTCTTCCCTCACCTTATGTATATATTATAGCAAAATTTTTAGGAAAAGTCAAATATCTAATTCATCAAACTCTTCATTTGGATCTGCGCACTTGTCACAGTATGGACAAATCCAACCTCTGCTTAATTTAGTGGCGGGCGCGCCACATACAATACAAGTGCGCAGACTAAGTTCTTCATATTTGTCGATTATCCGCTCTATTTTTCTTGTGGAAAAATTACTATACCATCTTAAAGAGCCATACTTCTCCTTGATTTGAGTAATACGGTAATCGTCAAGTAGCCCTTCTTCAACAAGTGCCTGCTTAATTTCTGCGCACATTTGTTCGCCAAAAGCAAGACGCCATCCATCAGGCACGTTATCAAGCTCAGTATATTCGTAATCCCACTCTGGCATTTCATCAGGAGAGCCGGGCCAGAAGCCCTTTTCGCCGCTATTAATACGTTTTCCACTAAATGGATTTGATGGAATTAGGAAGGGGTAAGTATCACATAGACGCTTATTTTCTTCTTTAGAAAATTCTAGCATAGTTATCCTCCTTTGTAAAAAGCCAGTTCTCGGATTCGGACCGAGGCTCTCATGCTTACAAGGCAAGCGCTTTAACCAACTAAGCTAAACTGGCATAAGCACCTAACCGGATTTGAACCGGTGAACCAACCTTGGCAAGATCGTATGTTACCACTACATCATAGGTGCGAGTGGCGGCTAAAGCCGCCAGAGTAATTAGGGCCATTCACCAAGCGGCATACCTACGCCCGCGCGCTCAACGTTAGTATTGAAGAATACGCCTTCTGTAGCGGGGCCAGTTAGAAGCTCATCAGCAATAGTCTCGTATAGAGTGCTGATTACACCGTGGCAATCGTTTAGGTTGTCCGCAGCAAACTGTACCACGCAGTTGTTGAATACTACATAAGTAGTTCCAATCCACTGGTAGCCTTCCTCAGCGGGGCAAACGGAATAAGCATAAGCTGGATTGCCCTTAAAAGCAGCGTCAAATAGGTCAACCTTGCTTGTGAAAGCACGATTACTGGGGGTGCCATCAACAACTACCTTTAGCTTAACATTGCCAAAATCAATCTCTTCAGGAAGAATCTGAAGTAGAGCAGCTACCTTATCACCATTATTACAGGCGAATATGATAGAAGGCTCTGAGCCACCAAAGTTACAGTTACATGCGATCTAAGGGTCACCATCAAACAGGGCCTCAAACTTACGGATAGCAATAGTCCAAGGTGGAAGAATCTTTAGTCTTGCATTTGCCATAGTTTTGTACCTCTTTTAGAATATTTTGCCCTCACGGGCTAGTACCCCATATATGAGTTGAACATATATGACGTGCTTAGAAGGCACGGGCTCTGTCCGTTGAGCTAATGGGGCATATGGAGCGTATGGTAGGAGTTGGACCTACTAACAGCGGCTTTGCAGGCCGCCACCCGGCCGACGAGTATCATACGCATATGGCAGGGGCGCAGGGACTTGAACCCCAATCTGGACTTTTGGAGAGTCTAATGCTGCCATTACACCACACCCCTATATTAGCATAGTCAAGCCTTCTCCCAACAACTATGCTATGCTTCACGCCATTCGTTACTTTAGCCACGTATTACGGCTTTAGCAAGGTGAAGCGTCCCTAAATATGTTGTTTACTCTTCAACAATAAACCAAATATCCTGCACGATCTGATCGAGTAGATACTCAATACAGAGCATATCCTGTACAGGATAATTTAGGCCGCCACCGCTTTTGAAAACCATCTGATCATTCTCCCAAACCCACCGATCATCTGGATGCTCGGTATTTGAGATTGCCTTACCTTCGCGCATAGCCTTGTATGCTTCTTTGAAACTCATTCTAAAAACCTCGCTTTGTATTTATTTTGATGGTGCCCGTGGTGGGAGTCGAACCCGACCGTACCTTGATTAAAAGTCAAGTGCCTTACCGCTTGGCTACACGAGCATGTGCTCCGGGGTAGAATCGAACTACCCACACGTAGATTTTCAGTCTACTGCTCTTCCAACTGGGCTACCGGAGCATAAGTGCGAAGTGACGGACTCGAACCGCCGACCCTCTGCTTGTAAGGCAGATGCTCTCCCAACTGAGCTAACCTCGCGAAAGTACACCATCAGGGACTTGAACCCTGGACACCCTGATTAAGAGTCAAGTGCTCTTCCAACTGAGCTAATGGTGCATAAAATATGGATGGTAGATCCCCGTGTTTCCTCATTTAATTCCGACAAACGCACACTAAGTTTCGGGTCTTAGTGCTTCAAATATCGGTTCCCATCCTAACGACATTTCAGCCGCCGCTTGTGGTCTTTCCACCAAGGATAGCAGTACCCTCGCGCACCATGCAGGACTTGAACCCACATACCTTGATCCGTAGTCAAGTGTTTTATCCAGTTAGACTAATGGTGCTTTCCCTTGATTACATATATATTATACTAAAAATTTTAATAAA